GCACGGTGGTTGGGGTGGGGCGGGAGCGGGAGCAGGAGCCGGTCTAGGCGCAGGTCTGTTGGGTGGTGTACTGGGTGGCGCCCTACTCGGCGGCGGCGGTTTGTTTGGTGGCCGGGGTCGTGAAGGCGAGGGCGGTCGTGAATGGGTAACTCCTGCTATGCTTACGTCAGCCTTGGATGGTGTTACAAGTAATCTGCAAAACACCTCCGTCCAGCAAACGCTTGGTGATATCAAAGCGTCGATTCCGTACAATGAAGCCCAAGTTCAGTTGGCGTTGGCCGGAACCCAAGCTGCATTGAGTAACCAAATCAATACCAATCTGGTTACAGCGACTCAAGGTTTTGCAGATGTTAACCTTGGTATTGCCAATGCAACTGCTACCATCATTGCAACTGAAAACTCGGTTAAGGACACTGTGCAAGCTGGTAATGCAGCTAACGCTTTGGCTGTCGCCGGCGTTAATACTCAAGGTATTCAAAACACGTTTGCCCTGAGTCAGGTTATTACCAATGATGGTGAGAAGACGCGTGCTCTGATTACTTCGCAGTTCGAAAGTAATCTGCAACGTCAACTGACTGTTGCTGAATCGCGTGGTTTGGAGGATCGTGTGAATGCACGTATCGGCAACACTACGGTTGATGTAACCCAAACCGTCAACCAAGTGCAGGCACAGGCACAAGCTCAGCAACAGCAACAACAGCAACTCATGCTGTTGGCGCAAATTGCTAGTGGCTTGGGCAATCTTACCCAGATAGCTCATGCAACAAACAGCAACATTATTGCCGGTAACACAGGTGCCACTACCACTGGTGCACAAACCGCAAGCCCTACCAACGTCAACACTGCGTAATCAGGTTGGTACCTCGTATCGTGTAGTTGGTAGTTCGTAGTGTAAGGCATTAGGGATAACATCTTCCTAATGCCTTATTCCTAAAGGAGTATTCCATGGCTGATGCTGCCCAAATCCAGCAACTATTATCTAACCTACAGAGTCAGTTAGCAACGGTGCAATCCTTGGCCGGGCAGATGACAGTGCCTGTACTGCAACAACCTGCATATCAATCAGTTCCTAATTATCCGAATCCTCTGGCGTACCTAGCCCAGCAACCTGCACCTAGTATCCAACCTAACCCTGCTATGTCGGATATAACAAGTTTGGTTAGATCTATTGTTGCTGCCGAGGTAGCCTCTCAATATTCTGCCAATCTGCAAATGCGCACGTTGGAAAATGAAAGCCTTACCTTACCTGCTCCTGTGCCACAAGCACAAGCAACCCCTGTGGTACCTCTGGCGTTAGCCGCAACCCCAGTAGTAGAAACACAGGTACAAGTTCCCGTACCTTTACAGACTCAACAGGTTCAAGAAGCTGCCCCTATTCAAGCTTCTACCAATCCATCTAACCCTTCAGGAGGTAATATGTGGGAAATATTGAAACCTATCGTAGGTGCCGCGTTCACCAAAGAACAGCAACTATGGTTGTCACATCCGAATAATTTATTGGCTTTACCTGGCTTTTTAATGACAGCCGAAGGTAGACATGTCCTAATTAAAACCCTTGAAGCTTATCAGTATTTTGTTTCAGGTGGTAATCCTCCGAGCACACCGGTAGCCCCTCCCTCCGCTGCTCCCTCTGTTCCAGTAAATCCTGCCGGTCCAAGCCATTAATTCATAAGTGTTCAAAAGGAGATTATCCTAACCGATAATCTCCTTTCCTGCCATTAAAATCTAAATTCGAAGGCAGTAAATAAGGAGTACACAACTAAAGGTAAATTATGTTCCCCAAGCCAAAGTTTCAAGCAACCAAATCTAATCCTGTACCTCAATTGCTCTTGGTATGGAATGAAAATCCTGAAAGCGTAAAGTTCTTCCTTATAAACCCTATTTTGATTCAGGCAGAATGGGCCCGAGCATCTAATAATCTGATGATCAATTCCGATGATCTTTCCGAGGAGCATCCGATTTACAAATTAAATACCTGGTTAGGTACCGATGCTGGAAAAGCTACACAGGTTGTACCTCCTATTCATAAGTTGATTGGGGAGGTTGTCATCTCAGGACTTTATTTATAATTACACCTATAAGGACTGAAATGGAAAAGCCAGTACTTGCACCATTAAATGATGAACAGCACCGCTTCCTTATTTCAATGGAAGAATTAAACGAACTCTCCCTGGAGATTCAATCTCTGGTTCATTCCATGATGAAGGCTTTGCGTTTCGGTATTGAGGATAAAGGGCCAGATAACTTCGAGCGTAATCGAATCAAAATCAGCAAGGAAGCCAACGATGTAATTGCCTCGTTTCTAATGCTAGGTGCTCGTGGTATGCTCGACATCAACGAAGCTGACCTAACTGCGAAGTTCAAGAAAGTCGAGCACTACATGGATTATGCTCGCCAACGTCACGCCTTGGATATTACAGATGGTGTCCGTTTCCGTGCCTGGATGAATGCTACAGCTACCGAACTTGCAGATGCAATGGATAAGGTTGGAGACATTGGAGAATCTCTTTATGCCTATCGTAGAATCGCAGATATCCTGATCGAGGTAAATAATGCCACTCCTTAATCCGGGTGTTGAATATCACATAAATAATCTTAAGGATAGAATTAAAGATAGGATAGAGCACGAATTTACGTTTGTGGGACCTCTACCTAATTCTATGGATAGTTTGATAGATAGTTATAGGAACATTACTTATCTGGATGCCGAACACAATGTCAAAATTGAAAGTTTGGAAATTGATCCATCCGATCCTAATACGTTAATTGTTAATTTGTCGATCCGTAGTCCTGCTTTAATTGAAAAGATACAAGCACCCTTAGGAATATCCTCCGTCTCCATGAAAGCGTTCTCCTAATTTCATTACATATATAAGTAATGAAGGAGAACGACCATGCCAGTGGTTTCCAGATCGAATAATCGCATACTCCCGGCTAATGCCCGGGCATCCGATGTTGCGAAAAAGGCCATTCAAGAAATCCTGCCTGCCCAACAAACCAGATATATGTCAGCCTTACGTGTTCAAGGTTATGCTGGCATTTTATACAATCGGTTGGAACAAGGTAAGCGATGCACCTGCCAATCCTCCCAAAAGCATTTGAATACTCGTTTAGATAAAGAAGGTAAAGCATCCAAGGGATTAATTAACCAATTGATTACAGGTAGTGATACCTTCGATGTCACTCCTTACGGTCACCAAAATTGGAATCCACAAAATCCTTTTACCAATGAAACCAGTCCTTTAGCACCCGGTAACAAACACCAAGGTACCTTTGGTTTGGTAATGAACGATCCAACCGACTATCCTATCGGTGAAGTAATCGAAGGTGCAGGTTATGGAGATAACGGTCCCGTTGATCCTGATCTGGATATCGAAAAGATGTTCGGTGATTGGGACGGATCATTGCTTGGTGGTTCCGATATAGCCTGCTCTGTTTGCTTCGGTACAGGTTTCGTTGGTGGTTACATGCCATTCCACGCTAGTCGCCAAGTATTCTCTGTAGCGGATCCTTTCGTTACTTTAGGTGAGTGTGATATTGATGCTCTAGCCAAACCATGGACAGCTAAAGGTTCTAAATTCTTCGTTACCTGCACCTTTCCTCTAGGTGCTACTGGTATGGATATCATTCGGGTTATGGATGATAGCACCCCAGTAAATGCGCAATTCACGATTGACTCGACTCTTATTACCAATGAACTACAGGTGTTAAAGTTCTGCGACGGATTACCGCATCTTATAGAGATCAACTTTCCTGAGGATTTAAGGTTCACACACTTTGAGCTACAATTCAATTTAACACATGAATCGGCATTCTTCGAATTTCCCAAATTAACCAAATCAGCCGATATCACAAGATTAGAAACATTGGAGCCTTTTCAAATTATTCTCTCCCCGAATATTCCATCCGTGCGTCCAATGGATATCATTGTGGAATCTACATTCGGTAAAGTGCTGGTTGTTCAGAATGTTCCCTGGTGGAACACAAGGAACCGAAACGTACTAGGATGGGAATGTATGGTTCGCGTTATTGAACCAATGGAACGTTTTCGTTTACTGCCTCCCCGCGGTCGTATCAAAACTAAGAATGAAACAACGAATACCCAGCATGACAATATGCGTGGTCCTCATAGAACTTAAAGGAAAAATAATGGCCAAACCCGAACTCAAGCAAAGTACCAAAGCCGCGAAGGTTGAACTCCCGCGCTTTCGTTACCTTGAGGACTATGTTCGTTTTACCGATGTTCTGAAAAAGCAGATAGATGAATCTGGACAGCTGGTTGATCAGTATCAAAAAATGTTTGCATCCTTGTTGAAACCAAAGGGTGGTAATATCAAGGCCTCCATGACCTTCGATGTTACTCCTAGAGATCGGAAGGAGCAACTCCAAGATGTCAAACGCCTAAAGACCAATATTGATCCTTCATTGAAGAAGGTAATTGTTCCTAATCTGGCTAAATTGGAAAGCCAATATGCATTGGCAGAGGACTTACACGAAAAACATAAACTACTTGATACTATGGAATCGCAATTAAGTTTGCAGTTCCCGGATCGGCGTGGTCAGGCTTATAACGATGCCGTCGGAGCCATGCGTGCGCTAAAAGCCAAGGTAGCGGATCAATTGAAATCTGTTCTTGGTTTCTTGCATGAAGTGGCCAGCAACCACGTACCAGAGGCATTCCAAGCCTATATGGATGCCATATCCCAATTGATCAACAAGCATGTGGTATTTAAGGATTCCGATCTGTTCCTATACGTATCGGTAACTAAGGAGGGTGAATTGGTATTCACCTATTACCTGATGCTACGGGATGTAGTTAATGACGATGGTTTCGTTACTCCTCATTTGTATATCTCAATCCAATGGCTGATTGGTCCCAAATCCTCGGTTGAAGTCCAGCTGAACCACGAGTATGAAGTACCTAACAAGTTAATTGGTCATGGTACTTCGGTAGGTAACGTCCAGGATGCCTTGAAATCCATATCCACAATGTTACAGGTAGAGAATTTCTCCACAGCCTTGGGCGTTGTACCTATGGCAATGCTGATGAAGGCTGACCCAGGTAAGCTCACCAAGGAATTCTTTAGCTTCCGTGACTTTATCGAATCTGTATCTGTGGATGAAAACTACATGATCTTTACTCTGCGTCCTGAGGCGAATTCGCCTGAGATCGTAAAGCAGGTTGCCTACCAACTCTACATTGAATTACGCACTCTGGTTAAATCAAAAGGTGTTAAACTTTTGATGAAGGAAGAGAAGAAAGGCGATACCACGAATATCGTGTTCAATCTTTCCAAAGTAGCCGAGAAGGGTGAGATTAGCTATTATGATCTCGAATTCATGCGCGATAAGTTTGGTTTAAAAGATACGCAGATGCGGAAGATCGCGCAAATAATTAATGGTTAGAACAGGTGATTTATGATTATCGAAGCCGCTACTAGGATTAAGGCTAGTTCAACATTTGCTGAAGCATTTAAAGGATGGGATAAGAATCTGCAACCTTCTAAGGATAAGCAAGTATTACGGCTTCAGGAAGAAAGCGCGGCTTTGTATCAACAGCTTGCCAAACTTAGAGATATCAAGGACGCAATCATCCAACCAAGGAGTAACAAGTGAGCACCAAAGATATGTTCGTGTTCCAAAAGGATGCCATTGGTGATTCTGCTATTCAGTTCGATATAAGCGATAAGCTCCTGTTATCTGAAACAATCACCGACATCACTCTGGGACCTGTATCCCCTATTAGTCCTACCGAACTATTCATCTCCCTAACTTCTGGTAGTCTGCCTCAGGTGGCAGCTACCTTATCTGGAGGTGACAACAACGTTTCCTACGGCGTGCAATTAGTAGTAACTACCAACGCGCGTGTCTTCACATGTCTAATCGCTGTGTCTGTAATGACCGATGTCCAGGTTCCCTACACTACGTCTAATCCAATGGCGTACGAGGATATGGTTGATACAGTGGAAGCAGGGAATGCTGCAATTGGTACTGCCATATTCCAATTCCCTGCTTCCTTTGATCCGCGTGGAGGTTTCGTTAATTGGGAATTGCTTACAGGTGACGGTACCGTATATGCCTCAGGTAACGCATTTGATTATCAGATTCAATCGTCAGGTATTAGCAACAACGTAATTGCGCGTTCCGTTATCAACGTTCCATCCTCGGTCCCCCCTTCACAGTTCGATCAGAAGTACAAGATTCGATATACCCTGGATTTGAGCAACAAAGGAACTCCTAGTTTAGATAATCAACAGTACATCTATTATTCGTTTGAGGATGTAACGGTAATTGGGTTGACCACCGTTCCTTTAGGTGTAATGCCAGCTGTAGAGTTGCAAGGCAATCCTGCTACCTTGGAAATCGTTGTTGATAAACTATACGATAACATGGTTGTAGAGATCCAATGTGATAACAAAACTATCACTGGCCAACGCGTTAGTAATTTTCAACGAGTGGCTTCTGGTTACTTCTATACAGCCTCAGCTGCAACTAATGCCTTACCAGTATCTCTGGAACCTTATGCAGTTTTATGGAGTTATGGCAACAATTCCAATGCAGCGCAGGTATTCACAGAAAGCACCGAGTTGTGGGTGGTAAACTCATCTATCCTATCCGCAGTTGCCGACGTAAAACGTAAGATCACCAAAGCTATGACCACTCTGTACGGTCATGCCGATCTTATCTACACCACTGAGGAGGTGATTGCTTGGTTGCGGCGTGGTCGGGATGCTTTCAATGGTGCATCAGGTAACTTCACCAGCTTCACGATGACCAATGCTAAGGGAGCTATTCGTGAATATTGGCTACTCTACGCAGAGGTTGCGGCTTTGGAAGCGCAGTACATCGCAGAAGGTGAGAAGGCATTTAACTTCTCAGGTGCTGCCATTTCCTTGGATGTAGATCGTACAGGTATGTTAGATGCCGCTGCTTCCAAGATTCAATCCCGTCTTGATAATGAGATCAAGCCATTCAAACAAAACTTGATCATTAAGGGAAATACGTCAGGGGATGGAAGTGCAGATATTTCTCGTTTAAGGCACGGAGCTATCGGTTCAGTAGGTATAACCGTGACTGCCGCATCAATCTGGGGAGGCTCAGGCCCAGGTATTTGGACTCGATATAACTAAAGGAAACCAAATGAAATTCAAAATCGAAGCAGCAAAAAGAATTCAAGCAGATGCAGATACTTGGTTTAAGTCTCTTACTAAAGATCAGCAGAAAGAATACATAGATTTACATCCTAATTCTAAGTATGCCAAAGATGCAGGAAGTCAACATCCTGAAAGTGAGAGCGGTACGCCGGCCCCTCCACCAACCGCTCTACCTTCAGGTAAACCTAAACCTAAGTCAGGTTTAATGCAAAAACATAAGGATAAGATTGTCAAGAAATTAAAGAAGCGCTACCCATTAACAACCAAATTCTTTGAAAAACTCTCTGACCTTTTCAAAGAGAAGAAATTGAAGAATGCTTCTAGTCCTGGTTGGAAAAAGAAATATGGAGATAAAGCCGATACTAAACTTAGTATACGGTTATTACAAGGATAAGCATACATGGGTATCCGAAACTAAAGAGGAATGGCAAGCTGCGGTAGACGCTGAGGATTCAAAATAAAGGAAATTAAAATGGTATTTCGAATCGAAGCCTTCCAACGTATCCAGGCTATGCCAATTATCCAAGGGGATAACTATACCTTGGGTCAGGAAGACGCGGAGAAATACGTTGAAAAATATAAGGTTGGTAATCTCAAGCTGATTAACTCCAGTAAATCGGATAATCTAGCCTTATTCATGACGCCTATTAAGGCTAAAAGCTATACATTCATGCTGGTCGAACTTTTACCAGGGAAGCTTAAAAGCCTTACTGATGGTGAATTAAAACTTTCGGATATAACGAAGAAACCTGTAGCCACAATTGACCTTCAACGTAATTTTTCAGGTAATCTCGATAGCGTACATTCCGTTTGGGTGGATAAGGAATATCGCAATCGGGGATTCGGTAAAACCTTGTATGCCATTGCCCATCACTACGCGAAAAAATCTCTAGGAAGTAGCAGCAACCTAGGTTCCTTGAGTTTGGCTGTGTGGTTATCCCTGTATAAGCAGAATCATGAAATCTATATCGAATACAAAGGGCATACCTGCGATCGGAAAGATATCAAGATCGATGGTATGAAGATTTTTGATACTCGGCAGAAGATCGAATTGACCGCCCCAAAGAGTGATGTCTTTCTTTTCATTTGGCCTAAATAAGGATTCCTATGGTATTTAAAATAGAGGCTTACAAAAGAATTCTGGCCAAAGAGGTTCAATCTCCTGATGTAGGAGATACCATTGAATTCATGGGTGATCAATTCACCGATAAGGGTCCTGCTACTGGCGAGATTACACGTTCCTTCGTAACCGTGGATGGACCTTACATAACCGTGAAGTTTTCAGATTCACAGCAGACCTTTAGTTGGGATGATCTAACGCCTTATGTTAAACGTCCTTCTCCTGACCACTGGTCAATTGAAAAGAAAGAGGTGAACTAATGTTCGAATATTTAACTCAGCACATGAATCCTATGGGTATATCCCTGGTTCTTGTACTGGCTATTTTTGTGATCGCCTTAATCGTGGTACAGGTTCGTAAGGATACTTATGATCTGCGCTATCTGATTATCGATCCTGATACCAAGCAGCCTTCCATATATAAGATTGGTCAACTCACTGCCTTACTTGTATCTACTTGGGGTTTCGTTAATCTCACCATGAGTGACAAACTAACTGAGTTTTATTTCACAGGTTACATGGCTATTTGGGCTGGTACCAACGTAGCTAATACCGTTGCTCAGAAATACTTTCAATCCAAGATTGATAAAGACGCAAATAAACCCGATTAAGAGGTAGTATATGGCTTTTAAGATTGAAGCGTATAAACGCATCCAAGCATCCATTGAAATGGCTGAGGAAGAGGTCGATAGTCAGCCCATTAAAGAGGGTGAAAATATTCCCTCAGATGCAGGATCTAATATCTGCACAAAGCTGCAAGGTTTATACACAAGCCATTCAGAGCATTGCCAAAAGATAACATCCTCAGGTCCCGTAGATATTCTATTATTTCCCGGGGCATCCACGAATATGCTAATGCTATATACCAAGGGATTGATTGTAGGCTATCTTAAGATTGTAAGAGATAACCAGGACATACCTGGTGTACTCCATAGAGTGCACGAATCCTTTATCAAGGAAGATTACAGGGGTAAAGGTTACGGCGTCCTAATGTATAGCCAAGCCATAAAATACTTCAAGGGATTATGCTCTAGTCCTAATATGGGATCTATGGCTGTTAGAACCTGGAAAGCCTTAGCCAAGAAATTCAAGATTCGTTTATGGTGCTGCCCTTTCGATAAGGAATTTCCATTCGAATGGAATAGTTCTAATATACCTGTTGTTCAAGGTAAACCAATAACACGTTTGGTAGGAGAAGACTTTGTATTCTTCGCAAAATAAAGGATTAACAATGATATTCAAAATTGAAGCGATGCAGCGCATTATGTCAGCCGAAAGTCCAGAACAAAGCGATGTAGACGGCATGATCAAGGAAGTAACAAAGATTATGGGTGCTCCTAAGGGTAGTGATCATAACCTGAAATGGAGTAAGCCCTTAGGTAACACACGCCTTACTGTAACCTTGGAGAAGTCCAATTCCAGCCGTTACGGTTTGTCTATGATCCTGCGAATTCCTGAAATAGGCTATTCCAAGGATATGAGTCTTGTACCTACTCGAGGTCGTGACGCTAAATGGGCGATAGATAATTATTTTGGTTTCACCCCCCAAATTCAAAAACTTCCTAAATATAAAGAGCTGGATGAACAATCTAAGAAAGCTCTATTTGAATTCAGCAAGCAATACGGTTAATCATCCAATCAATTAGGAGTTATACATGAACAGCGTTAATTACACCCGCCTCAAACAAACGTTAAGTGCCGCAGGTTATCCTGTGAGTGCCGGTACATATTTTCAGTCCACAGATATGGCATTGTACGAGCGCTATCTCCTGGAAACCCCTTTCCGTCCCGGTAATGCAGGTGTGGTAATTGATCCTGCCGCAGATGCGTATGGTCTTACCTTCCCTCAGTTGTTACCTGCTCCAGTAGCCAACAACTTCTCAGCAGGAGTTCAGTTACCTAACGTAACCTTGTGGTCTGAGGCCATTAACCCTTCCACTGGTTACATGTATTTAGGAACAGGCAATCCTGTTTCTAATTTCCAGTGTGGTAACGGTGTAAACATTCAATTAGGTATTGCCATCAAATGGAAACTTGATGGCACTATGCCACTATCCAACAATGGCGTGTATAATCTTCCGCGTCTATCACCTAACAATGGCCAAAACTGGACATTTGCATTTTCGATTGCGTCCTTACCTGGTTTTCCATTAACGGATTACAACGTTACACTGACCGCATCGTTGGACTCCACAGGTGCCACTACTCCTGTAATCTCCTTCGCTTTGTCGGGTAACACTTTGGTATCGACTCCTGCCGGTACCAATATCACGGATAATGAAGGCATCACCAACCAGGTAGTTCAGAACATCGAATCCTACACCTTCGCCTTCCTTAAGGATTTATTGTTGCCGGAATCGATGCAATCCCAAGCTGTACCTTATGGTACGTACTACATCACTCTGAGTGCACAAGGTATTGCAGGTACTCCTGCTGCCGGAGATAACGCCAGCTGTGTGGTTAAGGCAATTATCTCGTAACTAGCAATTTCATAAGGAAGCGGGAATCAAGTGATTCCCGTACCTTAATAAATCCAAGAGAAAACGATGATACTTAAAATAGAAGCTGCATTGCGCATTCAGGCAGGAGAAAATTCATGGTTCGAGTCTCTTAGTAAGGAACAGCAAAAAGAATATATCGAGCTTCACCCGAATTCAAAGTTTGCGAAAAATTCAAAATCTATGGATAAACCTGATAAACCTGAGAAGAAGGACGGTCTATCCAAGGGATTGAAGAATGCAGGAATGAAGTTGAAACAACGTTATAAGGTGACGAAAGACTTTGTTGATACCTTACAGAAACTCTTCAAACTCAAACCTAACCTTCGGTGTGAATCTAGTCCAGGTTGGCGCAAAGTCCAGAACGGGGATACAAAGAAACAAAGTGCATACGGTTATTGGAAGACTCCTGAAATATGGATGTCTGAAACCAAGGATGAATGGGAGGCCGGTGTGAAGAAGGATAAAAACTTTGTGGCTGAGGACGACAAAGGCCGCATAGTAAGGCACTAATAATGTTTAAACGCACATCTCGATCGTCCACAAATTCTTATGGCGTAAAGAAGATACAGAGACATACCTATAATACAGTGGGAGGTATGTCCAAGAAAAACGGTTGGTGGGAAATTAGCGCGGCTGTTCGTAAAAGGGATAACAACCAGTGTGTTCCATGCAGACGCCGAGGTATCCTAAAGAAAGCCAAAGATGTTCACCACATAATTAGTCTTAGGGACGGTGGCACAACTACCATGGCTAATCTGATATGTCTATGTGAAGATTGCCACAACCTCCGCCACAATCACATGTATCGAGCGAGGAAAATATGAGTAAAGAAATTACAGCAGCAGGTAAGACTGAGAAAATCAATCAACTGCGTGAAGAGGTCAAGAAGCTTTCCCGTGAGTTGGATCAGGTCGGCTTGAATGGTGGCCGTGTTCCGGCTAACGATCCGAAGCAGAAGCGCATTGATACCCTGCGCAAACAAATCAAACAACTCGGCGCTTCTGTGATTGAAGCAAACACAGTAGATGGTAGCGAAGAGAAGCAGGCAGCCATTCGTGAATTGATTGCTATCTTCCTGCAATTGAATCCTGATCCATCTGACGATCAGTTTCACCACTTGGCATTATCGCTAGGAACAGACCCTGCGACACTGGAATCCGTAGCCTATGAGATGCTGGGTGAAGCCGTGGATGGTGAGGAAATCGAAGCCGAGGATTTAGATGAGCCTAACCTTGTCGGCGCTTTCCGCATTCAGGCTTCTACTCGAATTAAATCAGGTTTAGCCTTAGTAAAGAACGGCGGCCAAGGTGATGTAGGTATTTCCGAGGATCAAAAGGTTCGCCAAGGTGACTACGATGAAGATGAGATTCCTGTGGATGACATCCTTATCAATGACGGCGAATTGTCTCTTGATGATCCAGATACCGGATTCCAGGAAGAGCAATATGACGACGGTTTGCCATCCACCGATGATTCCGATGGAACTAGCACTGGTGATAATAGTGTAATGATCAATGATGGTGTTGTTGATAAGGAGATTTAAACTATGGATACCCCATACTTATCCAGTCTGGGCGTTCCTATCCTGATGCAATCTCGGAGTCCTACTTCTGCAGGATTTCCTATAATGTTCAATCACCAAAATCGAGATATCTGGGATAGCATCGTAAAGGTTTTTAAACCTACCAAAGATGCCCAAATGGATTGGGATAAGGTGATTGAATCCTATGTAAATGAGTGCGCTCAGGCAGGAAGATATGCCTTCTCTGATTTCCATCAAACCACTAATGATGAATGTGTTGAAAGATTAAGGGAAGCTCGACGCGCGGTGGTTAAGTTCATCAATCGATCCAAAATACTGGATTTGATAACCTTAAGAAATACTCATCGTACAGCGATGATGACTCCTACGGGATTTATTCTGTGTGTTAGTGGTCAGATTAGGCTTAAGGATCCTACCTTCCCGGACTGGTTACTACGTATGCCATTTCCTCGCTTTAATATAATCCGTTCTATTGACGGTAGGTGGTCCAAACCTTTAGGTGATAATGCTACCTTCTTTGCAGAGAACGAAGGAGCAAAATCTCCGGATCGTTGGCATATAGGCTACGAGATTGTGGTTGATTACTTTCCAGAGATTCCTAATAAACCTTTGCCGAGTAAGCAGGAATTGGAAAGGTTCATTCTGGATATCCTTTGGATGCCTGTTTTGAAATCCCAAAGACCCTACGGCTTGAGTCATAAATTGCTGTAATTCTGAGAGCGCGATAATCTTAATTGGTTATCGCTCTCTCTCCTTTTCTCTTGTATTTCCACTCTTACTCTAATGTAGCGTTATTGAATGATTATCAATATCCGCAATTTTATGGCGTCTACGATATTTTCGCAGCATTTTACGTCATCTTCGACCGACACAAATCTATTCCTTAGGAAGGTAAATAATGACTTTACGTGTCACTACCAACTTGGTTGCGCCTGCAACTCTTCAGTTACCTCGTATAGAGTTAAAGAAGAATTTCCTTTATGTCTACAACCGCGGTTTCCGTGAAAAACCTATGGCGTTTATGCAGCGGTTTTGGTTAGGTTCCGTATTTCCAGAGGTTGTTAAATCCGATAAATACGGAACTGACGCGCGCGATATCCGTAAGGTGATGGAAGTTTTCCATAAGAAAACTCCTGCCGGCTTGACCCGTCTTCAGAAAATCAATGATGCCGCTGATCCGCACTTTACCGTATCCGTTCCACTATGGAGTGTTAATAGCGACAACATCGCAGGTGGTTTAGAAAATCTTGCCGCAATGTTGGCGCGAGGAGTTCTGTCTGAAGATAATCCTGATCAGGATAAATTCGGAATTGATAATCTGATGGAAAAGACCGTTCAGAATCCGTCAACACCTGATACCTTAGGTGCTGTACATTACACCAAGGAGAAGGTAATAGCTTCAATGGGTAATGTGAATGCGGCAGGTTTGGCTGCGCTCCAAAGTTGCCTTGTTAGCGTCACCTTTGAACACTCTGCTAATAGAGGTGTCTTCTTCGCTACCTTTAAGATTACCAAAGCAGAAGCAGAGCAGCTTACCACAACTAACTGGATGGAAATCCGTAATATCGATCTCTATCCGTTAATGTTACAGTGGACTACTTCTGGTTTTGGTCAACAAGGTTCCAATCCTCTGTCTTCGTTTCCAATCTCTAAGATTGCACGTACCTTGCCTCCCGTAGAGTCGGAAGACGCACGGGTAGACGAGTATGGCCTATCCATAGATCCTGCAGGTATGCCTATTTATTTACCCTACAAACTGGATAATACCAGTAAGTACGAGAACCTGTTTAGCTTAGCAGGTTCATACGAGGGCGATGACTCCTTTGCCTTGCATCGTTTGGATCCTACGGGCACCATGGAGACTCTGAGCAAAGAAACTCATTTACCGCGTAACGTGCCAGTACTGATCGATTGGGTGAATAATAAGTATGCATTCACCCAGACCACAGGTATGCTAAAGGTACTGGACTTGGTGAGGTACAAGAAAGCACAGGCTCCTCACATCATCAATATGATGAAGCGTGACACGGATATTGTTGCCCTGTTTACTCGTTTCCTGCCGATGGCAGAAACAGCAGGTATTGGTAAATCGGTTGAACCTACCGAAGCCGAACTCCAGGCTATTAAAGCTTTCGATCCGGTAGCCTACGAGAGTATCAAAGCGTCTACTCATGGTCTCACCGAATATCTCGCCACAGTTAAAGCTGTAATTGATCGTATGGATGAGGATCCGATCCTGAATCTTACCCATATTACTCCGCACTCGGAATATCCTGCTTTTCAGTGTCTGTCCCGCTGGTGTGTAAATGCCCAAGCTGCGATTATCGCGCAGTTGGATTCTGTGTATGCCAGGTATTCGGTTTCCCACGTTGCCTCTAACTTGGCATGGTTAACGATCATTGCTAAGTATGGTCCTAAGTTTCCAGAGACCCAAGCTGTGGATGAGACAATTCGTAAGGCAGCCATTAATCAAGCCGTAGATGCCGCTTGGGAAATTCCATCTATTCCATTGTTCCGCAAAGAGAACATTATGTTACCGCACCAAAAGAAGGTGCGTAACCTATTGAAAGATTCGCCAGACTTCGCAATTCTTCCTGTTCAAGCAGGTGGGGGTAAATCGGTATTAACCATTACCGATATCCTATACGAGATTAAAGCCAACCGCTCAGAACCTTACCTGATCCTGTGTCCTCCGCATCTGGTTGCACAGTACGTTAAGGAAATCGTATTCTTCACCGATGGTAAGTTGAATGCCATTCCTATCAATACCTATACCGTTCGTAAGAATGGTTTAGAGCGTTTGGGTAAAATCTTGCAGTCAGCTCCTCGTAACACCGTTGTTATTGCTGATTATGATGTTCTGCGTTACAGGCAACAACAGGTATGTTATGGTACTACCAATGTAAACGTTTATCCGATTATTGAATTTTTACGTCAATTCAAATTCGGCTATTCGATGCTCGATGAGAGTCATTGTTTTTTAGCAGGTACAGAGGTCGACACTCCCTCAGGAATTCGTAAGATCGAGGATATCAACGTCGGGGATTCCATATATTCGGCTATAGGTATTTCTAAGGTGCAGGCAACGCATGCACTCCCCTTAAATACGGATATTATTGAAGTGGCATATAATGGTAAGATTATATCTGCTACTACTAAACACCCTTTCTTTACCAAACGCGGATGGATATTTGCTAAGGATCTGGTTGTAGGTGATGAGATCGTATGTCAGATTTATGCTGAGGAGTTATTAAATGAAGTGCAAGTATTGCCGACAGGAATTTGTTCAAAAGAATTTAAAAACGAAGAATCAAAGGTTCTGCGGGACATCTTGCTCAGCGAAATGGAGGATGTCTCAGCCAAAAATTCTAGCAAAGATTCACACCTCGGAGAATTATGCGAAGGGTATGGAAACCAAGAAGAAGAAAGAGAAGAAAAATCCAGAGATTTACAAGGAAGGTCGAGCTCGGAACTCTCAGTATATGAAGGTAAACAATCCTATGAAGGATCCCAAGACTCGTGCGAAAGTATCTTCGACGTTGTTAGCAATAGGTCACGGATTTGTGAAACGAGGAGGCAACGGGACGATAAGTCCTTGCGAACAGTTAGTGATGAACATGTTTCCGAAAGCGACATTTCAGCTGGCCATACCTACGAAACAGCCAAGGGACTCCGGGTATCCTCCTTGCTACAAAGTGGACTTTGCGTGGCCGAAACTAAGGTTAGCCTTGGAAGTGAACGGCTCATCCCACTATATGTCAACTCGACGGCATTTAGATGTAAAAAAGAAGAAACTTCTAAATTCCTTAGGGTGGACAGTGTTAAGCGTATCGAACAAAGCAGTTATCAATCGTCCGAAGGAAGTGCGAAAGTTTATAACCTCCAGATTGACGGACATCCGTCATTCTCTGTAAATGGAGGTTTAGTTCACAATTCTGTAAAAAATGATTCAGCCCGTACTAAGGCTTGTATGGCTTTAATTGCAGATATTCCTAAGAAACGCTTGGCGTCTGGTACTATGGCTCACGATTCGCCATCTGACCTGGCTTTGCAGATTGCTATGCTAGATCCTACTCTCTTTGGATCCCGGGACGCCTTTAATGAGCGCTTTGGTGAAAAGGTAAGTGGTAATCGTGTACTGAAATGGAAACCAGGTGCACAGCAACAAATCTCGGAAATCATCAAGACCCGGGTAGTAGTTGCAGGAGCCATGCGTAAGGAATGGGCAGCGTTATTGCCGCAAGCAATTGAGAAATTCCATCGGGTTGACCTGACGGAAGCACAACGAGAAATCTATAATCTTCTCTTTGAGCGCACCATTGAAGCCATTAAAGAAGCGGCCAAGACCTCTCCGCGTTTGGCTGAATTCATTAATGGAGGTAAATCCAAGGTTGAACCAAAGGGTGAAGGGGAGGAAGATCCTGGTGATGAAAGCGCAGATGACGAGGATGCAGATGAAGACTTGGCAGGTATCTTAGGTCCTTACCTTGCTCGGTTGGAACAATTCATTACTGCTCCTACTAGTGATGAATTAGGGGATAAAGTTCTTAAGGGCGAAGATCGTATAAGTCCTAAGGTACACAAGATTCATGAGCTCATTCGAGAGCATATAGAGCAGCAAATACCTGGTAAAGTTTTGGTATTTACTAATTACACTGCCTCCGCCGAAGAGATCTATAATCTATTGCCTAATGATTTAAAAGCTAAAGCAATTCTTTATGTTGCGGCTGATAAGATTGAGGCAGGCGCTGCATTTGAACATGATGAATCCAAGCAGATCATGATTGGTGTTGAGCAATCCATGAATACTGGTTTGAATTTGCAACATGCTTCACGGTTGGTTAGATGCTTCCCAGGTCAAACCCCAGTTCTTATTGATTACGATAAATCCCTTACCATTAAGGAGATTGTAGATAATCCAGATATTAAATACGTACTATCTTACGATTTAGAAAATAAGAGGATTGAAAAACGTAGGATTCTGACTCGTTGGAAAACTCCTGTTCAGCCTGATGATGAGTACGTAAGCGTCACTGTTGAGGATAGCATAACCGGCCAAAGATCTTCCATAGTAAGCACGTCAGTCCATCCTTTTATTCTTAAGGGTGGTGAGGAAGTATTGGCTGCGAATTTAAAGAAAGGTCAAAAATTAATAACCTACGGTGGAGATTTTACTCGGTTCAAGGTAGATGTAAATTCTGAAGTGATTCCTTATGATAGTGTAGGGGATTGGTCATGCCCTAAATGCGATTTTATAGATCATCCCAATACTAAACACAATCATCTTTATGAATCGCACGGGATACTGTCCAATAAATCTAAGCAGGTAATGGCTAATAGGAAAAAGGCTGCCTTAGAAGCAAGCAACGATACAGTACGTAAAGGTAAGGCAAGGTTAGAATCCTTTATTAACAATCACTATCTAAAGGTTATACACGTTCAGCGTAACAGGAACGTTAACACCATTGGTAAGTATAGATATGATCTTGAGGTAGAGGGTAACCATAATTACTTTGCGGTAACTACTCACAATCAGGGAGGCAGAAGTGGTTACGTTCCTATAACACCCGTACTTGTTCACAATTGCGAAACTGTCTGGAATCCAGGTACATTGGAGCAAGGTAACTCCCGTGTCAATCGTCCTGAACTCAAGAAGGAATCTCGTCGTACTAAGATTTATTTCGACTGGGTCATGGCCGATCGCACCATTGACATTACCAAGATATCGCGTTTGATCTCTAAGTTGATTGCCAATGCAAAGTTCGAGAATGCAGACAATACGACGTATGAATCCATTCCAGATGTCCCTGTAATGAAGATGACTCTGGACACAGTTCAGGAACATAATGACTGGGGTAATCCTGATGATTTGGATAGCAATTCTACCTTAGCTATTTACGGTAATGCCTACTCCGAATATCGCCAATGTTTGTATGACGACTATAAGGAATATCGTGAGATACACGGTGACCTAAAGATTGAAACGGTTGAGATTGCACCTGTTCCTAAGGATGCTCGTCTAATGCATACCGTACCTTATACACCTGGTTTGGAAATATATGGTACAGACCAATTAGGTTTGGTGCGCATGGATGATTATCTCCGGTTAGACGCTCTTGAAGGTGACGAAGAGGAAGACCAATCACCTGAGGACGCAAAAGCTACCGAACAGGAATCCTTCAAGCGTATAAAAGAGGAGCTATCTGGTCAGGTAGTGCATACGGAGTTTGGTGAAGGAACTATTCGGGCTTTCGATATGAAGGCACGTTTTGTTAAGGTAGATTTACCTAGTGGTTTTATTTGGGTCAAATTTTCCTCTACCTTCCTTATCACACGTAAGGACACTTCGACTAATGACATTCGTACCCAGATCCTTAAAGGTACAGGTGATTTGCCGATAGATGCCCCAGTTGACCATCCTGCCGTGGCTGTGGTTCAAGATGCCAAGAATGTAAGGCTCCAGAAACAACAGGAATTGGATAAGCTGAAGAAGGATAAGGTAAAGCAGAAGAAGGATCTGGAAAAGGCAATGTCCGTGGAATTAGCTCTGTCTGTAATCAATGGTTTCCTAAGTTTGTCGTACTTCATTGATGAAAAGAATTCCGCAGCGTCTAATGCTCTCCAATCCCTCGGTTTCACAATTGCTCAACAGTTCTACTACGCACCGATTACCAATGCGCAGCGTCTTGAAAAACAATTGAAACTATGGGCTGAAAAGGGTTTTATGCCTGACCCCAAGATGAAGGAATTGAAGGAAGCCTTTGGTGCAGTCCATACCATGCTCCAGAAAGGTAAATCAACTCCTAATCTGATCTATAAGTTTGCTTCGGTAGGTCAGTTGCGTAACTTCTACCGCGTGGAACAGAAACCTTCCTCTGATCCTAAGATCATCAAGCCGTACCCGTTGCTTGAAAATGGTCATGCTTACTTGGTATTACCTGCGCATGGTCAAGCTGGCACCAATAAGGCAATTCGTGCGAAGGCTCCTGGAATTAAATGGGCATTGAGCGAACCTGTTCTTATGTATTTTGGTTTAACCATGCCTAAGCTTATAGCTATTGCCAATAAGATCAAGGAGGCTGGCATTCAGGTATCCAATGAAAAAGATCTGAATAAGATGTACAACAAATTGCGTCGCACAAAATTGCGTGACGTTTCCGAAGAGATGTAATCCGGAGGGACTGTGTTTCCATAAAGGTGCACAGTCCTCAATTTCACATTGTACGCATAAACAACATTAATCCCTCTTTTACGGAGAATACAAATGGCAGCTAAACATATTGATTACGTGGCACTCAAGGCAGCTATGAAAGCCAAGGGTCTGAAAGTTAGTTCGGGTGACTACTGGACTATGGAAGACCAGGCGCTGTACAAAGAATTTCAATACCTGCATGGCAATGTAGATAGTGCCACTGCCAACTATGGTTTGGCGTACACAGGTTTACTGCCAGCAGGTTTCCCGGGTAAAGATTCGGTAGCTCCCGTTTCGGCACCTGTTGTCACACCTGCTCCGGTTACACCAACTACAGCACCTGTCGAACCTGTAGTAACCATTCCTGTAGTAGAAACTCCTACACCTGTGGTAACACCCGAGCCTACTCCTGCTCCCGCAGAACCAACTCCAGAGCCAACTCCCGCAACTGGTGAATCCGCAACTACCTAAGGTGAATAATCATGACTGTTACTGTTATTGGCAATAGTGGTAGGGCATACAGTAATGCTGGCATACAAGGTGTAGGTATCGGTTCTTTACCAAGCGGTATGGGTTGGGTTGGGTTGATTAATAATGCGGCAGGTGACCAACACATTGTTACCTTACAGAATATCGTCAGTGGTGATATTAATCAAGGTATTTTCTTCCAGGCTTCACAAGCAGTTACGGTTGAATTCACCTTGAGTAATATTGGAGCTATAATGAATAATGATCCTGCATCTCAAGCGAGCGTTTTATGGGGTAACTCCTTGAGTCTTACTGCCGATACCATTACTCCGTGTGATCTCCTATTCACCGCATGCCGAATTACGTTCCCAACCAAGGGTACCGAAGTTTACATTGGAGTACGCTAATGTTCACTGCGCCGTCTAATGCGCGTAGGGCTAACGTAGTGATTGCGAGCACATCCATATCAGTAACGGATGTCGCTAAAGATCCTTCTGTTATTCAGAAGCTCGACTATGAAACATGGTTTCCCTACGCAGCTAAAATCTACGAGATTAGTCCCAACATCAATGACTACATCATAATCAAGACCCCCATTTGTCCATCCGATATTCCCAACCGGAATGGCATTGGTTTCCCTTTATCCGAACTGGTTAAGTTTCAGCCTCCACCTGTGTCCCGGCAGACCTATAAGGCATGGAGCGGATGCCCACTGCACTACGAACACCGCAACGAGGTTCACGAAGACGCGTATGGCGTGATTCTTGATGCTCGGATGGTTCCCATTCTTAATTACGGATCAGGTCGTTTGTGGAAGGTAATGGGACTTATAGCCCTAGAAAAATATAAGTATCCGGAGATTGCACGCCGTGTCCTGGAAGGGGATATCAATACCTATTCTATGGGCGCTTTCGTCGATTACTTCACCTGCTCCTACTGCAATACGGAAATGACAAAACACGGAGGTTGTGGTCATGTTAACCATAACAACGATATTGATTGGAAGAAGTTTCAAGACTATGATGGTTCCAGTCATATTGCTTACCGTAATGCTCATGGTATTCAGCCTATAGAAACCTCCATCGTAGAGTCTCCAGCCTGGGTAACTGCCCTAAGTAATAGTGTTCAGGAAATGGATGCATCGAAGGAAATGGCAGGTGTTCGCCCTCAATCAAATAACCGTTACTAAGGATTAAAAATGAAGATCGAAGCAATGCAACGGATCATGGCTAGCCAGAAACTCCATGCCGACGAAGCAGGTGACAAGGAATACGAACAGCACCTGAACCAACGTATCAAAAATCTGAATGAAGATATTTCGGATATGTCGAGTGAAGGTGAGGACGCCTCCAAGGAACGTGAACAGCTCAAAAATGCCAAGGAAGAGCTTACCACTCTCCAGAAGAAAATGCGCGGCGAACCGGTGCCTAAGAAGACTAAGTAATCCACAGAGCGTAATTTTATTTTGTGGATTAGTTGATCCGATTTATTCGTTCACATAAAGGAGTTTCACATGCTATTCAAGACGAAGAAGAAGTTAGCCAAGGCTAGCACTTCGACCCACGGTGACAATGGCGGCAAGGTCACCATTCCAAAAGCTGAACAGGATCTGGTTAATAACGATCTTGCTGACGACCTGATTGATCCGGAAGATTTTGAAGGTGGTGATACCCACACTCGAATCACTGCTTCCACAGATGAACAGAATATCAGCACCATCGATAACGACGAAGATCCAGCAGCCGGTTATCTGCCGACTCAGAATGCCTCGACCGACGAGCAGAATATCGGCACCATCGATAACGACGAAGATCCTGCCGCTGGTTATCTTCCTACTCAAACCTCGGCAGCCGAGGAAGATGAGGATGTCGATGAGGAAGAAGAAGCCGAGGACGAAGAAGGCGAAGAAGTTGATGCTACGGAAGAAGATACCGTAGAAAATCAGATTCAAAATGAACCGGGTTTGCATGCGCCTGATGAACCTATGGAAGCTGACTTCGAAGAGGAAGACTTCATGGATGAAGACGGTGCTGGCGAATTCCTGGAAGATGAACACGAGGAAGACGGTATTGATCCAGAAGATGCGCATGAAGAAGATGAGGAAGAAATTATTACTTCCTCGGATGACATGCCACTGGTAGATATCGACGGTACTGATGATAAGGGGGATGATGTCGCCTTTGCCACTATCAACGCTTCGGTGCACGTCATCCATAAGAACCGTATCGTTGCTTCGATGAATCGTAGGATTGCAACAGCCGCAGATCGTTCGGATGTTTATCTGACCGAGCAATTCGCCGAAGTAGTTGCTTCCGAAATCCAAGCAAACGGTTTGCGTAAAGGTTTGCGCTCTATGGGTTTCGAACTGGCTAAGGTTAACGTTACTGCGCCTAAGGTTGTTGAGGCACGCGTTGCTAAGTCCGTTAAGGTTCAGGCGTCTGCTATGCGCAAGGTAGCCCAGCAAAAGGATGAGGTAATGACTCAATCTTTGGCTATCGCTTCCGTTGGTGTTGCGCGTGGTTACTTCAAGGACATCGAGAATCCTTTGAAGGACAATCTGCACCGTGAGATGCAACACGCAGGTGTTCGTGGCGCTTCCCGTATCATCTCTCGCGCCTTTGCTCAGGACGCCTTTGCTTTCAACAAATCTGTTTTTGATCTGGCTGCCAAGTTGGCTGTTATGCCTGAGGAAGTCCGTGCAGGTTACGTTGAAGCTCTCGACATGACCAGTGAAGACATTACCGATAATCCATTTGGTACCTCAGATGGTGACCTAAGTGATACAGCGCAGCATGATATTGCCAGCGATGAATTTGGTGCAGACGAATCGATGGATGACGAATTCATTGAGGATGATGTAGAACAGGCTAGTCAGGTTACAGCGTTTAGCCGTCCTGCAATCCGCGTTAGTGCCTCGCAAAAATCCCGTTTGCTGGATCATCGCGCCACAGGTTATTCGGTAGCTGCTTCCGAAATCCTCTCTGGCAAGAAGCCCTTTTCATTCGGTATGTAATTACCTTAGTTTCACAACCTGTATTTTTATTGTGAAGTACAAACATTTACTTGGAGGTTTCAAATGTCTTTTACCCTGACCCTGTCGAAAATCACTGATTCCGCAGACATGATCCAGGCACCAGGTGCGGTCATTCGCGCTGAAGGTCTGGCCTTGGTTCGTCAAGCTAATGCACAGTCGGCAGGCGTTCTGCCTTCGACTGGTCAAGCTGGCGAAATCTTTGCTGGCTTTGCAATGGCCGGTACATCGGCTGCTCCGTTCCTGGAAGCAATGACCAACAAAGTGGAAACATTCGTTGTTCCTACTACCGGCGTTATCACCCTTTCGCGCCCACCTGTAACCGGTCAAACATTCGTGTTCGATAATACCTTGGGCGAGGCTGTTACTTCCCCAGCGGTGTCGGGTTCGCAAGTTTCTGGCTTGACTGCGGGTGATGAAGTTACCGTTACCTACAAGTACGCGCTGACAGTTCTGGAAGCCCGCGCTATCTTCGGTGATGTGGAACCTGGTGGTTACAGCGGTGACTATATCAGCCAAATCGGTGTCGCCAAACGTGGTCTGTTGTACACAGGCGAGTTTGATGCCTCGGTTAACTGGGAAGCAGCTACTGCAATCAAGCTGGCACCCGGTGGCCAACTTACGGATCAAACTGGTAGCGGCGTTACTATCCCTGCTACTGTCGTTGCAGTTCCTGGTGTGGAATATCCGTACCTGGGTATTGAGTTTTCGGCTGTTTAAGCCATTACGTATTCGATAACGAACACGTCCTAACATTCTGAATGGAGAATTAAAACATGGTAACCCGTGCAAAACTCATCGCTTCCACGAAGCAACCAGTTGTCGCATCCGATTTTCGTTTCAAAGATAGCGCGGAACGTGCGATTGGCGCCAATGGCGAATTGAACGCCAGCGGTAAACGTGACCTGCTGAACCAGCAACTGCGTTTCCTAGCTGCCTCCTCGAACGGTGAAGTTATTACCGCTTCGGCAGCCCAACAACGTGAAGCTGACATGAAGGCAAACGGTGAACTTATCCGCGCCGCCTTCAATGATCCAACTACTCACCGCGTCCTGGGTGAGCGTATGGCTGAATCGCTGTACATGACTGCCAATCGTCAAGGTTTCATGCGTAAGTATCTTACACGCATTGACGTGCAACAAGGTTCGATTCCACGTTTCCCAGTTCGCGGCAAGAACGTTACCGCTGTCTGGGCAACTGGTCCTACCAAGGTTGGTACCCAAATCACCCGTGACAAATGGTACACACCTGCAGAACTCTCAGTGGTTACCCGTCCGTTCGTTACCCAAAACGAATTGAATCGTTCCGCTGGCGATGTCCTGCAGGAAAAGTATGTTGAAGCAACCGAAGCCATCATGGTCACCGAAGACCGTTTGCTGTACAACCAATGGAATCGTGTCGTTGGTCTGGACAACAATCTGTCGATTATCTCGGGTCAGTTGACTCCGTATACCTTGGCACAAGTTCGTACCAACGTTACCCAATGGGGCCTGAAAGCTCCACACGTTCTGATTGCTTCGGATCTGTACACCGACGTGATTGGTAACAGTGAGTTCTACCAAGCCATCGATCCAGTTGCTCGCCATGAACTGCTGTTGACTGGTGAATTGGGCGTTATGTACGGTATGACCGTTACCTCGGACGCCTATCGCCATCCTGAGCATAAGGTTCTGAGCAAAGGCGAATTCTTCGTTATCTCTGATGCACTGAACCATGGTGCTTACTCTGATCGTGGTGGTTTGATGTCCACTACTACCGATATCAGCGTCGAAGGTCTGCCAGGTAAGGGCTGGGTCCTGCATGAACAGTTGTCGGTTTCGGTTGCCAACAGCCGTTCCATCGCCAAGGGTATTCGGCTGTAAAGTGGATGGGGGTCATCTTAACAGGTGACCACCTTCACTACACCTATACTCATCCAATACCTGAAAGGAAACAAAATGTTGAAAAAGCATATTGGTGCTTTCGATCACCTTACCATGGCAATGGTTCTGGCGCGTCGAGGCGATACAAAAGGTGCATCTAAGCAATTCGCACTGGCTGCAACCCACCCTACCGCAACTCGTGCAATCGCAACGATGGAAATGAACAATCGTGCGGCTTTCAAGGCAGAGGCTGCTGCTCGCCAGAAGACCAAGACTCAGGCTGCTCCAACTAAGCCTAAGACGGGTGTCTTTGCCGATGAATTCGTTATTGACGGCGTGGATGAAATGCCTGAAGAGGATGAATTGCACGAAGAAGCCACTATGGCTGCTGAGGATTCTGACGAGCCTGATGAGGACGAAGATGAGGACGAAGATGAGGACGAAGATGAGGATGCAGAAGATGAGGATGAAGGCGACGAAACTTTCGAAGCTACTTTGGCATCCTTCCTGAAAGCTGAACAGGCAAAAGTCATCGCTAAACCAGTGTCGAAAACGGCTGCCAAGAAGGTCGTGAAGAAAGCCAAGAAGAAGTAACCAAGAGCATACGTGCTCATCAAGTGTTAATTAGAGGCCCGGTAAGCATTTCATATTGCTGGCCGGGCCTCTTCTCATTTGGGCATAGAAAAGGTGTGATCATGGCTGAAACAACGCAAAAGGTAATTATGCCTGTTGAGGATTTTATCTTCGCAGGTTTGCAGCAAAGATTTACCCAGGTGTTCGGATGTCCTGCTTTACTGTCCACTGCCACAGATAAAGTGCAGGTACTAAAGAAATATTTTGAAGGCAGAGATGTTACGTATCCGTACGCCTACATAATGCCTGAAACATTCTCGTCTAACCTAGAGTCATACAATCAGAAAGCCTTAAGCCGGCATGGATTGATAGCTTGGGTTGAAGACGGAGTAACGCACAAAGTTAAACTTTTGCCAGCGGTTTTTGAAGTAAACGTGGAGTTCGTAACTGATAAGTATTCGGCAGGATCTTCTCAAGGTTCAGTTCTTGCTTTTGTTCGTCGCTGGTTATTCGCGCGTACCGCAGGTTACCTGAGATTTACTATCGAGTACGGACGTTTGCGTTTGAATATAGGTGGTATGGTTCTATCAGACGCTATACCTACTCCTCAACGAGAGAATGTACTGGAGAATATATCTACATACACGGTTACCTCATCCATATCGTTACGTGGCTATATATCCGAACCAATGATGATTCAATCCAGCGTGGTACAGGATATACAAATTGCAGGTCAACAGATGCAGGCAGATGGTAGCCTAAGCGGTTCCCAGTTCTTCTCGTTTGATGATTACCGTGTAGTTTGAAAATTACCAAAAAGCAATCAGTGAATTTTATATAGATTCATTATTAAGGAGAAGTTATGACTCAAGCACGTCTTTATGAGCTGGTAATTAATCGCACGCAGGAACACCTTCACGTGGATGTGGTTAACGGTGCTACCAAAACATCGGTTAATATCATGCCTAGGAAACGGGTGGATTTACCCTTAGGTTATACGGTGAGTCCTAATTGGATTGCACTCAATCCCAAAGCCGTAATCGTACACCCTGCAACACCAGCTGTAGTAACACCAGTATCTACCTCGAGTACGACTTCCTCTAAGGAAGCGACCGTCACCACAACCACAGCCTCGACTGTCGCAGAATAAGGAGTAATAAATGTCTATTCTTCAGTCGCAAGCATCCGACGTCTACGTGCAAGAATTCAACCTGTCCCAGGTGATTACGTCTGCGTCCTCTTCCGTAGCTTGCATGTTGGTTGTCAGTTCACAAGGTACCTCCGATAAGCCCTTGCAGTTCACGAATGGTAATGATTTTCTTACCGAGTTCGGTAATCCTAATGCGTCTATTTCATTCGACGTATATTGCGCACTGGATTTCTTTAGTGAAGGCAATCAAATGTGGGCGCAGCGTGTAGTAGGCACAGGTGCTCTGTATTCAGCCATTCTCATGTATAGCACAGGAACTGGTGCTAACGAGGTAACAGGTTTGTTACCTATCAGCGCAGGTATTACAGATCCTACAGATGTGGATTGGGCAGGTTTACTGCCTTCAGGTGCAAATGATTCAATTGCTTTGTTCTACCCTAGTAAGGGACAGGGTTCCTACGGTAACAATGTAGCGTTGTCAATCACCTCTTCCAACATCGATACTCCTGCCGGATTGGCAGTTGTCAGCGCGAGTACAGGTGGTACCTTAGTACCAGGTACCTTCGAATATCAGATATCTGCAATCAGTAACCAAACAGGAAATCTGGTTGAGACCCTGGCATCTAGTGCTGTACAGATTACCATTGCAGGTTCAGGTGTTACCTACTCCAACACCTTAACTTGGGATGCAGTTAGCGCTGCCACTGGTTATAACATCTACGGTCGTGTTTCGGGTGGAACGTTCGGTTTAATTACTACCATCGGTCAAGGCACATACACCTTCACTGATACAGGTGGGGTTACTCCGAATATCGCTCAGCAACCGATAACAAGTACAGCTGATCTGGCTGCTGCGAATCCAACCTTTACCGTCAATGTATTTGACCTTACTGTATCTGCAACAAATCCAAGAGAAAGCTTTAGCTGCACACTGGAACTGGGTACAGACGATAATGGCCAGGCTACGGATCTGGAAAATCGTATTAATCCATTCTCGCAGTACATTCAGGTTACTTCGAATGTGCCTAGCTTGCTGGATATTCCTGCGATTACCTCGGCAGCCCAATCCACTATGGCAGGTGGGGATTCAGGTACAGCTCCTACCAATTACCAAATTGCGGCTGCTTACGCGGTTTTCTCCAATAAGCAACTGTATCCGATCAACACTATCATCAACGCAGGTCGGGCCGATCCAAATGTGCAAACCACTATGGATGCCTTGGCTCAATCGCGGGGTGATTGCATCTGTGTATTGGATACACCTTCAGTTTCGCAGCAATGGCAGGCTGCGGTGAACTACCGTAATCTGACATTGAACCTGAACTCTACCTACTCGGCACTGTTCAATCCTGACGTCTATGAGAATGACAATATCAACGGTAAGCAGTTGTATATTCCATTCTCAGGTTGGGCTGCTGCCTTGTGTGCCCGTACTGACCGTGTAGCTAACCCTTCGTTCTCTATTGCAGGTTTGAACCGCGGTTTGGTAAATGTGGTTAAATCGAGATATACATTCGATGGTGGCGAAGCAAATGCATTGTTTGCGGCACAGGTTAACTACACGCGTACCTTCATTGGTCAAGGCATTGCACTGTGGGAACAACAGACTCTAGCTGCTCAACAGTCTGCGTTGTCCTGGTTGTCGGTGCGGCGTATCGTCAACGTAATGAAGACATCGATTTCCAAGTTCTTGATGTATTCATTACAGGAACCAAATGATGACTTCACAGGTCGCCAGATTGTAGGTTCCTGCACCGACTACCTGCAAGCGATTCAAAATGCGCGAGGGATTACATCGTTCAAGGTTGTTAGTGATTCGAGCAACAATCCTTCGGCGTATATCAATTCTGCAATCCGAGTAGTCACTGTTGTCATCGTTCCTACTTTACCGATTCATGAAATACAGCTTCAAATGGTGATTAGTAAGCAGGGGGTGAGCTTTAGTGAAACATTAGCCAGTGTAGCAGGATCTACCAGCTAGTAAATAAAGTAGTACCCACCATAGGTATTTGAAAGAGCCGGCCAGCTTTGGGTAGGTTTAGCTACCCTAGAATACCTATGGTGCCTTTTACTCCACTAAACAGGAGACGAATATGCGAGTTTTAAATCACCCTAAATTAAGTAAGTATTCCTCAGAAGACAGATTATTAAAAGTTGCGAAAGTCACCGGGAAATTCAACCTGTCGGAGTTTACTTCTGACGATAGAAAGCAGGTTAAAACCCTGCATAAAAATCTTACTAACCCTAAAGGTAGATTCTGGGCATCTCAATTACTAGGTGAATTGTATACCAACCATAGGAAATTATGGAAAAAGGTTTCGTATCTTACATCAGGAAATGCTAAAGACGTAGATAACAAATTAACACTACTTTCTTTACTGAACAAGAAAATATGTCCGTGCTGCAAAGAGCAGTTTACGCACAAGACCGTATGCTCTCTATGTGACTTGCGAACTCCTAATAAAGCACATAGGATTAGGTACGAGATTAGGGATAAATCTCTAGTAGCAACAAATCTTGCTAGGTATGGAGTAGAACGAGCTGCGCAGAATCCTGATATATCTTCCAAGGGAGCAGTTAAGTTTAAATCTCGGACGGAAGAACAAAAAGAAAAGACACGTCAAAAGAAAAAGAAAACTAATCTTGCAAGATACGGTGCTGAAAATCCTATGCAATGTGCCGCAGTTAGTAATAAGGCTAGTAAAACTTGGAGGAATAAATCTTTAGAAGAAAAACTTAGTATCCAGAAGAAGAAAAGCGATGCTTGGCGTAGTAAATCTGCTGAGGATATTAAGCTACGCACTGCTAAGAGCTGTAAAACATATTTCGACCGTACGGGCTTTACACATAATAGTAAAAACCCGAATAGTATCCAGCGTAGAATTAATACAAGCCTTGAGAGATATGGTGTAGAACACCCCATGCAATCAAAGGCAATTAAAGCCAAGGTAGCTGTAACCTCTTTTAAAAGGTATGGGGGTGTAGCGAAGGGTTCACCTTCTTTGCGTAAACAAATTGAGGCTACTTGCATTAGGCTGTACGGTTTTCCTACACCTACCCAGAATCCAGAAATTATGGATAAGTGCAAAGCTACCTGGCTAAAAATATACGGTTACGAGCAGCCTAATAAAAACCCAGAGCAAGCTTTAAAAGGATTAAAGAAGTCTTTATCATTTAGACAGATTGTTATTGATGGTAGGACTATCCAAGTCCAAGGTAGCTACGAGGAAGAGCTGTTATATAAACTGGTAGAAAAATTTGGCCTAAAGAATGTGTATTCTAGTTTCGATTTAGTTGCCAAGAAAGCTAGGCGCAGACTAGGTATTAACGGTATACCTGACTTTTACATTAAATCCCTAGACACATTTATAGAATGCAAATCTCTTTGGACGTTACTAGGACCTAACAACCTCAAATCCTCTCTAGAGAAAGCCAAAGCAAATAGAGGAAAGTGTATTTGGTTTGTTAGGATTGAAAAGAATTGGGTCCAGTTAAAAGGTAAATGGTGGTTGAGTAATAATCTTCCTTCCCATATTACCTTCAATCACTATTTGCAGTTTGGGGAAACCCTACGCAAGAATTTTGAGGATTCTGTTACTGGTTATCTTTCAAGTATTGATCCTTCCTTTTATGTAAAAAATCACTGCGTTTATTACTCTAAGTATAGGGTAGCTATAGATCTAAGAACACTTTATTTTGATTCAACTGCAACTAGGGATAAGGCTACGGCAGCATCACTGATTAAGGACAGAGTTAAGAAGGCTAAGAGTAAAGGGTGGCGTTTGATTACTGTATGGGACTACATATGGAGAACGCATAGAGGTAAAAGAGTAATTCGCCAGCTAATAGGTAATACGTTGGGAATGAGTAAAGCGTCTGTATTTGCGCGTAAGTGTTCCATAGAGATTAAGAATGTATCTGACGTCAAGGCTCTAGTTGATAATAACCATATACAAGGCTCCCCTAGAACAGGTAAAGCCTATTGCCTTGTCTACGAAGGCGAAGTAGTTGCTTGCATGATCTTCGATACTACAAGGTCAAATAGAGGATCTAAAAAGGTTAAGGATGTTTACGAATTAACTCGTTACGTTACCTCAACAAGAGTCCCAGGCGGGGCATCTAAGCTTCTAAAGGCATTTATTCGGGATATGAATCCTAGAAAGATAATAAGCTATTCAGATAATCAGATGTTTAATGGCGATATGTATGAAACATTAGGATTCGTTAATGTGTCAGAAAGTAAGCCAGGTTATAAAGTTTGGTTTGGTTCTTTAGATGTTAGACCGATGCAATCTACCACTCGTGAGAACCTAGCGAAGACATTTGCCGCATTTGATCCTACCTTATCCGAGTGGGAAAACTGTAAATTGCTTAATTTACATCGTATCTATGATGCCGGTAAGTTAAAGTGGGAATTATCTATGTGCTAATTTTATATTGTAAATTCAATAAAGAGGAATAACAATGCAGGAGTTAGCCAAGACATTCAAATCGCGGGATGAAACGGAGAAGCGAGCGAAGAAACTCTGTGATGAACTGAATCATCTCAACATAACCAACAAACGTAATCAGACATACCAAATAAATAAGGTCGATCACACGATCTGCTCCAAAGGTACGGTAGAGTCTGTGGCTCGTGAACTATACACCTTAGGGTACAAAGCCACAAACTTCAATGGTTTAGGGTGGAAGGTTGATCCGAAATTGAAGGATGCCAGGTTCTATAGCAAACGCGGAGTTCAGCCTGTATTGATTAGAGAGACAGACACCCAGTGGGGCGTGGTAATTACTCTGCTAGGTGATTACCTTCCGGTATTCCATGATGCACTAATTGCACTGAATTCGATCATCGATAAGGAACGGGAAGTCACCGTAATGCATCCTGTCGAAGGTACCTCTGGTATAGCTTTGATATGCGGTCTCAGGCGTGAGGTAACAGCCAACAATAAATTGTTGCTGCCTCTAAAACTTGAGGACGTTCTACTGTCGCGAGGTTTCGTTCGCAAGCAATCAGCATACGTATCTATACCGTTAGGAGTCCTTGTGGCTACCATCGATAAATCCATTGTAGTTGTCGATGCACCTTGGGCTTAACCTAATGACTGATTTATTTATTAAGGAGTTTTAAATGGCAAGATCCAGTATTTATGATATCCAGAGCCTAGCTGATCCGGCCCAGAATTGGAACTGATCCTGTAAACCTTTTTTTGAGTTCGAGCTATGAAAAGGCCGGCCAGCCCGAAGCGCCACACCGCTTCTAGTAGCGCGAACTCATCCAATCTGTGTGGAGATAAAATGAAGTTAGATAAATGGATTAATAAAAGTCGTAGGATAACGCTACACTCTGCTTGCGTGGGTAAATCGTTAATTGAAAAAGTAGAAATTATACCTAAAGTAGTCGGTAGATTTAATCGTAATGAATGGAATAAATCGGACGCGCTTTATATAAAGAAACTTTTCTGTAAGCTGTCTGCCTCGCATGTCAACATGAAAAGTTTGAGTGAAGTATTCTTTCGCGAGCTTTATAATAATAAAATCCTTTACAGAAAATTTGTTTTCTTTGGTAGTAACCCGCGTATGCTTGGTGGGTTTAGTCGCCACGTTTCAGCCGCCATCGAAAGTAGATTTTGCGTTATATGTAAAGAGCAATTTGCTTATTCTAAAGTTTGCACCTGCTCTAATTGCGGTATAAGCCATGCAAAGAAAGTATCAGATCTCAAAAGAGCGCATATTAGCGAGAAAAATAAGATCGCGTGGAAAGATCCTAAGCGGGACATCTGCGGTAAACGTGCTGCCAAATTAATGGCTAGCGAAGGAATTACTAATGGTATGCAACGTCCTGCATCGATAGAAAAGCGACGGGTAACCTTGCAACGGAAATATGGAGATAACTGGCAAGAAAAGATTTTGTCTAAAGTGCGCTCTACAAATAGAAAGAAATACGGTACTGATTATTTACTAAGTAATTCAAGCATACGCGCTAAAGGCCAAGAGACCTTGAAACGTGTGTATGGAGAAGCTTACGCCATGCAGATTCCGAAATTCTTCCTCAAGGCAATGAGTAAATCTCGGCACATATACGAGATTACACTAGAAGGTCGTAAGTATAAAGTTCAAGGTTTGTCTGCTATGGAAGTCTTGAAAAGGCTGGTAGCAAAATATGGGGCTAAAGATATATCTACGGAATTTAGTGAAGATTTCCCAGACTACGCATTTTCCGAAATGCGTACATTTCCGGATTTCTATATACATTCCTTAGATACGTTTATTGAATGCAAAAGCCCTTGGACATTTATGGGACGGGGTAAAACTGACATAGGAGGGCGTGGTGAAGGCGATCTAAAAACCAATAGAAGGAAGGCCCAAATTGCCTGCGACAGTGGTAACAAAGTACGTTGGATTATTCACATCAAAAGGAAGAAACAAGATGCGTTTCTCTTCCTAGCTTCTAATTGGTATCTGGAAAAACCCAGTAGCATTAGAGGCTGTGTGAACAATTTTATTCAGAATATATTAACTAATTAAAGGAGTTCTAGTATGGCTCGATCTAGCATTTTTGATATTCAGAGTTTACCTGATCCTGCACAGTCGTAAATTCTGCGACCTGCATTAGTAATGATGCAGTAAAATTTTCCTTAATTGCTGGAAACCCCTTAGAGCCTATAAGTACCACAGCGTGACCTTGAAATATAGGTGAGCGCGAAGGTTTGAAAAACTTTAGGATTGGGCAATCAGCAGCCAAGCCGCGAACAGCGGAAGGTTCAACGACTAGGCGCAAGCCGTACCGCCAAGTGGCGGGAAATAGGAAGCCCCTGCTACTCAGGGTGAAGATATAGTCTGACCTTCTAGTGAAAGCTAGAGCTGCCTAAAGGCGCGCATTGGTGTAACGACTAATGCGGAACATAAGTGGGAATTTTGATCTTTTTCTGCCAGCTATTCCAGGTTCTAGTGATACACGTGATCTGACCTTCAAATGTCAGACTCTTGAATTACCAGGTACTGCCTTCGAGGATTTGGACGTAGCCTTGCATGGTGTAACTGTTCCGTTCCCAGGTCGTAAGATTTATACCCATTCCATACAAATGGGTTTCCTGGAAACAAATGACTGGGGTACCCGTGCGAAGTTTGGTGCCTGGATGGAAGCTATTCGGTCATGGCGTAATAATTCAGGTACCTTGTCTTCCGCATACAAGGTATCTGGCCAGATCGTCGTATATGATGATATACCTGAGGTAGTCCGTACGGTGAATCTGTCTGGTCTATATCCGCAGACTATGGGTGAGGTCGCAATGGACGGAGGGAGTACCAACATCGTTTCTCTGGCAATTACGTTCAAATATACGGATTGGGTGGACTCAGTTTAGCATTATCTAAGCAGTAAATAACGTATGAGGAAACAAATACGGAGTTTACTATGAATACGGTAGAAAAACAAAAGCTGTACAAGAAGATTCTTAAGATCCGTGAGGCAGCACCTCGGAACTTCGGACCTCACGGATACTTAGATGCGCACAATCCAAAACTTCTGGTTAAATTACAGGAGAAATTTAAGGTTGCAGTTATTAAGGCAGAGCACCTATACCAATACCTTAATCCCAGTGCAAGATCCACCTGCGTCACCTGCAAGGGGCCTGTGGGTTTCGCCAGGTTAGATTTAGGTTGGAAGGAATACTGCTCTACCTCTTGTGTACAGAATTCTCCCGTAATTCGTGCGAAGAAAGAAGCAACTAATCTGGCAAGGCGTGGCTGTAAGTGGCCTACCCAATCCACAAAGGTTCGGAAGAAGGTAGAAGCTACCAACCTTAAGAAATTGGGTGTCAGGCGTCCGGCGCAATCCGCCAAAGTTCAAGCTAAGATGCGAAACACTACGCAGGAACGCTAGCCAATCTTCCCTTGTTAAACGCAAAAAAGAACAAACCGTACTCGCCAGGACCAAAGGTAAGTATAGGGTACCGTTTCAGGATCCTGAAACCATGAAGAAAGCCAAAATAACCATGGTGGAAAGATACGGAGCAGAAAACTCCATGCAGTCCTTTGTATTAAAAGAGAAGACAAGAAATACCAATCAAAAGAGATACAGGTTCGATAATGCAAGTTCAAGCCCTACTATCCGAAAGCGTGTGGTGGATACGTATTTGCGTAATTATGGTGTAGAGCATCCGATGCAAAATTCGGAACACTATGCCGCCCATATAAAGAAATTGCATCATACGTATTCCATGGAGGCTTTTGGAAAAACCTTCTCGGTACAAGGATATGAGGATATGGCAATGCACTATCTCCTAAAATGGGGGATACCTGTAAAATATCTGGTATGTGAAAAGATGCGCAATTTTATTTATACGCAAAACAAGGTAGAGCACTATTACTATCCAGATTTACGTATTAGGCACAATGACCAAAAGCTTTATATAGAGGTAAAGAGTGCGTACACGGCAGGCTTGGAAAAAGGTACAACTGTAGATCCAGTGGTATTATCGAAAGGTAAGGCTGTAGTGAAAGCGGGCTACCTTTTTCTTCTATTAGTAATGCGTCCTAATAAGGATAGCAGTAAGGTTAAAGGTGAGCGCAAAGGATCTATTACTCATTTTATCCTTTCAACGCCTAAGAAACCTGATTGGGAATTACACACAGGTAAGAGAGCAAAGCAGGAAATGAAGAATAAGATTCTCAAATGGATTAATAACTGATTTACACTTTTCAAGATTCACCAGTAGTAACAATTCTCAATTTACAGTTTTCAATTCCATATTGAATCCAAACAAACGAATGAAACAAAATGAAGATCGAAGCAGCAAATCGTATTCAGTCGTGCAAGGTCACGGCCTCAGACGAAAAACCAAAAGTTAAATTTCTCAAAAGTGCAAGCGAAAACGCCGCAAAGGTAACTGCGGATTTAACGAGAGCCTTGAAAAGTGAGGATGACTCTACTCAAAAACGTTTTATACAACAGTTAAGGGATGACAGTCTTAAGATTTTGAATGCAATTGAAAATCTGTATTAATTTTTTAGGCGGAGCTGAAAGACATCAGCGCAGGTATCGGCAAGGTATAAGTAACAACCAACAATTTCATATTATCAATGACCTACAATCGAGTAGGCATTTTCTCACTCCTATCTGTTTAAACTGTCGCTTTTGGAGAAAGTAATGACTAAAGCATTTAATTCCCGGGATATCAGCACCAACACAATGTCGATGACCGATTACTCGATGATCCGGCCTCAGTTGGCTCGTGTGATCCTTGCTTTCACAGGTGACTACGATAAGCAGGAGATTCAGGATACTCTGTGCCAGCGTATGAAGTTCCTGGCTGCTCCGGTTGAGAATTCCTTCCGTACCGTCCAAGAAGGCGTCGCTATTGGCTTCCTACGTTCCAATCGTCCTGTCCGTGCAGTGAAGAACGATAACGAACTGCGTGCAGGCTACAAGGTGATGAGTTCGAATATCCTTATGGATAACTCGGATGAAACTCTGTGGGAGGTTAAGAGTGGCGCAGCTGGCCGTTATCTGGCACGTAAGGGTCAGGAAGACCTTTCTGACCTGATTGAAGCTTCCACAAACCATCGTTCGGACATTCCTAAGATTCATCAAATCTCTCTGGCTACTGCGGCTCGCCATGAATTTGTGGCTTTTGCTTCTACCTCAGGCGATATGGAATACGGTTTCTGCGTTGCTTCGAATCCTGAAAAGATGCGTGTAGTTTCGTTCGCTACTCGCCAGCCTACTATTGTGCAGGCTTCCCAGGTTGCTTCGATTCACCGTATCAAGACACCTCGTTCGGTTCACAATAAGATCGTGAAGGCAGGTATCTCGCGGGAAGATAAGAACCAGCAGATTGAATACTACAAACAGTTGTTTGGTTACAGCCCAACATATCTGGCGGAAGTTATCGACATGATCGAGCACGAATCTGTAGCTTAATTGAAGGAGGGAGTTTCGGCTCCCTCTTTTCTCATAACAACTAGGAGTAGGTATGAAAATCGAAGCCGCAATGCGTATTCAATCACGCAAAGTTACAGCTGCTGATGAAGTGGATGCAGGGGAAGCTTTGAAGTGGCTCACCAAGATCTTTGGTGCCCCAAAGAAAGTCAAACGGGATGCGGTGAAGCATGCTGAAGAAAACCCCGGCGACTATCAAGAGGTCGAGTGGGACAATGATATGTTTGTAGGTAACCTGACACTGAGCCCAGGCAGCGGAGGTCTCAGTCTATTGGGGCATGTCAAAGGTGGCAAAGACCAGACCAGCGATGACATCAACGCTTCGGGTCAGAGCTTTGTGAAGTTCAAGAAAGACTTGGCGAGTGAAGCCAAGCTCATCTTGAAGAATGTTGGGTATGAAATGGAAGATGCGCAGGTAACTGTTGATAACTGCAAAGCTTTTATCAAGACTCTCAACAAGCTGATCTAAGGAGCCATGATGAAAATCGAAGAAGTCGGCGAAGTCATGAAGAAAATGAAAAGTCTGTAGTAGGTAGATTACAAATCCTCATCAGCAAAGAGAAAGCCCCAGTATCTGTCAAAAGATACTGGGGCTCTTCCTATTTCCACGTGTCTGGTAAATCTACAACGAGGAAATTCCATATCAGCATGTTAATCTCCTTAATGTATGTCCATCCATGATACTCGGCTATGTGTGGATTGTGGGCATCTTTTAATATCTCCTCTTCCGCGTCTAACATAGCCTGTACAAGCTCTCTATCTGAACGCGGCCTATCTAAATGCACTGTTGCCGTCACGTAGACACCTCCGATCTGCACGTGTCCAGTTGATGAACACGTCCATTTAGCGATAGATCCAACAGGTATACGTCTAAATCTATTTTGCCTGTATACTGACATACACTCAGCTGATATGATAGCTCGGTCTATGCTAGTGTCATCGTGATAGTGCATATTCATTTCCACATAGATAAGTTATCTTCCTTAGCCAACTCAAGGATTGCTTTGGTGATATCGTCAGGCCATGTATAGGCTATGATGAATACGTTAGCCCACAGTTCCGCGTTTTGAAACAGAGCTATGGCTGCTTTGCGTTCAGCAATGTAAGCACTCATCGCACCTACCTTGTATGACTGCTGGGCTCTACGCAACATAAGACGCGCACATTGATCAATCGTAGTTACGCAGGTATGTTGATGAACCTCAAATCCTTCAGGATATTGTATGGCGGGTGTCATGAATTCCTCCTTATATACATTCTAACCTTACGCCTTTTGGGTTGGAAAGACATCAACCGTACCTTCTGGATTGCTTGGTACACATTCTAAGTTACCTACGAATACATTTCCCAATCCATCATGATGTACTACAGGCCCAATATAGGTACCCGCTTTGATCTTCGCCTGTAGTTCTTCCTTGGTAAGTATTGTAGGGTGGTAGTGTGTCGCATTAGTCAGGCTATTAATGCCTTCGCGTACACCTTCCACGAACATATGCCGATACAGATCAACGGTACGCTTGGGATATACTGTTTCCCATTCTGCGTGGTGCCGCGTCATTGCTGCGCGGAAATTTGCTTCTTGCTTCTCTGATTCGGTATTGTTTAATTCACCCGCTACAGGTGAAGGTTTACTAAATTTATTCATTTGAGTCCTCTGGTTGGGTTTGTAGTTTGGCATCCATAAGTATAAAGGCAGGATTATCATCCATCCATACATCTATATTGATACCTTGTTTGAACATATACTCCTTCTTGGCTTTATGCGAAGTATAGTAGATAGGAATTCCAATATTGGAGAAGTCACCTAATCTCTCATCTGTATCCCATGGATAACGCATCGTTACTACCATAGGTTGATGCCCTGCGGATAAGGCAAGTTTGGCTACCTCAAGAAAGAAGGCAGGATCACGAGTTATTGTGTCGTCAAAATCGATGGAAATTTTCACGTTAAATCTTCCTCAAATTTTCAACAGGCCATACTACAGTAGATCCGTGTTTACCTAACTTGATTGCCGCTGCTTTTAAAGCCCAATTTACGTCTACAACTATAAGTTCAGTAAGGTACCAACCTGGGGATTCCACTATATCCCCTGCTTTAATGCCATAGTGAATGTCTTTTACTACCAGTTCAGATCCACACAACCTAAAAGCGTAGGGAATACAATTCCAGGAATCGTCCTCACCTTTAGGAACTTCCTCTGTGTGTGGTTTGAAACCATAGGCAGAAAAGAAAGGTAAAGCCACGGTTTTTCCATATTCGTTGTCCGGAACTAACTCAATCAGATACTCATATGCAGGATATTCGATACGAAGTTTCTTGATTAAGATATCCATGGCATCCTTAGTCACACCCTTGCGACGTTCACTAGGAATAATCCCTGTCCAACGTAGATAAATATTCTTAGGTTGTGTAAGATCAAGAAAGAACCCCGTAATGCCGACCACGTGTTCGATGCCAATCTCCTGCGGCACCACCTTACGCATGATGAAGAATATCTCATTTGTGTGCCGATCCGCCAAGGTCGCGGCCTTTGCAGGCTTCGAGTACATCGATGGCCAGATTGTTTCGATCATGTACGACAGCGCTCCTCCTGTGAACTTCGAGTTCGCCGCCGAGATAAGTTGTGTCATAGTTTTCCTTTAGACGTCCGATTCCATGGCAAGATTCTTAAGTTGTTTTTCCTTCTTGCCCTTCTTTTTACCACTAGCAGTTTCCTCAGGGTCTGATCCCAATGAATCGTCCATAGGCGCATCCTTAATTCGCATGAACTCCAGGTTCGTTTTCAGTCTGAATGGGAAAGCCTTACTATTACGTGACTTAAGCTGCTCCACAATATTGATGCCTAGTTCCTTGGTTTCCTTAGTTGCAACCCAGATCCAAGAATTGGCGCTATGCTCCTTGATGGCACCTGCGTAACGAATCTTACCTTCATCCGAAACCTGACACAGGAGGACATTAACTCTATTCATATTTTCTGCATTGATCTTGGCATAGCGTGCCACAGATCCGAGTGTACGCCATTGATTCTCATCATCTGTGCCTTTCAATAATGAGATATAATCGATTATGACCACATCGCATTGGATGGCGCTGATCGACGCCATGATCTCTTCAATCGTCATATCAGTAGGCGGTTTAAAGATCGTGTAACGCCCTCCCTTGGCTTTACAGTTCTTCCGCCACTTGCGCATCTTCTTGTAGACAATATCTCGGTCATTGGTAGATAGACGCTGAGTTAAGATATTGGTCAAGTTTGTCTTCGTGACATTAGCCATAATACGTGCCGTCATTTCCCATTTGGACATTTCCAAGGGAACCAACAGTACCTTATAACCCATGCTTGTTTGATTGATAGCTAATTGAGATGCAGTAGCAGATTTACCGCCACCTGAATTAGCACCAATTGTTACTAATGCACCTCGCGCGTATCCTCCTGATTCAGCATCGAATGCCTTGAATCCTGTAGGGATAATTTGGTCAGAATTATCGTCGTAAAGAATTGACTTAATTAATTTCTCGCTTGAGTCATTCTTACCAAAGTGAACGAACGAATCATCATTTGCTCTTTTGGTTCGCATGATCGCAATGCTTTCCGAAGCCTTATGTAGCACATCATCTGCGTCAAACTTAGGCTTCGAACTTTCTCTAATAACTGTTTCAACGAGATTGGCAATACCGCGACGTTTGCGATACATATCCAAAACTCGGATAGCCTTATTTGCTGATTTAATATCCGTAATTACCTGCTGTGAATCCCGCATGTGTGAACGGGCTTCATCCGTTAGTTCTGGATCTTCTAACAGTAATCTGTACGTAGGTGGCGAACCGTTGTCCGCCATGTAGCTATGAATTGACTCGAAGAGCTCGATTGATTCAGGTATATTGAAATACGATTTTTCAATTCCTTGAATAAGAGTACCTGCAATCTTTGCATCACGATTGCACATGCCTCGAAGTACGGCAAGTTCAGCTTTGGGGCTAACTACCTTCATTCCCATTTGTTATCCTTGAATGATTGTGTATCCTGTTATTTACTACCCTGCAATAGCTGTGTGCCAGTGTAAGCATTCAGAAAATAGGTATGGTTTTTGAAACCAGGCATAGTTCCATCTAGGACTAAATCCCAGTCCTGTAGTTTATTCCAATCGCGCTCCTTACCTGTAATTACTTCCTTATACCTACGAAGGATGCCTTCAATTTTGGTATCCGATAACTCCTTTTGGGATAGTTGGGATACCGTCCGATCCTGCATACGTGCTTCAATTATTTCCTGTTTGGTATCTACAAATAACTTGAAATGACCATAGCCTAATTCCTTGCAAACCTTGGCGTACTGATCAACGCCGCCAGGTTCTACAATAACGAAAGCTATATTATTACGGGCCTCCAATTTCTTCTCAATCTCAGAATACGTTACACCATAGTTGTATTGAGAGAATTCGACAGTTTGACTAAATGCTTGCGAGGATTTTAGTTCGGCAAATTCTTCCTCGCCTATGAAGTAGTAGCTTTCCCCTTCTACCTCCCCTGGACGAGGAGGACGCGTCGTTACTGACACTAGCTTGGCGTACCCTATATACAGGAAGTATTGTAAGAGATAATCCTTACCTGAGCAGGTAGGACCTGTAATGGTTACAATTGTTTTCATGATTCCTCTGTGTATGTTATTCATTTGTCCTTCCTGTAACCAATTGCCAGCAATGTGCAATAACCTTCGCCTGATGTTTGGCATCGTCTAAGGCAGTATGAGGTACACCTTCGAAAGGAATTTGCTTCTTATCAAAACCAAATTCTTTGGCAGTTTCAACCAGTGTTCGCATATCCCGAATAAACCGAAATTCCCAAGGAGGATTTATAAATCCCTTGGAATAGGAGTGCTCCAGAATAGTGATATCAAACGTTGCACCATTACCCCATACTCTAACCTCCGGGCCTGTTTCCTTGATAAGGTCGGTCAGTTGAATTAAGGCAATGTGTATATGTACATACGTAGGAGAATTGAATATAGCCCTCACACTATCCGGCTGTTGCATCCAATATTTTAGTGTAGCTGCATCCACCTTTCCGAAGAAAAGGGACGATTCTATATCTATGGGTAGGTAGATGCTTTTACCTAAAGCACCAGTGTTCCGATCAAATACTTGAGCTCCTATAGACACTATGGGTGCATCATAGCGTGTACCTAACGTTTCCAAATCTATGCTAATGTCGTTCACGGTGTTTCTCCAAATACTGTGCATGCTGCGTAGAAGCTTATAAAAATCGCAGCTATTGAATGATCGAATAAAGCTACTATCCATGCCATAAATAGGAATACGTTTTTCATTGTGTGTTTCGAATTTCTTTTAATACCGCAGCGATTGCGGCATCTGAAAGGGAACCCAGCAGATTGAATATTCCGTCAGGTTCGTTGGAACGCATGACCTCGTTCAATGTATAGTTTAAGGAACCTGATAGTGTGATGAAGTTCCGAGCCTTACGAGCAGCCTCGTCTAACTCCGCCTCACTTATTTCTCTTTTTAAAGTCATAGATTCTTTCTAAAAGTTTGGACGATACCGTTAGCCCTAGATATTTACATTACCATAGGTTACAGTTCCATACATCTTAATGGTGTCAGGTACGGTACTACAACTACAGGAACACTTTGGACAAGGACATGCAATACCGTGAATGCAAGCTCCACCTATTGCCCGCATACCTGTACCGTGGCATTGGGGACATTGGTCATGTTATTCTTCCTCTGCATCCCAACGGTGTCGGACACTTCCAATAAAACCTAGATTCTTACCACACTTAACGCATATAGTTGCACACGCTCTATTCTCTCTGTACCGTAAATGCGAACACCTTCTTTGCTTTAGGTACAGCTTAGTGCCAAGGAATGCCCACATACACAGTACGAGAATTATCCAGAACATGACTAGTATGGTACTCAGGGAAATAGTAATCAGCATTTCATTCCTAAATAATTTGGACTTTCATCTTAACCAAGGACTCGCTGAAATACGCCAACGCATTAACAGCTGAATGCAAACGAGTGGTCATGAATGATAGAGGATCCATACCTGCACTAACCACAATGCGAGGTATATCCTCATAGCGTGCCAGAATATCCCGCGCCTTCTCCAGCTTTATTTGAGTTGATACAGGAGTCAGGTTGGTTAAAACAATCATTGAAGGCATGCCAAGATCATCGGATCTATCCATCAAAGGATTACTATAACCTCCATACATAGGATACCAGATTACATTTGCATATTCCCCCATGGCCTTTATATGTTCCTGCACAAGGTAAGCTGCAAAGTATCGGGCCTTGGACTCATCAGGATTACCGGAAACGCTATACACCAAAGCCCGGGTTGGATCCTTTAGGAATAGACTCAATGAATTAGTTTGTACTGAGGCTTCTATGATGCGCTCATTAAGTCTTTGCGATTCCAAACCAAAGGCAGAAGGTTGGAATTTAAAAGCTGATTGCCGAAACACATGACCCGGTACTACCTCCCGAACCAGAGGAGTTTGCTTCACCTCAATCTTTCGATTACCTACAGGTGCATCGTCATCTTCGGTAGGGGATCGGTAGATAGGCCTATCATCTTCCTCGTATTCTTCCTCAACCTTGGCTGGTTTCGGTTTCTTCAATCTACTCTTATCTACTTTGCGTTTCTTATCAGAGGGTTTAAGCTCTTTCATTAGAACTCCAATTCAGCATTATAATTCCCAGTGGTTAATTACCTTCTTCGCTGAAAAATAACTCTTCAAGGCTGTCAGGTCCTTATCCGCAATTATGGGTTTAAATACCTTGTGAATGCATCCCCAGTATTCGTTAGCAAAACAACGCTTGCGAACCGCAGTATCATCTAAGAACATACGAACGCCCGGGGAAGGTTTACCGTCATAGGGAGTTAGTACACGAGATATTCGTTGCTCGCAATTCTCCATATTTGATGATAAAGTAACTTCGTAGAGCATAGATGCACGCGGAATATTGATACCGGTACTCATCATCTTGGCGTTACCTACCAGTACTTTGATTTTGTAATTGCGAGCCTTATCAATATACTCATCTCGCATATTTTTACTGATCTTACCATGGAAGGGATATGCTATCTTCCTCCCTGCCATTTCATTGATCTTGGCTATGCACATGGCAATAGGCTTCTGCTGTGTGAAAGGGATCATCACCATGTGCCCATTCTTCACATCATACAAAGCCCATTTTGCAATCAACTTAATACGCTTCTTGTCCTTCTCCAACGCACCTACCATCAATGACCAGCCTGACCTAGCTTTACTCTTTGTATCTGCCTTGGAGTAAGCTGTACGCGTCAGGTGTATAGTTGGCCTCAAACGTTTAACAATTGATTCATGGATAATAGGACCCATAAGGTTGGAAGCAAGAATCATCCTGCCATCCTTCCGAGAAGGAGTTCCTGATAATCCTATACGGTACTCCACGTTTAACCGTGATAATGCATATGCGTATTTGTTCGCAGCCGCGCCGTGGACTTCATCAACAACCAACACGTTGAATAGATCACGAATCTTTTTGAGTAGTTTCTGACCACCTTCGGAATTGAAGGTTTGGTAAGTAACCAAACATACATCATACTTGAGAAAATCTGCATACTTGCGGGCGTAACCTACTCGTTTCTCTCTGGCATTGGTTAAAGGCTTCTGGGTCTTTGATCCTAGAAAGGTCTCACGGAAACCGGCTAACCACGAGTGCTGAGCGGCTAAAATGATTGTTTTCTTACCGATCATGCAAACAGCTGCGGAAGATAGGACGGTCTTGCCACTTCGCGGAGGAGCTTTCACCACACCCATCTTGTATTTGAAAATAGCCTTAACTGCTTGCTTCTGATCTGGCTTTAGGGTACCTGTGAACTTGATAGGTCGTTTGAAGTCAGTATCCTTGTGCTTCTTCCTGAGCTTTACTTCATGGCCTTTCTTTTCGAGCAGTTTGGTTAATCCTGCTTTGTCACCTATAGGTGTAGATAGATATTTGGTATCACCTATCTTTTCAATCTTGGCCATCTGAATGCCACCTTTATAAGCGGCACAGTCCTCACAATTATCACTGTGGCGCTCAATCAACCACTCACATTCTTTACAACTTTTTTCCTCATAAAAGCGGTAAGTATAATGATCGATAATCTTATCTTTCAACTTCTTACCTATGTCCTCTATTTTGATAAAGAACGCTTCACGAGCTACAACTTTTAATTCGGACATTTGGATCCCTGAGCGTTTATCGGTGTATCCGTTTATTTACTTTGTGCTAATCTCAATTACAACATCATTGTAGTAACTCTTATTGCTTGCAATAAAGTGTTGAATTGATGTGAAGGTAGTAATGGTCATATTAACTTTAAAAGTCATATTGGAATTCCATACCTCAAACATGGCAGATGCATTCCACATAGTGTCAATATCGAAACTCCATTCCACATTTTCAAATGAAGCAATAGGCATGTACACCTTCTGCTTATCGATTAGTTGATAGAACTTGTTAAGAATTAGAGCCTGTGTATCATCTGCAGGTGTACCGTTAACGAATGTGGTGATCGTAGGCACGCTATTCGAATGGTCTGTGGTGTATCCGAATGCCATGCTGTAAGGATCATCAAGAGGATTTATAAATCCTGTATAGCGAATTCCATTCTGTTCCCCTGTAACCTTAACAAAGGTTTGTGATAATTGGGACAAGGAGTACCCTTTAGGGTTAATCGCACTAACCAGGGAAGACGAAGTAACGGTCATATTGTTTTACCTTTCGAATCATCAAGGAGCTTCAAAGCTTCGATCATTGTTTTCATGTGGAAATTACTTTGGTCTATATCGCGGATTAAAATATCCAGAACTTCGATAAGACTCTTGGTGTCACTCATCATATCCAAAGGTCTGGCAATTGCTCTATCGATTAAGGATTTCTTAAGATCTACGGTTTTGTATTCCGACAAAGCATCATAAAACTCTGTTGATATGTAACGCTTGACGGCATCTATCGCCTCTTCAAGGTTGGATAGATTAACAGAAACGTTCACTCTGATTTCTACCAAACGGGAGCGAATAGAGAGGTCCTTGGTGGAGGCTTCAATCAAGGCTCTGGGGTTGAATTGCTTCCTCTCATGTAGTTTACGGCTGGTACGTCCTGCGTGCAATGCCTTAGCTTCACTTAGGAATTCCTGAATCTTCAAACGTTCTTCGACCCTTTTAACGATCTTACGGAACTTTTTGAAGTCAGAATCTTCCTTTAAGGCTCCCATGATCTGTTTTCGGGGATTACTTATTTTTAATTTCTTATCAGCCATTTATTTTCCTGTCCATCAACTTGAGCTGGTGAGGATGTAACTTGAACATATTATTGCTCCTGGAAAATGGTTAAAACTTCGTCGCTCACCAAAGGGGAAATTGCCAAGGTACCTCTATTTGGATAGTCATACAGAACAATGAAGTCATCCTTGAGTAAGACATCATATTCCTCAGCAGGGCTTTTACCTTTTAAGAAGGTCAATAAATAACCGCCTCGATTAGTAATCTCGAAACCTGATGTAAAGATGAAGCCTACACGCACGTCCTCAAACAAAAGGTTTCGAATCTGGAACATGCATTTGATTGATAGTTCCGCACCAACCACAAGTTTCATACCCTGCTTCATATCTCGGTTTAGCAATACGTAACCTTCGTTTAAGGAATAGAAAATGCCACGAGATATATCAGCAGGTATCCTCATTCCTTTTCCTTCTCTGTACCTTGATTTAGGGCTACCAGGACTGTTGCCTTCTTTTGTTGGAACATAATGAAGTCCTGACCTACGACCTTCATAATAACCGAGTCCTCACACTTGCGGATAGCTTCCTCGAAGTATTCATAATCGATATCGATCTTGATTTCCTTCTTAACATTGGCCTTGATTGTAACCTTGGAAGATCCGTTCACCGTAGTTACCATGAACTTCACCTTACCTGGTTCTGTGGAGATATTCAGTTCTCCACGTTCCTTTGTCATTACGGAACGGGCGTTATCGATAAACTCAATTACTTCCTTCTTGGGAATTTCAATCTGCTTACCGTTGATATCCGAAGCCTCCTTGGCTTTCATACGAACCTCTTCCGCAGTCAAAGCATTCTCTTCTGCCTGCGGTAAAGCCAAAACAACGTTAATCAGTGCATTGGTGACGTATAGGTTAGCTGCGGACATTTCCATCTTGAATGCGGAGGCATTGAATGTATCCAGAACTGCCTGCAACGTATCCAAGGGCAAGGTGAGATCCATTTCACCTTCGATTTCCTTTGATGTAAGGAAAGCCATATGCTGGGTATCATAGCAAGCAATGAATGCACCCTTCTTGGCTAGCTTGATAGACAAAGGCATATATGCTGACAAAATTGCGGTTGGTTTCAAAGCCACACTTTGTACAGCCTGCTTCAACCATACAGCCTGTTCACCTGTGATCTTAATCTTGTCACTCTTCTTTTCCTCGTCGTATTCGAGTTGAAGAGCATCTGCTGTGGACAACTTGGTCGAGTAAGATCCTGACTTGATGGTTAATACCGTCTTGTCATAAATCATCTCAATAGTTTTACGTCCTTTGGTAGCTGCACTTAAGGCGTCAACTGCAATAGCGAAAACACCAGCCTTACCTTTGACGGTAGCTGGTAATTTGTATGAACACCGATTTACATCTGACGCAGAGTGCATCGTTACACCTTTACCATCGGATTGAATGGTAACGGCACCGGATACAGGAGCGGCCAACTTCATGACAACACGTAAGGCTTCGTGGATTACCGAGGCTTCCAAGGATAATTGCATAGTTATTCTCTTATAGTTAATGAAAGGTTACAGCTACTATTTACTAGGTAAAGGGTTTAAAGGTAAGGATAGGGTGCACCTGAATTAACCGATGCACCCTTAGGTTTATACTAATTATACCACAGTGAGAGTGAGAGTGCAGGTAGAACTCAGACCTTTGGTATCTGTTACCTTGTAGGTAAACACGTAGTCACCAGCAGTAACATCCTGCAAACGAATGATACGGCAAGTAGAGAAGATAACTGCACCTGATGACATTGCTTGCTGACCATCCCCACCTACGATTGTGGATTTGAAGGCACCCCCAGTAGGATTCGAAACGATCTCAATCGACAGGGGCTGTGCATCATTGAAGGGCACCGTATTTGCCATTACTGCTTGGAACGTTTGGATCCAATTGAAGTCAAAGAAGGAGCAACCCAATTGATTGATCGAAACGGTAAGGTTGGCTGCCCAACGTTGCGTACCATTAGTAACGTTAGGTGGTGTAGCTGAGCCAGGGGCAGGTGGGACGTAAGCAGCCGGATTAACCAGCAACGAATTGATAAGAACACCTCGACCAGACCGCAATTGCCGAGCATAGGAAGGATTCAACCACATAGCATAGTTGCCTGTGTCGTTGATATCGATAAAGGCAGAGTACCCGCCGTACGGTTCAAGCTTTGCCTGATCTTCGGTATATACGGCAGCCACATATTGAGGAACGCCGTAGTTGTGGCCATCATTCACACCTACGGGAGGAGTGACTGATTGAATGCTTACGGCTCCTTCGTTTAAGGCAAATGTTGCAGGAACACTACCTGCTGCGAACGTGGTCTCTGCAATTACAAAATAACCATACAACATACCACGCGGCATGGAGATAATAGGCAGAAGGGTTTGTGTAGATGCTTCCTGTAAGGGTAAGCCAAATTGAGTATTCATATTTCCTCTTTTAGATGATTAGATAACTGGTAGAACTTGAACGTAGGAAAGACGTGTACCTGTGCAGGTTAAACCGCACATGCACTGACCTTCTGCAGGGTCTTCAATTAAGATCAGATCAGGATTGGGAGTTGCAACTGACACGGTAGACCGGCTAACCACATTCAATCGCATATAGGCGTTGGCTGCAATATTGGTCGAGGGTTCCACGAAAGGCAGTGTTTCCCCATTGACCGATGACATTGCTAATGCCACATATTTAACTTTGGAAGGTTCACCAAATTCCCGTCCGTCATAAACTAGATCGCCATCCGGAATGTCCAAATATTGTAGACCTTCCAGATTAATTTGTTGAACAACTAAACGCGTTGCCATTATTTTTCCTTATGTTTAGCGCCTGACTTAATTACGTAGGTAATCTCGAATTGCTCCACACCAAACTCCATAGCTACCGATTCAACATCCTGTGTTTCCTTGAATCGAGCAACTGCCTTACGCAGGTTGAGGGAGCCTTCTAACTTCATTATGGCTAACAATCTCTCAAATTTATGGCTCGCCTTCAAACGTTGAAATAACTCGCGTTGGGAGGTAGTACCATTGAGATAGCTAATGCATAATGCACCTACTTCCTTCATCAGGGCATAGGGAGTAATCTTATACTGTGCTGTCTGTATAAAATTCAGGAAAGAGGGTTTTGACGCTTGGCTTACATAGTCCTCAATTGATGGTTTCTTCTCTACCAATTGCCAACCATCTTTTATTGGATTATGTGATGCGTATAATAAAGCGTCCGTAAGATTCCAAGAATACGGCTTATCATAAGACGAAAAGGGTAGGAGACCTACATTGCACGTTTGCAAACGTGCGAAGGACTCGCAGATGAAAAGAATATAAGGTTTTTTAGGCATAGGCGTGCGCAAAGCATCTATACCGTTAAGAATACAAACCCAATAAGGTTGTTCCTTAGATATATGCCTAATCTCAGGCAAAGTATGGCGGGTAAGACCTACACCATGAAGGGAGTGAGAAATGCCTAAAGCCTCAAGCGCCCATGAGAGATTCTGCGGGCTTTCTCCGGGAACTCCGTACGCCTGTATTACGTGTGATTTCACTGGGGTGTCCTTTTTCTAATTTGGAATAACCGTTTTCTTTAACGACGGTAAAGTTGGTAGCGTTCTCGTAACGTTCACCTGTGCGTGGTGTAATGATAATTATGGTTGGTATTAGCTTATTCAGAATTGGAAGTAGCTCCGAAAATGCCTTGGTTGTCTCTGGAGAAAAATTAGCCGTCGGCTCATCACAGATCATCAAAGATGAACGTTTGCGTTCCGGTACGAACGTTAGCAAAGCCAGAATCATAATCAACGTGAAGATTTTGGATTCCGCTCCAGACAGCTTACGCACGTCTGATACCTCTATCCTTTTACCATACTTACGGTGTACCAACAAATTCAGTTGGGATGCTGTCCATTCCACGGAGAACGTATAGTCCTCTGGGAACACCAACTTAGCATACCGATTCACAATCTCCATTAATCGATGGCTGACTGCCTGAATGGCTAATTTCTTAACGCCCTTCTCGCTATATGCATCTACCAGAAGTTTCCAAGGTACTTCGTCCTTTAGCTGCTCCTTCATCTCAACCAAACGTGCCTTCAACCGTTTGGCTCTTTGACGAATCGCTTTCTGTACCTCTAATTTACCTCGGAGACTCGAAAGTTTTTCATTGATGGATTCAATCTTCCTTTGCAGGACAGATGCATCCTTAGCTGACTGAATCTGCTCCTTAGTTAGAGCAAAGTAATCGATAATCAACTCGATGTTTGGCTTAAGGAACTTGAGAAGGTGCAGGCGATCCTTGTCTTCGTCTACCATGCGCTGCTTAACCTTAACCTCTAATTTCTTACCTTCGAACTTAGCAGGCTTCTCCGGCATACCACGTAGTTCCTTGTACATGGATTCATATTTGCGCAGAGGTTCAGCTTCCTCTTCCAGCTTTTCGATCTCACTTTTGCAATTATCGATAACCTTTTTAGCCTGCTTATACTCGATAAGATCATTTTTGTAATCCGTGTACGCTTGGGCTTTCTCTAGGCGATCCTTAAGTTTTGCTATCCTTTTTTGGATCTCTTTTGGATCTCTTACCTTTACAGATTGCCCACATGTGTCACATACACCTTCCTTGAATTTCTCTATATGTTCTTTCTGGTGAGCTAGAGAATCTAACTTAGCTAATATCTCACGCCGATCATATCCAAGGTCTTCAACCTTATCAGGTTTGTTTGCTTTGGTTTTCTTTAAGGTATCTTTTAATAGATGCAAGGCTGAATTAATCTCATCTAGCCGCTCTACGGATTTCTCTACCTTCTTTAGAGATTTTCGATAGCCTAATTCAACCAGTAGCTTACGCGTTCCCTTAGAGAGGGATTCATACTTCTTAAGATAAGTTCTATTATCCCTAAGGTACTCCTCATATTCCAATGCCTCTTCCAAGTCCTTCGTATCCTTAGCGTAGTCCCATTTTACATCTTCAAATTTCTTCTCGAAGGAGTCTACGGTAAGTTCGTCTCCCACCATATCCATTAAGCGCTTAATGGAATCTTCCGCTGCTTCGTAGAAGGTAATGATAGATGCAATCTCCTGCAACTTATCATTCTGTTTGGATAACTTACGCAGCTTGGTGGTGAGTAATTCCTCTTTTTCCTTCATTGCCTGATATTCGTCCTTACCTACACCATCCTCAATCGTGATTTTATATTCATTCTTTAATTCACGGTAGGCCGCGCGTACCTTAGATAGCTTGGACAATTCAGCTTGGAATAGTTTACGCTCTATATCAAGCTTATCCAAAGAGAAGAAAGAAGAGAAGAAACGCCGACGATCGGTCGTAGTACCCATAACCAACGGATGAGGAATACGGGCATCAATATGGACATAGGTATTGAAGTCCTCTGCCGTCAAAGGTACGTACTTCTTAACCCAGGATTTGCAGATTGCTTGAGTACGAAACTTTTTAGGCTTGCCATCCACACTAACCAGGAGTTTCGTGTTCTTGCGGGTTACCGCTACTTCCTTGCCCTTGATGTCGAAGGTTAGAGTACGTTCGCCCTTTTTAATTCTGTCAGCCTTCTCACCAACAACAGGAGAGTCATGGAGAATTTCCGATATTTGGCTAAAGAAAAAACTCTTACCAGCACCGTTTGCATTAGTTGACTGGCGGGCGTTGGACTTATTCAATCCGTAAATAACCGATAAACCAGGTTTGAAATTAAATGTTTGCTGTTTGAAAGGTCCGGTATTTTTCAACCGAAGGGACTTAAAGATATTCATCTTATTTCCGTGTTTAAATCCATCAATTGCTTTTGTGAATATCTGCTCTTTGAGAATAGGATATTGACAAATGGCAATTGTATTCGAACATGATATCAATGTTCAAGGTACGCGGAGCAATGCGCCTCTCCACCTTGTAGCTAACCAGATTATTAACCTCGTCACACGTTACAAGCAAAGGAAGCCAGTGAATCCTTTTGAGATAATCACTGGCTTCCTTGGCTACATGGGAACGCGTCCGAGGGTCTAGTTTTAGGAATTTACCACACTCCGCACCTATCAAGGAAGCTAACTCTCTTACCTGCTCAAACCTATCAGGCGGAATCTCTCCGAAAATCTTGAAAGTGGTAGAACCTACGTAAAGACCTTCGATACTGGCTGTCATGTTAGCTATCAACTCCTATTTTAGCATCCATATGAACGGTTACTTCACAGGATTTGATAGCACCATTATCCACAGTAGGTCGCAAAGTCACACCTAAAAAGGCTGACATGTATTCCGTAGGATGAGGATGCCAGAAGTAGTTCAGCTTTGCCTCCCTGACGTAATATACATCACCGGCCTTAGCCTTGCTCATCTTGGTTTTCAGTTCAGCTACTGTATCCAGTGTACCTATCCAGCGTAGCATGAAAGGTTTAAGGATGGTACGCCGTTGCTTCCGAGTTCCGTTTGGTTTCACCTGGACAGGATGCTTCATTTGCAAAACAACTTTGGTAACATTCACTTTCGACATATCGAAGTTAGGTATGATAACCTGAGGTCCTTCGGGTTCACCTGCCTTGAGTGGGATTGATACGGATCCCTCTGGTACTTGTACATGTTCCATTTAACTTCCAATCAATTCGTAAGATGAGTAACTACAGATCCAATGACCTGTTCCGGGTATGCATTCTTGTGGAATTAAACCCACATAGCGGGTGTCACCTACCTCGCATTCAGCTATACGCACATTGGCTTGAATATTTACATCCGTGAAATCTATGACCACTAGTCCATCTTGAAATCGAACGAACTGCATGGGTTTACTCCTTTATTACTTCTTTGGGTACGTCAGTTGAATTGTTTTAATCAAACGGAAAACACGGGCAGATATCAACAAAGGAATATCTACTGCGGTTGCCATAACTGCTGCCTTAAGATCAACCAAGGCTTCATTGGTAATAGCTAGAGCGCCTAATTGAACTTCTGGTTTGATGGCTGCTAGGTTATCTTTCAACATCTTACCTGCAGCGCTACCCCATACCTTAGGATGTCTGGCTCCATTAAGAACCTTATCGTTCATAACGTAACCATTAGTCCACATCATCTTTTGGATAGCTTGGAAGGGATCCTGAATATTCAGAATTGCCTTCTGTGCCTCTGCAAAGGAACCTGCGTAGATAGCCGTAAGAATCTTAACGGCGTGTTCCTCATCTGAGGAGGTAGTGGAATTAATGACCTCACCAATGTGTTCCTTGGATAGCATCTTTGGTTTCTTCCCTTTGATGCCATCGTAATACTGTTGCATTGCCTGCATTATGTTTGCCAAGGTACGCATGTCACCTTCACAATTACGGCTCACGGATTTGAGTAATTTATTCTCTTCATCCAGGACGTAATTCATTCCTTCACCTTTGGCGATACGCCGTGCTTGTTTCAACAGATCAGCCGACGTGTGAGGTTCAAGAACAATCTGAGTACAACGTTTTGCGATTGCAATACCTTTACCAACTTTGAACTTAGCCGGATCCATGGAACACAGAATCCATAAAGTAGACGGACTAGGTTCTTCCAAAGGCTTCAGCAAACAATTATGCACCAATCCGTATCTACCATCTTCCACCTTTACAAAGAAATTCTCATTGTCTTCAATCTGTAGGTCATAAACGACCTCTTCAGGGGTAGTTTTTTCTACCTTAATTTTATGCGGATAAGTTTTCATGAGTTACGTAGCTAACGCTTAATTAAAAGGATTTAAGATGAAATTAAAATCTACTAACAACTATATTTACAAGTATGCGACTGGACGAGGACTACAGGTAAAGCAGGACAGGTCTTCTATAGGTTTTGCTTGGATAAATGAATTACAAGAATACTATGGCGTGTGTATCAAAGGAAGACACGGATCCAAAGAAAAGACCCTTGAATTAAACGGAAAGAAAATAAGGTTAGATGGATACCACAAAGAAACAAGAACAGTATTTGAATTTTTAGGAGACTACTTTCACGGTAATCCTAAAAATTATCCAATTAAAAAAGAGGCGTATAAAAAGACAATGCACCGATTATTAACCTTAAATCAATTAGGATATAATGTAATCTACGTCTGGGAAAATGACTATAAAAGGCTAGGAAGACTACACTCTGGCTTCCTAGCAGGTGAAAAAGATTTTAATCTTTGATAGTCAACATAGAGGTTACATCTTTAGCATCTACATAACATGCTATTCCCGAATCCCACACAGGATGGTCTTCTGTACATCTTGCCAAACCTATATTCACCATAGGTTTGGCATTTTCCTTTTTACGGGAAGCAACCACAGCTTTGAATTCCGTTTTTTGAGTTTTGTGATTAAAAGACGCAACTTTAATTGTCTCGCCTTTATCGGTAATCTCATGAATCTCTTTCATTGTGAGATCTCCTTTATCTGTTAGGACAGCAGTGTCGCCAGAAAAACAATCTGTAGCTTGGGCATTACTAAGTAACCCCTGCGCTTCATCGATTAACAAGATTCTGCGCTTACCTTGCGGACGAAACTTGGATGTTTGAATCCAGCTCCGTACGTCATCAATAGTACGTTCCGAACCCGCGTTGACTTCCAGATAATCTTGGTGATTCTTCAAACCATTGATTGCATGGTGAATGGCTCGGGCGAACGTTGTCTTGCCTACTCCAGACGGGCCTGTAATCAGTAATGCGTTTGGAATCTTACCAGACTCCACCATACCTTGCATACGTGTTACCGCTGCCTCATGACCGATTAACTTTTCTAATACCTGAGGCCTGTACTTCCTGTGCAATGCATTTTCTTCAACCATCATTTACCTTTCTTTTCTTGGTAACGCTTACCTTCTTTGAGAAGCAATTCGTTTACCGTGTCGCTACAACGTTTATAACTTTTCTTCTTCACCTCATCCTTATCGTCCTCTGGAGCCAGGGTTAAGGTCTCGGTGATTGATACATGGGATGGTTCAAACTGTTTGAATTGAAAGGTCTTCGATACTGTGACGGAGATTTCTTTTACCTTAGCCATGTGTAACCTCCCATTTACTCTTTATAGCGTTCCGAAACTCGCCGAGAATTTCCTCATACGCATCCCTCATTTCATCTTCCGATTCCGATTGAAGACCCGGGTTAGTGAAGTAATGATTATACCCATGTACATCATCAGCCAAACTCTTGGTAACGCGGCGACCGAATACGATAACGTACCCGTTAGCCATAACAACGCGGAATGACAATGAAAGCTCCAAACCACTACCATCTCTAGGATGGCAGGCTTTGTATTCAAGACCACTAATGTAGTCAATTGCTTCAGGATCAATAGTCCCTTTATTATCTGGAAGGTCGTATAACATAAATGCTCCTTGGGTTAATGTATCCCTTATTTACTTGCAACGTTTATCAGAGGTAGGTATTTCATGCTTTTCCCTCTGTGGTAGGCATTGATAAATGCATCCTCATATGAACGATATGAACCACACGTATCACACATAGGGTTATTACATTTACCATACTTCTTCAAAAGTTGTTTTGCTTCCTTCAAGGTTTCGATATGCAAAACTTCATGGTGCATCTTCTTATATTTCTTAATGCGCTTAGCAACTACATCGAAGTCTATATCCTTAAGAACGCGACCGAACATAATAGGAGCTTTTGGGCTATCCCGTTTGATGAACATGAGCAATACACCCTTAACAGTAATGCCATATTGCTCTCTTACGTAGTAGGCATAGGTCTCAATTTGCTCTTCATAGGAGATACCTGGGTTGCGGGATTTAGCCAAAGCAGAGGCTACTGAGGTAGTTTTGAAATCCAGAATCCAATAATCCCCGTACTTGTCTCGGTAGATAGCGTCTATGTGACCTACCACTCCCTTATGCCGTATCAGAACCTCATCATACTCCATAGTGAAGTCGCAACACTGATTATTCATCGATATCTTGCGCACCTTACCACACTGCTTACACGTCCAACGCGCTAGAAATTTACCAGAGTGGCTAAGGTACTTTTGAACTACTGTATGAACGGTTGTACCTATAGATGTATAGAATGCAGACTCCATATCCTGAATACGCAAGGGGCCTTGGCTAGCATTTATGGTGAAGAAGTTTATAGGACAGAACGGAAGTTGGGATGGGCGTAGATACCTCATACGCGATAAATCACCTTTGGACGTATGGAGAGATTTTAGTCCATCCGAGTACACCTTACCTAGTTCTGAGATCACGGATGTGACTCTAGGATCTTGAACTTTAGTTTTCTTTGCCATTAGCACTCTTCTAATTTAATGTGTACGTATGAAATTCACAACAAGGAGCATTTCCAGATGAATGTCCAAATTACCGATCTTGGAGTTGCAGCTCTTCAGGCAGCTACTGGTCCTATTGCCTTATCCCTTTTCAAGATTGGGAGTGGTTATAATTATACCCCAGAACCGACAGATACTGATATTCACGGCAGCCTTTTATTTTCGGGTGCACCGTCCTCACCTGTTGCAGTTAATGCGAATGTGATTAAATACGGCTGCTATATGGATTATAGCGTCGGCCCTTTTGCCTGGGGTGAGTTCGGTCTCTACATGACCAATGGAGAATTGTTTGCCATAGGATGCTCCTCTACCTTAATACAGAAACTGGCATTAACCAGTGTTGATCCTGGTAACAGTGTTCGTCTCGATATTTACTTGTCAATAGTAGATACCAACTATGAAATGTGGATGGATATTGGGGAATCAAATAACCAATTCCGTTTGGCAGTTATCCAATCTCCAGATGTTCTGCCTCAATCGGCAGAGGCTACGCCTAATGCCTACGTGGTTCAATCTGCGTCTGGTTCGCAAACACCTATGTTAGCTTTCACCGATCGTAACGGTTTGTGGTCGTTCGATTGCTATGCCTATATTAATCAAACGGTAGGCACTGTGGTAGGATTTGATTCGCAATCCGTAACCATTGCGTTATCCCAATATACCACAGATATGGATCCCGATTACTTTGGGGAATTGATCCTGGAATTCACCTCAGGGGTTAATTATTCCATATGTCGTTACATAAAAACTGTAGTTACGGGTGGAGGGTTGGCCACCTTAAGTTTCGCAACCATGATGGCAGTTACACCTGCTGTAGGTGATACCTTCACCGTATTCAAGCGCCAGCCTTTATCATCGTCAAATGTTATATTACGTCCTGCGACCACAACCTTAATTGGAGGAGTGATTGTAGGTAATGGTTTATCTGTTGATAACACAGGTGTTTTATCCTTCGATGCAGTTATGGCTGGTGTGGTTACTTCCATAAATGGTGACACAGGTGTGGTGGTTCTTACTGCTTCCAATATACCAGGTTTAGCTACCGTGGCTCAAACGGGTAGCTATACAGATTTGATCAACACACCTGCCGCCTATACGTTGCCTATGGCATCAACGACTACCTTGGGTGGAGTCAAATTACCATTAACAGGAAACCTTACCAGCAATGCAGGAGTTCTTGATTTAGGTTTCCCTCCAGTGAAAACTGTAGGTGGATTGAGTCCTGACTCCTCAGGTAACGTAACGAATCCTGGAAGCATCGGTCTGGTTGATCCTCAGGCTATTCCGTCTGGTTCGGATTTGAATACTTTCCAAACGTCAGGTTTGTTCTTTACCAACTCAGGTACAGGTGCTATGGCTAATGCACCCGCTACCTACGGTACATTGGAAATTATTCCAATGATAGCAGGAACAACAGGTGGTGATCTTGTGCAGCGCTTTATGGGATCGACCTCTGGCTTTTGGCGTACATACACCTCAGGTGTATGGGGTTCTTGGAATCTGATTGGAGGCACACCTGCTTTAGCAACTACCACTATGCCAGGTGCGGTACAGGTAGGAGGAGGTTTACAGATAACTGGTCTTGGAGTATTGTCCACAGATATCGTAACAGTAGCAGGTAAGAGTCCTGACTCTACCGGCAACGTGGTTCTGGTGGCTTCCGATGTGGGGGCTTTCTCTGCTCTAGAAATAGGTACACCTGGAAATATCCCAGGTGAGTTGACCGCGAATTCAGGCAGCTCCTCAACGTCTACGTACAATTATTTGTATGGTCGATTGCCTGTAGGTCAAAACTCTATTGGTACTTTGGAGTTAGCAGGTACCTGGAATGCCAATACCAACGTAGTTACTCTAGCCCATGCTGAGGATTTCCCGAATCAATCTCTGCTTGCTACAGGTGAGATTCAGTGTGACGCGCCTAACCCAAATGCCTCAGGCAATATAACTATTCAGGTAACGGCGGAAGGTCGCATCTATAGAGTAGCTACCGCAGGTACAACAGCTTTGGATGGAATCACATCTTGGGCGGTAGGTGATCTTGCCGTATCCATCGGTGGCTTGTGGCACAAATGGACTCAGAATCAGGTTCTGACATTCAACACCCGGTACGGTGCAGTAACCTTGACACAAGCTGACGTTAATGCTGCCGTTGCAGGCGTTCTGACAGGTACAACAACCATGGAAGTACGTAGCACGGGAGCCAATGCCTTACTCCTGAACTACACGTCGGGTACTGGAGGTGTTTCCATCGGCAATGGGGCAGGCGGGTCTGTAGCATCCGTAAGTAGTGCAGGTGCCGCAGTATTCACAGGAATCCAATCACCTACGGTTCATTCAACCACGAATCTCCAATTGAGTGCGGCGGGAGGTAATGGTTTGTACCTGAATCTTACATCAGGGGGAAACACGTACTTTGGTAACGGCGCAGGAGGTACACCGGCTTATGTAGATACCGGAGGCAATGGATACTTTACCAATGCTACCGCGCTGTCAGATATGAGAATGAAACATAAATTAGGTTCGTTGACCAATGCTATTCGTAAGGTAATGAATTTGAAATACTTTACCTATGAACTGATTGATGATGATACCAAACTACGCAGGGCAGGAACAAGTGCGCAAGCATTGCAGGCGCAAGTGCCCGAAGCTGTTATGGAACGGGAAGATGGTAAACTGGCAATCGTTAATGAAGCGCACACTGCCATATTAGGCGCGGCGTTGCAAGAAGCTGTAGCGCGTTTACAAATTCTGGAAGATGTTGTCCGCAGATTGACAGCAAAACTTAATCGACAAGGAGAAGATAATGGCAGCAACGGATGATGTAACTTTTACCTATACAGGAGTAACTCCGTATACCACGACATTGAATGGTAATTCGGATTATGTTACGGCTGTTCAATTCACACTGCAGGCGCAGAGAGGTAGCAACATTGTAAGCAATTCTATGTTGTATACCTATGAAACGCCAGTGTTCACCGATAGTAATCCGTATTTGTCCTTTGCGGATTGGTATGCACAAAAGCTGGTACCTCTTCTGGATTCCATTGTGCTTACCTATAAGTGGAAGTCCGATTTAAGGGCTAAACTGGATGCCTTAGACTCCGCACCCACAGCACGCCCTCTATCGATTACAGGAACTACGGTGGCAGAAGTTACTGCGGCATCCACGCCTCCAGTAGCACCTGCAGTTATAGCCACGCCGGCAGCGTCTACAAGCACTACCGCTTAAAAGAGACCTCGGCTTTTGGGATACAGAAAGGATTGGTAATCGTGCCAAGCTGACGGGAAGGATTGAACCTTCTTCGTCAGCCTTGGTACTTTTAGATCGTTTATATCAATCTCAATGCAGTCATCGATGAGTTGTACCAATTTACGATTCCGTAAAATCTCCTCACTGTGTTCCGTCAGCCATCTCTTGCCGCCGCGCGGTCCCTTCTTATACCAGTTTCGGATTGATCCATATTTGGCTAATATCTTTTTGACCTTGGCAGGACCTAACAAGGTTGGAACATCATCTCCCTTATCTCCCACCAGCGTTTGGTAATCTACCATTTGGTGAGACTCGACTCCGTACTTACTAATGGCGATATCAGCCAGCGTATACGGGTTTTTAGGATACTTGATGTTTGAATTATACATAACCACATTAGGATTAAGGAGTTGAATTGAATCCTTATCCTTAGTGGCTATAACCACTCGCAGGTCTTTTGATCCCATAGCAGCACAGACTGCACCGACATCATCTGCCTCATGCTTGGGAGGATGCACGAAAGGAATTCCTGCATCACCTATGTACATCTGGACATCTTTCATGTAGGTATAAATCTCCTTAGTGGTTTCATCCGACTTGGATTTACCCTTTGTCTTTTTCTTTCTGGAGTGTTTGTAATCATCATAAATGTCGTATCGAAAACTCATACCATCGAAACCTACGATAACATGAGTTGCTTTTACCGTTATGGCATCGCGGCATATCATTGAGGTCATCAGGGCGCCTAGTGCGCGCCCAATGGAATTTTCGGTATGAATAACGTGCCAGGCTCGGTTCATGTAAAAATTCCCATCCACAAACAGCAACGTTTTACGCATTAGTTAATCCTGAAAGAGTAATAATCATTTTGTTCGACATCCACTATCAGATGCATGTGAATCAAATAGTCCTCAAAGGATATAAGTTCCTCATCTTGTTGGCAATCGTGCAGAAGGATTTTGTATTTATGTTTAACCGATTTAAAGGCTTCATTGACCTCGGTTTCCACATTGAATTTGAATTTATCGGCAGTTACAGGTATTGACAAATTATTCCGTGCACACATATCCACGTATAGAGCTAAACCTCTTGGATCAGCCGACACAAGATTCGCCTTATCCGACATAGCTACACCATGAAAAATGATGCAGGTTGGTGGTTTGTTATTCATATAAAGCTCCTTTTCACACCTTATTTACTAAGTACGCAATAGCTTACTATCAAATTTTATACAAGTGCAGAGCTTATGAATAAGCGGTACAAAACTTATAGGAGTCCTGTTAATGGAAAAAGAGGCCTTTGGCTATCCACTAGTTACCTACGTGTGGGTAATAGCCGTAGCAGCCTGTGCAGGTCTTGTTAAGTACCTGAATAGTATGCAGAAATTTGTTATAGGTAGAGCATTAATAGAAATTATCACCTCAGGTTTTACTGGTGTGATGACCTTCTGGATTTGCAAATGGGGTAACATCGATTCCACATTACTACCGTTCATAATTGCAGTATCGGGATTAATGGGTAATCGGGCCTGGGTGGAGTTCGAGAATTTCTTGCGAACCAAGTTTCCGGGATTACAACAGCCAGCAGTACCACAGGAGCCTACCTCGCTTCCAGCGGTACAGCCAATAGTCGAAAAATCTACTATGTCTGAAAACCCGGAGCACTAATATGTTTAATATCCTCTTACCTGCGAAAATAAAGATCGCACTACAAAGTGCCGTGTACCTTAAATACAAGGCTACTGTTGATTCAATTTTTGCAGTGTGTTCCTTAGTTGCAGTTCCTACGTTGGTAATATCCACTATAGCTTGGTCTGTCCAGCCAGCGTCCAATGTTAGAGTGTCTGCCCCACATACTAGTTGGGTAAATCTGGAGCAAGGCTCTTCTACCAAGCTTGAACCAAAGATTAGTATGCGGGTTTCCGGACCCAAGGTAATTTACAATTTACAATTGATGGACATGGCAGGTAATCTCGCCTACCGATATCCTCAGACCGTTGTGGACAAGGACGACCTGAAACTAGATACGGTAAATGTCAAATTACCGGACACGATTATTCCAGGAGAATATTCTTTGGTAGCTTACGTTAGGTACCTTGGGAATCCAATTCAGACAAATTCGGTTCAATTCGATTTAGCTCATATAAGCGTAGGGACAAAAACTAATTAGGAGATTTCATGCACTTAGGGAAGATCCTGCTAGGACTGGGAGCCACCTTATCCGCGTCATCTGTTATGTTGGCGTTATATTGGGCTCAGGAATCTCCAACTAGCTTAGAAGGCATTCAGCCTATAGCCGTGGTAACGCAAACCTACGGTCAATCATCTGTAATCCGCGTTCCTCAATTAAGTAAGATTACTAACGAGGCGTTTTATGTATATTCAACGACCATAGATACAGATGGTCAATTGATAATGGTAACGCCTGCTTTGTTTTTAAAACGTCATCAGGATACCTATTCTGTTTTGACCTATCACAACCTTCCGGTTGGGAATTATAACGTGGTTGTTAATGTCAATTATGAAGTGAATCCAATCAAATCCTCAAGTCAACGATTTACGTTAGCAACCTTATCCGTAATAGGAGTTCCAGATGGTAGTGACAGCTCAACAGCTAAAACAATTTGCTTCCGCGATCCCGACAACAAGCTTGGATTCAGCGGTAGCAACACTGAATCCGATGTTGATTCGATTCGACATAACTAACGTGCGTCGGTTATGTTACTTCATGTCTCAATCATATTTCGAGACAGAAGGTTACACAAAATGGGAAGAGAACCTGAACTACAGAACGGCGGAACGTTTACCTGAAGTTTGGCCTACCCACTTCACCATGGATCAGAGCAATACCGAAAAAGCCTACGCTCCTGATTACATCAATAATCCAGAGAAGCTTGCCAACATGATATATGCCAATCGCTATGGTAATGGAAATGTAGCCTCGGGGGATGGTTGGAAATATCGCGGTCAAGGCGCTTTCAATCTTACCTTCGCAGATAATTATAAGGCGGCATCTCAGGCATTATTTTCGGATTACCTTCTTTACACAAATCCTGCCTTAGTTGGTACAGATTTTGAAACTCGTTGGTTAACGGCAGGTTGGTTCTGGAATACGCATCACTTCAATGCGGTTGCTGATGCAGACCAATTCACTGCGATGACTACTACTATAAATGGTTCTCCCTCTACAGTACCTGAACGTCTTGAGGTACTGCATAAAGCCCAAAATATATTCAAGGAATAGCCATGTCATTCTCCTTTCCGTTAACCATTTATCAAAATGGTTTTTCAGGTCCCTTTAATGCTCCTGCTGTTACGTCCTTATCTGTTCTTAGTGCGTCAGCAAGTGAGGCAGTAATATTATCCCAAACAGAGGGAGCACGTTCTCCCGGCCTGTATGTATATGACGGAAATAGTTGGCGGTTTGCCTTACCTGAGATTGAGGTATCCCGAGCGATCATACGGGGATACGACTTGGCTGTGTACTACGGTGTAATTACTCCTGTAACTCTACCATCTGATAATATCGTTTTTAAGAACGGTGTATTACAGTCAGGTTCTGTCTTGACGGTAGGTACTGCTGTTTATGGAGTACAAATTATTTCTAGTTCTCCTGGGGCAGGAGTTTCAGCCTTAAATGCACAAACTGGAGTCGTGGCATTGACAGGTGGTAACGGTATTGGAGTAACTACCACGGCAGGCAACATCCAGTTTGACGTTCAGGATCTTGAATTGGATTCAGGTACCTACTCGTAGTTTAAAGAATTGTGAGAATAAATAACCAATAGGATTTTACATGGCTAACATCATACAGAACTTAAGATCAAATACCTCGGGGACTGTGCCTACAGCAGGTCAGCTGGCAGAAGGTCAATTGGCAGTCAACTTAGCTGATCAAATTCTGTTTTCCAAAGATCATAGTGGATCGGTTAAACAGATAGGTGCCAAACCTGGTGCCAATACCGACATCACATCATTGGCTTCTTTGGTATCCGCAACTGCGTCTGGCACTATTACTGCTGGCAGTTTTACGGGTGCCGGAACGGGCTTGACAGGTACTGCAGGTAGCTTGAATGTAGGAGGCACAGCAGCAGCTATTGCTGGAGGTGCTGCCAACGAGATAAATTACCAAACAGGTTCAGGTACTACAGGTTTCATAGCTGCACCAAGTTCTTCCAATACAATACTTACATGGAATGGTACAGCCTTTGTTTGGACATCTCCTTCAGGTTCAGGTACCGTAACTTCCGTTGCTGTATCTGGGGGTACCACAGGTTTGACCACATCAGGTGGACCTATCACAGGTGCAGGAACTATTACGCTTAGCGGTACGCTGGCAGTTGCTAATGGTGGTACAGGTACTACGACATCTACAGGTACAGGTTCTGTGGTGCTCAGTACCTCCCCATCTTTAACCACTCCGAATCTAGGTGTTCCTTCCGCAGCTACACTTACCAATGCCACAGGTTTACCGCTCACCACAGGTGTGACTGGCGTTTTACCATTGGCTAATGGGGGTACGAATGCAACAACTTCGGCAGGTGCGCGTACTAGCCTGGGTGCGGCAGCATCCGGTGCTAACTCAGACATTACTTCCTTAGTTTCACTTACCACTGCTGCTGCTTCTGGTTTGATAACTGGTGGAAGTTTCACAGGGGCAGGTACAGGTTTAACAGGTACCGCAGGTAGCTTGAGTATTGGAGGAACAGCCGCTTTAGCTACATCCGTGGCTGGTGGAACCGCAAATCAAATCAATTACCAAACGGGTGCAGGTGTAACAGGTTTTGTTCCTGCACCGGGTACAGCAAATACGTTGTTGTCTTGGAGTGGTTCAGCATTTGCATGGGTTGCGGAAGGTACAGGTAGCGTTACCTCGGTTGCAGTGTCCGGAGGTACTACAGGTTTAACTACCACAGGCGGTCCTATTACTGGATCAGGTACCATAACCCTTGGGGGCACTCTAGCTGTAGCCAATGGTGGTACAGGAACAACTACGTCAACAGGTACAGGTTCTGTTGTTCTTAATACATCACCAAGTTTGACCACACCTAATCTAGGTACGCCGTCTGCCGTTGTATTAACCAATGCGACCGGCACAGCCGCTAGTTTGAGTATTGGAGGAACTGCGGCATTAGCTACTGCGGTCGCAGGTGGTGCAGCTAATCAGGTGAACTACCAAACAGGAACGGGTGTTACCGGTTTTGTTACCGCACCAACTACTGCTGGTACAGCGTTGACTTGGAATGGTACATCTCTTGCATGGGTAACTCCTTCAGGTACAGGTGGAGCCAGTGGTGGGACAGGCAGTGACGTGTTCTACGAGAATGCAGAAACCGTGAGCATAAGCTACGCCATAACAACTAATAAAAACGCGGTATCGGCTGGACCTATTGCGGTAGCAAATGGAATAACCGTTACTATACCTACAGGTTCGCGTTGGGTAATCGTCTAAGGAAAAATTATGACTGTAGCACTAGTTTCTAATGCCACAGGCTTAAGTGGCTCGTTACAAGTCGGAGGTGTCGATTCCTTAGTATTCGACGCCAATGGAATTACAAGTGGGTATAGTCTAACCAATACCAGAAATACAGTCCAATATGGAGCCATAACTTCTGCTGGCTACTCAGGCATGTTAAGTGCAGGAACAGGATTAGCTGTGAATTTGGCGGCTACTTCTGTTAATATGCGCACCACATTTGCTGCAGGTGTCCAAGACTTCATAGCTACACTGACAGCCGATACCGCAGGTGTGGTGACGCTACCGGCCTCGAATCTATCCTTCGTATCTCAGGACTGGGTGAGTTCGGCGTCTGTGGCGTGGAATTCTACTCTTGCTCAACCTCAGTATGGTTATTCTTTCAACCAAGCCGCTCAAGCTAAACTGGATTTAAATAATACCAACTTGGATGACTTTGGTAATACCTGGACCAACAATGCAGTAACCTTTAGCAATACCTCACCAGCTATAGCTGGAACGTATATGGGTGTCTTCAACGGTACCAGTTCGTATATGAAGTCAACAGCTATAACCAGTTTAGGTAAGGCTAGTTGGACAGTTCGTTGCAAGTTTATTCCGACCTCCATTGCGACAACCTCCAGTCTGTTTTATTTTGCCAATGCCGCAAACTACGGTCTGGTAGTGAACTTCGTTTCTAGTAAAATTTCTTTTGCTTTATCCAGTACAGGAACTTCATTTGATATAGCTAATGGGGTGGCAGGTAATACCACATTTGTTAATGGTACGGCTTATGATCTTGAGGTAACATACGATGCCGTAGCAGGTAAATATTTTGTCTATGTTAACGGTGTTGCCGAAAGTAATTTGACCATTACCAGCGCGAGTATTCTTTGCCCGATTACGACACTTGCTATAGGGGCTACCACTGCCTTTGGTCAATTCTGGGCAGGATCGATTCAGGGATTCGAATTCCTTCCTTACTGCAAACATCCGAACGGAGTGACGTTCACACCGCAAACGGCCTTATCGAAGGCAGGTACGTCTGGTTACGCTTCGGATTTCTTCTCGATACCAAACATGCAGATGTATCAGGTGTCTGGACCTTCGGTAGGTGTAGGTGTAAATCCTGTATTCACTCCCAAGAATAGAGTGTATGTAGGTGAGGCAGTAACAGGAACCTCCTCAGTTTCCTCGGTCGTGAATTATGCTTTGAATGGAAGATACGATTCAGGCTTATTTGCAGTTGCTGCTGGTAATATAACCTATAGCAAAACCCATAATATTGGAACATCTCAATACGCGGTAGATATAAGTTTTGCAGATGATATCAATGGAACTAATGAGAGAGTAGCTACTTCAAATAGTTTTACAGGTTATGGGTATTCAGGAGGAACAGCTACACGAAACCAGGTATCTGTTATTTCAGGAAGTACCGCTCCAGGTATTTCAACTGCTAATGCAAGCGCAACTACAGGATTTTATAGAGTACGTACCCGAAGGAGTTTTTAATGATTACAACAATAGTAGCGGATTCCTCAGGGTTAACTGGAACGCTGCAGGTGAATGATACGCCAGCAGTAGTATTTGATGCCTCAGGAATTACGAGTGGTTTTACGTTAGGTGTTAGACAAACCGTCCAATCAGGTTCTACTACAGGTGGATATGCTTCCATGCTTTCATCAGGTTCTGGATTGGCACTCAACCTTGCTGCCACCACGGTCCCAATGAAGACGGCATTCGCAGCTGGAGTTCAAGATTACGTGTCTACTCTTAGTAGCGATACCAGTAGCGTGGTTAGTGTGCCTGCTAGTGCCTTGTCTTTCATATCTCAAGATTACGTTAGCCCTACCTCGGTTACCTGGAATTCCACTCTAGCCCAACCTCAGTATGGATACTTGTATGTGCAGAACAGCCAATCTGTCCTTCAATTTGGAGGTTCGGCAGGTTCTACTACATTCCTAGATGACTTTGGAAATACATGGGTAGCACAAGGCGGAGCTAAAGTCCAGACTAACCAGGTTAAATTTGGTACTGGAGCTTTAGGTGGTGGAGGAACTAGCAATGCCTTAAACGGTTCCAGTGATTATTTGAAGAGCACCAGTTTTACCTCACTAGGTAAAACTGGTTGGTCTTTAAGAGCATGGGTTAATCCAACTGTTCTTCCTGCTTCTACATTTTTATCGACTGTAGTTGGGGCATGCAATGATGCTAAGTACGGCGTAGAATTTGGCGTTTACAACAATGCTGGCACTTATTCATTTTCAGCATGGGCGTCCAGTACTGGTACGTCCTGGGATATTGCTTCTGGGATTACCGCGGCTTTGGTTCCTGTAGTTGGTACTTGGTATTTTGTTGAATTTACATTCGATGCAGTAGCAGGAGTATATCGTCTTTATGTCAATGGCACACAATTAACCTCAGCTACCTCATCAAGTGTAATATGTCCTATCACGTCCTTATGTGTTGGTGCACAGGGCGGTACAACACCTGCGGGATTCTTTACAGGTTACATAGATAAGTTTGAGTATCTGCCTTATTGCCAACATCCTAACGGAGTAGGTTACGCAGTACCAACTCAAGCTCCTAACGTAGCTACTCAGGGATACGCCAGTGACTGGTTTAGCATTCCATTGATGACTATGTACCAAGTATCAAGCGCGTCTGGTGTATCAGGAACTAATCCAACCTTTACAGCAAAGAACCGTGTTTATGTGGGAGAAACAACGGCAGGTGTTACAGGCATATCGTCGGTTGTGAATTACGCCTTAAATGGCAGGTATGACTCTGGATTATTTGCGGTAGCAGCTAGTACAGTATATAGCAAGACACATAATATAGGAACAGTGCAGTACACAATTGATCCTACAATTGCTGATGATGTTAGTGGAACCAATGAACGGGTCCCTACTCAGATTTCAGGTAGCAGCTATGGATATTATGGAGCTACAGCATCTCGCAATCAATTTAGTTTAGGATTCTCTACCAACGTAGGTGTAAGTACTGCAAGCGCAGCTATCACCTCAGGATTTTTTAGAATCAAAACACGAAGGAGCTTCTAATGAGCATTTTAGTAGGATCGAATCCGGGAGGAGGTGGAGGTCTGCAAGCCAACGGTGTGAACTCCGTGTCTTTTAATGTAGGCGGTATAACAACAGGTATGGTTTTGGGAGCACGCCAGGCTGTGCAAACAGGCGCTACCAATAGTTCAGGCTATGCCAATATGCTAAGTGCAGGTACAGGACTAGCCATAAATCTGGCAGCTACTACTGTTCCAGTTAGGACCGCGTTTGCATTGGGAGTTAAGGATTACATAGCGACTTTAACTTCAGATGTAGCGAGCGTCGTAACCCTTCCTGCGAGCAATACTTCCTTCATTAGTCAGGATTATGTAAATCCTAGTGCGGTTACTTGGTCATCGACCCTTGCTCAGCCTCAGTATGGTTACAGCTATATTCAGAATCAACAATCGGTTCTTCAGTTCGGGGGTTCAGCAGGGAGCACCACTTTCCTAGATGATTTTGGGAATACATGGACTGCCCATGGAAGTGCGAAAGTTCAAACTACTTCTTTCAAATTCGGTACAGGTGCTTTAGGGGGAGCAGGTACCAGCAATGTTTTAAATGGTTCTAGCGACTATATAAGTTCCAGTAGTTTTACGTCCTTAGGACAGGGTGGTTGGTCCCTGCGGTGTTGGTTTAATCCTGTAGCTGTATCTAGTGCCACATTTCAAACTATTTTAATGGCAGGTCAATCAGCGTCAGGCTATGGAGCCGCAGTAGGTATCGCTTCCAGTAAGATGAGTTACTACCTATCTAGTACCGCAACTAGTTGGGATATCGCAAGTGCAGGTACAGGTACTGCCACACTTACCGCAGGTACTTGGAACTTCATCGAAATTACCTATGATCCTGTGGCTGGAAAATATTTTGGATATTTAAATGGAGTGCTTGATTATACGGTTACCAGTTCCTCCAAGATTTGTCCAGTTCCCGTATGGTCAATAGGAAGTGCTACTACTGTAGGCAACTTTTTCTCAGGTTACATAGATAAGTTTGAATACCTCCCTTATTGCCAACATCCTGCAGGTACCACATATACAGTGCCTACAGCCGCACCAAACGTCGCTACTCAAGGATATGCAGCAGATTTCTTTAGTATTCCTCAAATGACTATGTACCAGGTGTCAGGAGCTTCAACAGGAGCGGGTACTACTCCAACCTTTACTGCAAAGAACCGTGTTTACATAGGTGAAGCTGTAACTTCGTCAAGTGCAATTTCAAGTGTAGTGAATTATGCCTTAAATGGCAGGTATGACTCTGGATTATTTGCGGTAGCAGCTAGTACAGTATATGCCAAATCGCATAATTTAGGCACGACTATGTGGAATATGGATTCCACATTAGCTGACGATATAAATGGAACCAATGAGCGTATAGCGACGCAATCAGCCTTTGCAAACTATGGATACTACGGTGGAGTATCAACACGTAATTCAAGCTCGGTAGGTTTCGCTACCAACGTAGGGTACAGTACGGCAAATGCTGCCATCACCTCAGGATTTTTTAGAATCAAAACACGAAGGAGCTTCTAATGGCTGGGACAACAATTACCCAATTACAACTTGGTGACAGCGTAACCGCATCACAGAATTTTGTGCTTACCAGCGCTTCGGCTGACGGAACGATGAAGTTATCACGTGGTAATTTTGGAGCTACCACACAGGATATAATTACCGTTCCGGTATCAGGCACAGCCAAGATTGTAGGTGCTAACCTAATGGCACAGGCTGTGCGTCAGGCATATAGTGCGCAGGCTACAGGTACAACAACAATGCCTATAGCAGCCTTACCTACGACATCTACAGGTAATCAATATATGTCGTTGGCAATTACTCCAACCAATGCGTCCTCAATCTTGGAGATTGAATGCTATCTGCTTTTATCGAATACTGCGGCGAATCACATAAGTGCAGCTTTGTTTGTATCAGGTAATTCGAATGCACTGACAGCCGCAGCCGAGTATCAAGCAAGTACGAGTGGTGCAGTTCAATTAGCCTTAAAATATTGGATGGTAGCAGGTACAACCAGTGCACTGACCTTTACTGTTAATGCGGGTGGTAATGCCGCAGGTACTACCTCATTCAATGGCGCCAGTGGAGCTGTTTTATTCGGTGGGACTGCGCCTATGTCCAGTATGATAATTCGGGAGTATTTACCGTAACCTAAGGAATTTTAATGGCAGGTGCAACCATAACACAGGTTCAACTCGGGGATAGCGTAACTGCCTCACAGAATTTTGTTCTTGCCAGTGCTGCCGCAAACGGGACGATGAAGTTATCGAGAGGTAATTACGGTTCAACCACTCAAGATATTTTTACCGTACCTGCGTCAGGCGCTATGAAAATTGTAGGTGCCAACCTAATTGCTCAAGTAGTAAGCACTACGGTAGGAACTTTGCAAACGGGAACAACCACCTTTGCTAGTTCAGGGGTTCCTCAAAATACGTCAGGTATTCAATTTTTATCTCAAGCCATAACGCCTACGAATGCTAGTTCGACATTAGAGATTGATGTTGCGTTATTCCTGTCTAATTCATCCTTAGGTAGTGCTTCCTTCGTTGCTGCCTTGTTTCAAGATGCGAATGCCAATGGATTAGCAGGTGGTATGAGTTACTACACCTCAGGGAATATTACCGAACTTGCGTTTAAACATTTAATGGTAGCAGGGACAATTACTGCAACCACATTCAAAGTTAGGGCCGGGTCTACAGCCGCAGGAACAACGTACCTTAATGGGAGCGGAGGTTCCTTGCTGTTAGGAGGACTTATGTCATCACGCATTACAATTAAGGAGTACTTACCATGACCCTTGCAGTATATGCCAAACCTAATGGCACGCAAGGCAGCGTGCAGGTTAACGGAGTTGATTCCGTTGTATTCGATGCCAATGGCGTGGTTAATGGACTAAATGCACCCTTGCTACGGCAGACGGTGCAGAGTGGAGTAACAAGTAACTTAGGGTACGCCAATCCTCTTGTAGTAGGAACTGGTTTGGCTTTAAGTCTACTAGCTACCTCCACTCCTATGCGGACGAATTTTGCAGCAGGACTACGGGACTACGTATCAACCTTGAGTGCAGACACAAAAAACGTCGTAACCCTTCCTGCAAACAATTTGTCTTACGTAACCCAAGACTGGGTGAATAATACCTCAGTTACTTGGTCATCAACCCTTGCTCAACCTCAATACGGATATAGCTATCAACAAAATAACCAATCTGTTCTCCAGTTTGGAGGTTCCTCAGGTTCTACTACATTCCTAGATGATTTTGGAAATACATGGATAGCTAATGGTGGAGCTAAGGTTCAGACGAACCAGTTTAAGTTTGGTACAGGAGCCTTAGGTGGGGCAGGTACTTCTAATGCCTTAAACGGTTCCAGTGATTATATATCAAGCACTTCATTCACCACCTTAGGTCCGGCCGGATGGTCTTTAAGAGCCTGGGTGTACTCAACAGTGTTGCCTACGTCTGGTAATGCGACTCCCATTGTTACCGCTACCACTAGTTCAGGATACGGCGCTTCCCTGTGCCTCTCAAACATAAGTGGAACACTCAAGTTTAGTTACAATCTGTCTTCTACAGGAACATCTGCGGATATAGCAAGTAACGTTCAGGGAGTAACCACACCTACAATTAGCACCTGGTATTTTGTAGAACTTACCTACGACATAGTGGCAGGAATTTATCGTTTATATGTCAACGGTGTTCAGGAAGCCTCTACAACCTCTGCGTCCAAGGTAGCGTCGGGATTCAATAAGGTGCAAATTGGAGGAGGTACAGTTCAAAGCACCAATTACTTCTTTACAGGTTACATAGATAAGTTTGAGTATCTGCCCTATTGCCAAAATCCCAATGGGGTAGGATATGCGGTTCCTACACAAGCCCCTAACATAGGCACACCTGGCTACGCTTCGGATTTCTTCTCGATTCCATTGATGACCATGTACCAGATTAGTGGAGCATCAGTAGCTGCTGGAGTGAATCCTACCTTTACAGCAAAGAACCGTGTTTATGTAGCCGAGGCGACTACAGGAACTGGCAGCCTCACAGGTCTTACCAGTTATGCTTACAATGGTACGTATAGCAGCGTTGCTAATCCAACTACATTTGCGGCGTCCACGACATATTCCAACAATCACAATCTTGGTGTCCCTATAGAGTGCTACAACACCAAACTCATGGTTCGAACAGCCGTTAACTATCCTTGGTATGAAAACTCCCAGACGTACAACGGAGCATGGCCCTACAATTCTACTTCAGGCATATCGAGAAATACCTCAGCAGTAGCGGTAATAAGTTCCATGATAACGAATCAATCTACAACATCCCTAAGCCCGAGTACCGCTAACGGTACGTCTGGTCAATTTGCTTTCATAGTCAACCGTAATTTTTAGGAATCACAGGGAGTAATGATAATGACGGTCACTTTATCACCGAGTTCCACTCAAGGAAGTTTGCTAGTTAATGGTACTGCATCACTAGTATTTGATGCTAACGGTATGGTTAGCGGGCAGAATGCTCCTCAGGTTAGACAGACAGTCCAGTATGGTGCTGTTAATAATTCAGGCTATGCCAACATGTTGAGTGCAGGTACAGGGTTAACGCTTAATCTGGCGGCGACCACGGTCCCAATGAAGACAGCCTTCGCAGCTGGAGTTCAGGACTATATCGCCACCCTGAGTGCGGACGTTGCAGGCGCAGTTACTTTGCCGGCTACTAACCTATCGTTTGTATCTCAGGATTGGGTAAGCGCTACCTCGGTTACCTGGGGATCCTCGTTGGCATTACCGCAGTATGGCTATGCGTATAATATGGCAGCCCAATCCTGCCTGTCATTGAACAATACCAACTTGGATGACTTTGGTAATTCATGGATTAATACAGCGGTAACTTTTAGTAACTCCAGTCCAGCAATTGCTGGTACTTACATGGGAGTGTTTAACGGTACGACCTCCTATATACGCTCTGCTGCATTCACAACTTTAGGTAGTGCAGGTTGGACTTTGCGTTGCAAGTTCATACCAACCGCGGTAGGTACTACTTCTACCATATTCAACGCAGGGTATTTTACAGGATACGGAGCTACGTTATACATATCATCAAGCAAATTAGATCTTTACCTGAGTTCAACAGGTTCTTCTTGGGATATTGCAAATGCGGTAGTTGGCACTTCTACGCTGGTTAATGGAACAACCTATGACCTAGAGCTCACCTATGATGCCGTAACAGGTAAGTATTACACCTATCTGAATGGCGTAGCTGATTCAGCTTTAACGATAACCAGCACTAGTATCATTTGTCCCGTTTCCAATATAAGTGTAGGAGCAAATTCAGTAACTACACCTTCCAACTTTTTCTCTGGCTCAATCCAAGGTTTTGAATTCCTTCCTTACTGCAAACACCCTGCTGGAATAACATTCACGCCGCAAACAACCTTATCTAATGTGGCTACTCAAGGATATGCGAGTGACTGGTTTAGTATTCCTCAAATGACGATGTACCAGGTTAGTGCAGCGTCTACCGTATCGGGAACTAATCCAACGTTTACTGCGAAGAATCGCACCTACGTAGGGCAAGCGGTTACTGGAGCCGCCGCGGTCTCCTCGGTAGTTAATTATGCCTTAAACGGCAAGTATAGTAGCGTAGCTAATCCAACCACATTTGCGGCGAGTACGACATACACGTTTAGCCATAATCTCGGATTACCTATAGAGTTTTACAATACCAAACTCATGGTTCGAACAGCCGTTAACTATCCTTGGTATGAAAACTCCCAGACGTACAACGGAGCATGGCCCTACAATTCTACTTCAGGCATATCGAGAAATACCTCAGCAGTAGCGGTAATAAGTTCCATGATAACGAATCAATCTACCACCACGGTATCAGGTACTACCATAACATCTGGACAATTAGCTATAAACGTTAACCGTAATTTCTAATTTCATTCAATTTTTAAGGAGTAACAAATGGGTTATATCGACAGCAATGGCAACTACTACGAAGGCGATCAAGTAGGTAATGATCTGCAAGTTCCAACTCGCCCAGGTACGGACTATGTTTGGACTAATGGTGCCTGGGTTCTCAATCCTGCCGCAGCAATAGCCTCCGTGCAAACAGAGATTCAAGCTGCTCTTGATACAATGGCGCAATCCCATGGTTACGACGATATCAAGTCAGCCTGCGCCTACGCTGCGCCTGCCGCGGTAGTTGCTTCCACCGATCCTAACTTTGCCTTGTGCGAGAAGTTTCGTCTTGAAGGTAACGCCCTCCAGATTTGGATGTCCTTGACCTGGGCTGCATGCTATGCCTATTTGGCTACGGTCAATGCAGGTACCAATCCTATGCCTACACCTGCCCAGGCTGTGGCAATGATACCCGCCTTCACTTGGCCTACCGTGGTTGCTACACCGAGTACCTGATCTTTAATAAATATTCGCCATGTTAATTTATTTTAACATGGCGAATTCTTTTATCTCAAGGAGAAACGTATGAGTAGATATCGACTGGTTTTGTTATGGATATTCTGTATGTTAGTTTTGCCTATCCTATCCATATTGATGCTATTACAGGCGCTATTTGGTTCGGAAACACGCGCACTATCCATGGCAATAGCCATTGATGAGTGTGGGAATTCAGGCTTTGGTGGACCTCCTCAACAAACCATTTCTCGGCGCACAGGATTAGCTTTGATTGCAGGTAAAGCCTGGGCAGTTCCTGCTTCCAAGTTTATTGATTTTCTCTTTGGTAAAGGCCATTGTCTAGCTGAAGCCCAAGGCCCTGCACCTGTAGGAGAATAGTAATGACACTACCAGCAAGCCCTCCGTTAAGCATGTCACAGATTGCCACAGAGGCACAGGTAGGGCTCCCTATGTCCCTCAATGACACTTCAGTTCGTAACCTAGCCGGCATATCGTCAGGTGCGATCTCGATCCTGAGTCTCCTAGGAAAATCGTACCTTACTTTGAACACTCTATCCGTTCAAAACTATGGTGGAGGTGCTGCATACGGATTCAGTGACGGAGGAGGCTTCGACGGACCTCCTTATTCAGATCAAACGTTCGGATCTCTAGCAGGAGCTTCAATTGGAGGCTATACAACCAACGCTTTGTATAGTTACACCGAAACTACAGGTGACCCTGACAGTGGATATGTAACCGTCATAGAAACATGCTGGATTACTCGGTCTGCATACGGAGATGGGGTATTTAACGGACGTTCTATTGGAATTTATAGTGGGTCTACCCTTATAGACTCGTCGGTTTTAACATACCAATATGACTATGGGGATGGAACACAAACATACTTCCTAGCCAATACGACCTTCTTCGCACCTTATTCAGGACAAGGCATATCAATTGGTTTAATTTGAGAATTATGTGTAAACCAATCCCCGCAATTTTATGACACAGTAGAGGTTCTTATGATATTCAAAATCGAAGCAATGACCCGTATTAAAGCTGCGGGTGACAAATGGATTGCACCTGTTCAGAAGAAGGAAGACAAAAAGACTCCAGCAGAAAAAGGAGATTTCCCCGAAGGTTTCTGGAATGGGTCAGCATCTTCCATTGCTAGTGGCTTAAAGGCTAAATCTAAGGATCTCAAACAAGCTATGTCTCGTCTCAATTTTTACATAAATCGGGGAGGTGAGAATCTCTCAGATGCGGATAAATCAAGACTTGAAGGCGCCAAGGATGCATTGCATAAGGCTTATGGCGAGAAGTAATTAACAATCTAAATTTTCGAATGGAGAAATACTCAATGGACGTAATTGATGCAGGCTCAGAGTTGGCCGAAAAACAAACAGAATTGTATGTTGAATTGGTACGACTCGAAGCAGCTAAAGGCGGGCTCAGGTTTAAAGGTTTTTGTTATAACCATAAATGTGAGGAGCCTCTTACGGATCGTAATTTTTGTGATCCAGCCTGCAGAAATGAGTATGAACATTTTATCAAAAGGAAGCGGTAATGGCTATCACGGCTCCAGTATATCCCAGTGCTTCCATGCGTGTGAAACTGGAAGTGTCCAGAGGTGTTAATCAATTGCAGCAATCGATGGGAACTGCGAATTCACTCTACGTAGCAGACAATTCGATTACGGTAAAAGAGAGCGTAGATTTAATTGCTAATGGTATATATCATTCGAATCCAAATGAAACCATTAACACTTTGGTTATTACCACAAGTGAGCCATTGACTCTAAATGGCACGGATGCAAATGGTAATTTTGTAGTTATCAATATCAGCAAAATGCTTGTATATGATTCGACGTTGGCTAGTTTTGTATTGGCCAATACCACAAGCAACAGGGCACGAATTCAGATTTATACAGTGAAGGTTCAGAATGATCTTTATGCTGAATCTTTCTATTATGGATCTGCGACTCCTCCCTCAGTTTATAACAGTGCCTTCGTTCTCTCATTGACCGCAGTTCAGGGAGTGAAGAACCGTTCCTTCTCTGCCACAGCCGGGAATGGTCAAAAGGTTTATTACTGCTATCCAGACAGCTTTGGTTTATCCAATTTTGCAGTTAATGGATTTACTGGAGGCTTTGTACTCAAGGGTGATGTTCCCGTAATTACGCCACAAGGAACATTTAATTACTATGTGTATGAATCTGATAATGCTGGGTTGGGGGCGATAGATGTAACCGTAACGGACGCATAAGAGGCGATCATGTCTATTGAAATTATTAGTGATCTTGTACCCATAAATAATGGATCATTCCCGACGCACCATGCTGAATACGGGAAGGGTGGTTGGATATCTGTTGCATCTCAATCTGAATTAGCCTCCATATCACCTTTGCGATTAGAGGCAGGTATGGCGGCACGGGCGGTAGATACGGGAATAACGTATGTACTTCAATCGGATCTTGTTACCTGGGTTGCAGATACGTCAGGTGGTGGTATTCCGGAAGCTCCGATAGATGGTAATGGCTATGTGCGTAGTGACGGAGCATGGCAAGTAGTAGGTGGGTTCACGGATGAAGGCACTTATGCCTAATTTCTTTTTCTTAATTTAGGAGCATCATTATGGCATTAACTAGCAATAAACTCATTCACATGCGGTCTGCTGTACCTGGTGCAGTTCCAACAGCTCTGCAATTGGGCGTTGGTCAGATTGCAATCAATACTGCGGATAAGAAGATTTTTATCCAAGACAGTACAGGTGCTATTGATACCATCGCATCGGCTGCTGCTGTAGTTGCTGCAGGTACTGCGGTTCAATCGATTAACAGCAAGACAGGTACCTCGATTACTCTGGGTGCTGCTGATATTGGTACCTACGGTGTTGCTCCGTTGGATGTCAATGGTTTGATCTCCACAAGTAATCTGCCACCTGCTGTTTTGGGTGCACTAGATTACCAAGGTACTTACAATGCCGCAACCAATACGCCGGCCTTGCCAGCAGCTACTACCAACAAGGGTAACTACTGGGTTGTTTCAGCAGCAGGTACCCAACAAGGTCTGACACTGGCAGTTGGTGACTGGGTCCTGTCGGACGGTACAGCATACGAGCGCTTGCAAGCTCAAAATGCGGTGTCAAGCGTTAATGGTCAGGTTGGTGCCGTTGTTCTGACCTCCAGTGATGTCAACGCCTTGGATCTGACCACAGGTGGTACTGTTGCAGGTGCAACTACCTTCAGCGTTCCACTTACTGTTGCGACTGCTACTACCAGCGGTGAAGCTACCAATCTGGGTCAAGTTGAAGCGTTGATTTCAGGTCTGGGAACTGGCTCGGTTACTTCGGTGGCGATGTCGGTGCCATCGTTCTTGTCTGTGACTGGTTCGCCAATCACTACTTCAGGAACCCTGGCCGTTTCCTTGGCTACACAAACAGCTAACACTGTGTTTGCCGGTCCAGGTAGTGGCTCGGCTGCTGATCCAACCTTCCGTGCTTTGGTTGCAGCAGACATTCCAGAATTGTCCCTGGATGAAGGTACATATGCCTAATTGGAATTAGTTCCAGTTTAGGTATAGCCAAAAAAAAGCCCGGTTATCAATTAAGATAACCGGGCTTTTTCACGTCTACCTACTCTAAGGAAGTTGCGTATAACTCTGAATTGAAAGTAATTTCAATAGGAGTGTTATTCAATTTCTCATTCATGGTTTTAAACCAAATACGCTGTGCTGTATCTAATTCCAGTTCTTTGCCTATGGACATATGAGGATTGAAGTCAGGATGCGAGTGTTGAAAACCTACGGATACCAATTGATCATGAACCTCGCTTAAGTCATCTGACTTAATATCAAATACAAAGATATCGCGTTGCTTGTGATCGATCCAATGGAGAACGCCAACTACAGAACCGTACCGAGGTTTATCCTCAGGAAGTGTGATTGATCGATAGTCCGGAAGAGTAGTTCCTGGTTTACAATGCAGGATAGTGCAGTGTAACTCCGTACCGTCCTTAGTTTTGAAAGGCGCGTTAGCCAATAGCCCTGTTAGGGATAACATAGATTTACTATCTGGAATAGCCCATACATACATACCACGCTCGGCGTCCCAGATTGCCGGATACTCGATAGAGGCTTGGAGTTTATGTTTCATGATCAATTGAATAAATGGCGTAGGTATTGGATATTACCGAGAACCTTTTGTTTCAAAGTATCACTAACGGTAACGTTGGTAATAGCAGTCTTGTAGACACCCAAGAGGTTTGCGTATTGTGTGTTGTAGGCATTAGCCTTAGCTACAATCTTAGGAGCTAGGGTAACTACTGTCTCTCCGGTTGAAGCAGCCAGAGTAGAAAGGAATGCCGTTGCCGGACTACCCGCTAGGTAGGCTATGGCATCTGCTTCTTGACGTGGCCACGTAGACACCTCAACATCAGGATATGCACCTTGTAGGGTTGCCAATCCTTTCTGTAAATCCAATTCAGCCAATGCTGTATTAGCCGACAGGAACACTTCATCGGTTAGGAGACTAAAAGCCTTGAGTTGAATCCAGCCGTGTCCTGTGAAATAGGAATCCATACCAGTAGCAGCAGGATATGGAGCCCATAACGAAGTACCCTCAACTACCGTGGTATTATCGGTAGCTTCCATAGCTGCCGTGAATACAAAAAATGCATTGTACTTATACCGAAAATACTTCGGTGTTGTAACTTCCGACGTTACCTCAGTTGATTGATCTGTCATTACTGTTCCTTAAATAAGTGTTTCGGTAACGTTGAGATAGCAGGGATATCCAAAGTACGTTGTCGTATTTATGTACATACTCTCACCAGGGTACGCCACGCAGCATACAGTATCAGCGTGTGAACCATTGCCACTATGATCATCCAATAAGGTAATACCTAATCCATTTATATACAAATCTCCCTGAATGGCATTAGTTGAGGTATTACCGCCAGATGAGGATAGACTGCTGATAGCAAATGAGTAAAATCCTGGGGATGTATGAGGATTGGTATAGGAATAGTTTTGAACCAATCCAGAGAAAATAGCTGTTCGAGTACCACCTGTACCTACCTTACCCGGCATCGTGAAAGGAAACCACGCACTCCAACTACCTGCGCTAATCAATGTTCTGAAATATACAGGCTGACCCCCTGTACCTGATCCATCCCCTCCCCCTGTACCTGTGGGGTACCAGGTCTGGACAATCGATCCGTTACCTGATACCGACTGAGTATTGGAATTGTGAATGACCCCGGGTAAGGCACCGATTGGAGGATAATTACCAGGGTACCCTTGACCTCCTGTTACCGTGTATATACCTGATGCCAGTGTGGCTGTGTTAAGGTCATCTGAACTCGTTAATAACCGTCCAGTGTTAGGTGCGTCATGATTCAAACCATTAACAGCAATTATCCCAGGACTAACTATTTGTAAACCATGCGAGAACTCAGCAATCCCTTGAATGGTTTGAGTAGCTAATGGCACATCGGTTAATGCAGTGAAGCTATAACCGTTGTTATTGTGCAGCATTACGATATCGCCTGCTGTAGGCAAGGACAGCAAAGGAGCCGGGTTCAGATTGAATTGATAATTTGAACCGGCAACAACTACGCTAGAGACTGAGCGATAGAAGCCATCCGAAAACTCCAGAACGAATTGGTTATTTACCGAATTAACCGGGGACGCAGGGAATTGGGATTGGGCGAATTGCACGGATGACGTTGTACCTGATACCACGGCACGCTCACCATAGCGCGCATAGTTGGTTCCCAAAGTCCATTTATCATCGTTTGCTTTATGCAGCAGTGTCGAGTTATTTAATACATCCAATTCATGTATCAATATTGCAGGGGTATCTGGATTAGCGGATACTCCTGGAGGATAAACATCCGACCAAGCGTACACATCCCAAATTGCTGGAGGAATTCCAGATGCAGTAGTAATCTGGAAGATTGCAGTCGATTGCTCCAACTTGATCAAACAGTTGAAGGTATAGGTAGATAGAAGATTGGTACCTAATGATGAGAATTTCGTCTGCAAGGTATCGAATACTGCCTTACCAAACATAACATCATTAGGCAGATAAACACCTACCTCACCAAAATCAAAGGGGCCTGCCTCAGGCGGAATTTGGAGGATAATGTTGATCGTATTATCTCCAATATTCTGATAGGAGATGGGAACCCCTGAGTACAGGGTAGCCCCATTAAGGCCTGTATCACTGCGACTTGGACTGTATCCGTAGGCAGAACCAATTTTGAAGGCTACAATCTCTACAAACGGTCCGGTAGGGGTTGCAACACTTGCAGCAGCTAAGCCTACGTCCGTGGCTAAAAATAAGGGTGTTGCGGCCATGAATAATCCTTTTAATTAAAACAGCATCGAAGCAATAACGTTGAGAGGGCGGCTTTGCATATCCCGAATAATATTAGTGATGTAGTTCCGTAAACCGTAGTTCACATCAAAATTGATAGGGTACGATGCCTGATTCGTAGCGGTTGATGTTACATACTGTGCCTGTGTCTCTGTCCAATTCAGATACATCAAACCAGAACCTGAAGAGCTATTAGCTGTCGTAGGTGACAGGGCGCCTGCTTGCTGATTAGCCCCTGGATAATCACCATACATCTTGAGCATGTAAGGACGAGGTGGTAAGTTAGCCACAGGAGCAGATGCGTTGGCAATGATCCCAAGCACTTGGAACTGTGATGCGTATTGCATTAAATTCAGCGATGCGCGAGCATGCACACCTGCTAAACCGTATACTGCGGCGACATCCGTCATGTTGGCAATCATGCCTTCCAAGATTAATGTGGCTTTGCTATAAGGAGTGGCTGTGACAAAATCGCATAAATTGCCGTATGCGGTCAACTGAGGATTCGGTATAGGAGCCGCAGGGAAATTAATCTTAATACCTGTCAGGATTACCGTACCAGTATCAACCAGACGTAATCCCGTAGCGCCTTCAGGCACAGAGGTTGTGACCACATTGGAAATTACCGGACGTGCCAGATCGATCATGTTATAGGGGTAGGCACCTGTACCTACGATAGTGCTATTAAAATCCCCATAATTCGTGTCACCGTAGAATGCGATGCGCAATTTGCCAGCCACGGTATAGCTGTTATTCAGAGCAAAGGTTTCACCAGCCTTCAATGCAATGGTAACTACACCTTCTATCCTATCCCCATGCAAGGACTGAGCGACAATTTGTTGGAGTGCGTAATCCAATGTTTTCATGGGAGATGTTTCACTACCATTGGTAGTTATATCCGAGCCTTCATTGGCTACGTAATAGATAGGTAACGCAGGTATAGGACCTACGTACAAACCATCCGTTAGTATTTTGATCTGGTTGCTATCCCGTGCAGATAAGGGGACTACCGCAGGAAGAATGGTATCTCCCGTAGCCAATGGCATGTGAGTGTTCGAGGTTGCATCATACTTAAGAGGATTGATATTTGCTGTCATTATTATTCCTACCAATAGGGAGTAAATTTACCAGGGGATATTTCTGCAAAACCTTTGGGATTAACCAAAATATTTGACCTTGTGTGTCCTATCATTCGTGTGCTTATCGTGTCTACAGAGGTCACGGTAGGGGTACCTGTTGAATAAACAGGAATACGAGCTGCTGACCTCGATGACCCTGGTATTCCCACCCATTCGACAGGACCATAAAGAACCGTATAGTTTCCGGTATCAGATGCAGGTCCCATTAGTTGGGTGGGTAATGAATCACTTACCGTTATCGCCTGGTCTGCAACGCTATAAACTGCGTATTTATTTCCTGATTCATCTGAAATGAAGGATGAGGGATCAGCCAATAAATAGGCATCACTAAAGTCTACAGGTGCACCTATTGCACTGTATTGCGTTGGTATAGCAGGAGAAATGCTTTGGAAGGGAGGCGCATTAGCCCCATATCTAAACTCTGTGCTCATTACCAAGGAATTGATCCCATACAAACCTATGGCAACCACGTCCAATGTAGTGTGGTTAGGTTCGATAACATCTACTACGTACATATCAAATGCAGCATCAATGGAGTAGAGTACGAGATTATAATTTGCAATCTCATAAAAGAATGAATTCAACGTTACCAAATCCAATCCCTGGAAACCTCCGAAGCTTTGTATCTGCACATGTGTGGTAGGGTACCACGGTCCACCTTCCCATATAGGCGTTCCTGCGTCAGCCTCCGGCACGAAGGTAACGTAATCCTCCGTCCATAAACTAACGACAACAAGGTTGGTACCTAGGCAATAATTGATAAACTCAATGAAAGCCTGAGTGCCCTTTTGAAACCAATAGCAGCCTACATTACGGCTAACCTGTTGATACGCATCATTAGAAAGAACTCCCGCATTTTGGAAGTTCATACCTAAAAGATTTGTCTGTTTGGATAAGATGGCGCGTTCAGGTTGAGGCCAAGCTGAGAAGGGAATCAATTCCTGGTTTACAATAATCTGCTCTACCGCAGGACTTGAAACCCACATATTACGTATGTTGGCTAAGATATCGATCTTAGCATCCACTTGTGTCGAAAATACCGTATCTATAGAGTTCATCAAATCCATAAAATATGGATTTTGAGACATATATGGGGGCAAGAGAACAGAACGAGGGACCTTATATCCTAAGCGTACCTGCTCGATGTAAGCATCAGCCATTGTAGTGCTCCATATTAGGAAGAAGTAGAAATGCGCTGTTGGCGTTCTGAGAAGTAGGCAGTAACGGTTAAAGAATTCAACGAATTGTATCGGATAGGTACCTCAGACAACAGATTGGGAGGAGTACCGGTAGGAGTAATCGAACCATCATCTGTAAAAGTCAAAGGACTACCTGCTACAACGGAAGCCAGCAAACCGATAGCGCCTGGTTTGCGCCCCCATATATGATACGTAGCTGTTCCATCTACCTCTGGCCAGGTGATTTGAATCGCGTAGGAGTTGGTTGTGCTAACCACCTGAGGAGTTACCCAATTAACGGGAGGTCCCTCTTCTCCTGCGGTATTTACTGTAGATATGCCGTATGCATACTGATACTCACCAAGAACACCTCCCCCTGGAATCAAGGTGTAGGTAGGTACGGGAGATTCAGGTGCAGTGACGATCATGGGATAAGTAGGTGCGATAACAATGGCATAAGACATGGCACCGTTACTTGCTATACGCGCGGCTTCGATCAGATCAGACTCGTAGAAATTAGTTTGCAGGATTCCCTGCTGAGGTGCGAACATTGCGGTGATTTCGGCTTCTACCAAGGACTCCACTTCTGAAAGGGTTGCTGTATTAAAGCAATACACATTAATGGAAACGTCCCGAGGTATGGCAATCGCATCTGTCCAGATGAAACGTCCAGAGTACATTGTTACTGTTTGCATGTAGACACAAAAATCCAACTTCTGCTGCTGTGTCCAAGGTGTCGCAGTTAAACCAGATACCCGGATAATGTTCATCCATTCTACGGCAGCCGGATTAATTTCGCGTTGTGCCTGAGTGCACGCATCAATAATACCGGGGTAGACACCAACTAGAGTCTTGTATTGAGAAGGGGTAACTGCGGATAGGTAGGTGCCAAACGCACCAGACGACAAATTCTTATAAGCCAATACTGGCTTTTCATCACCTCCTCCCGAGGGATTGGATGTGACCGTTCCTGAAATAGTGCTGTAACCTGATACAGAAATAGGTTTACCCAGTAACGTTTGGTTATTCGATGCTTCACCTATGGTAACTGGATAACTAATTTGTACCGTGTCATTGACACCTGGTATGGTACCGAATACGGTAGAACCAAATACTAAAAGCAAACGACCATCCGCTGTCGTCAGATCAGAATAGCCTGATTTTCCACGGAAGTTCCAAAGGTCCCCTAGCGCCTTAGGCAGAACTGTACCATTTAGGGATACCTGTACGTCCTGGTCGCTTACAGTAAAGGTATCTTCTTGGGATTCAAAGGTTTGTGAATCAGTACCTAAACCTGAGGTACTGATTACCGTCATTTGTCCCTGGAACAAGGTGATGTTCTGAGCTACATTAGCACTCAGAGTAATTTGTTCACGAGTGAAGTAGTAGGTTGAAGCTACAAGGAACTGAGTTAAAGGCGGAACCGTAACATTCAAGGTAGACAGGATAGAAGCTGTAATACCTGCAGGTAATTTACGCGCCATCCGAATACCTTGCATCTGCGTATTGGCAAGGATAGCTGAATCAGATTGTGCAGTCTCTGCGAAAGCATTTTCGTACACACGAAGAATCTTACCTTGTGCAAAAGTACCTACCGTAGAGACCAATTCAATGATAGCTTGCGAAGTCTGAGTAGTAAGATTACCTTTCCATGTACCTGTGGTGTTAAGTGCATTCTCCATCTGCGTGACGAACTGCGAGAAGTCTGCGGTCACATCCGAAAGAGTTAGAATTTCATCTGCCATAATAATCCTTACGAGGAGAGGTCTTGTGTGAACTGCATAGATACAACGTCACCTGATGTGGAATCGGTGCCCGATATTTTAACCACGTAACCTGGAATCGTTAAATCCGGCGTAATGGAGGTATTTGAATAATCCAAGGTAATGCGTGGCTCCCATTTCGATATTGCTTGAATCATGGCAATACGCATGTTCCCGGCTGTTATATCATCAATAGGTTCTTGTAGGAATTGGTACCACATTGAACCATACGTAGGCTGGAATATTCGGCCACGCGAACCTATGGGGCAATTGAAAAGATTAATCAAGGAGCACCGAGTGATCGCCAATGTATCAGGTAAACGATCAGGTAACGTATTTTGAGTAACGTCAGTGTTCACGTCAATCCAGGTAGCTCCTGCTGTAGATATTTGGTACGCGGTTGCTGCTGCCATTTATGTCTCCTAAACTCCTGGAGGAATTGGATAACCGATGCCTAAAGCTTCGATTGCAAACTTCCAGTTTAGCGTAATAAAGAATTCATTTTTCATGTAAGGTCTGGTTACAGGAACCCCTGTAGATACAGGTGCGTCCCATAATCCTGCATTAGTCCACGATTGAACGGTAGAGTGTGCGTCATCGACCAAGGCTGTTATATTTGCTGTCTCCGAAGCAGGTGCCGCCGTCACCGTGGCTACGTCTGCGGCCATAAGGGCAGAGGTATAGGCAGTATCTGGTGGAATTGGAAAAACCAGATCGTTGTAGTAATTTACTGGACGTGAGATAGATGCAGCCATAAATCCTGCAAGGCTATATACACTGGTCGCGTTAAATGAAGGGAGTAAGGAACTACCTGTTCCAAACTGGACGTCTAATGCAACATAGCTGTATGCATTAAACATAAAATTTTGTACCTCAGCCGAGCGATCAAAGGTTTTGTAGGCACTTAAAGCATTGGCAAGTTGCTGGAATAAAGGTTGCCACGCGCTTACACCTACATTGGTATATGACCAGTCCTCCTGATTCGTTATGGCTGTGTAGAAGGCTGGATTGAAAGTATTGAGCCATATAGGAATTACTGAATTTGCATTTACCATTTAATACTCACAATGAATTCGTTACGTTAGGACTACCTTCGATTAATACGTATTGTCCGCAATTGACTCCCGTATCGCCCACCCTATGTACAGGTTCTCCATCTGCAAAAACTGTGGACGACCCTGTGATAGCTACCGTAGGGTGCCCGCAGGACGATACCCCTATGGAACCTACCTGACCTGCGCCTGTACCATTAACAAGGACAGTAGGTGCTCCTGTAATTAAGGTGGTTATGTAATTCTGTGGAGTCTTATGGCACGGGCATGTGCCGATTCCCATAGATCCTATTCCGCCAATACCAGACATAGTAACCTCAATTCAAACTAATGGTTGTACCTGTAATAACCACCGCACCTGTGGCAGCAACATTTACATTACCTCCTGTGGAGTTTATATCTACGTTTCCCGTAACGTTGAACTGGAGATTTCCAGTTATGTTTTCCGTTACATTGGAAGGAGCTGTAACAGTTACACCTGACGAACTATAGGCCAGAATATATCCTGAGTTATGCGTCCAGGTCCAGTCACCGGTTTCTAGGTTCACCACTAACTTATTACCTTTAGGATCCTGATAGCCGTATATGGAAGGTGAAGCAAATATAGGATTAGCATTCGCAGCTAAATAGGCGGAAGCTTCGTAGTTAGCCTGGTTTACATCGTTATCTTGTAACCTAACCTTAACGATAGATCCCTTTGCAGGGGTGCCGTACACTCCATAGTTAGGACCTTGTCCAAAAGGAGAATATGGATGAGGAGCAATCCAGGGCTGCTCACCTTGGGAAGGATCAAAGAGGCCGGGTGCAGATACCTGGATGCGATTTATACCTAAAGGATCTGCATTTTCGGTCACAGTACCTAGGATATAATTCTTCTCTTGGCTATCATCAATAGCCTCGCTCATCTTATCGTTAGCACTTTGTAGGCTCATCTAGCCCTCCACATAAGTTTCATTTGTTCCATGACGAATCACTTGGAGCTTCTCCGCATAATTGGAACCTTGTACATAGATAGCTCGACCTGATATAGTGTACTCACCGGAGGCCGAGGTATCTTGAGAGGTATCCTCTTTCTGAACAGAGAAATTAATCTTATCAAATAATTGGAACTGCGTTTGTTGAGGGATTAGGATTTCCAATCCCATTGAAAACAGATTCCTATATCGATTATTCTGATAAGAGGCTCTTTCATAATTAGGATGATTATTACCTACATCGATTGGTGAGAATCTAACAGGGCCATTCTTAGCTTTATCCCGAACCGCAGTATTGTATAAGGGTGCGCGAGAGTCAGATTCGAATTGCAATTGATTAATCGTGGTGTAGGTTTGATCGGCCGTTATGGACTGACTAACACGGGTGTTCGAATACCCAGTAACGGAATTATTGAAACCTGAACCTGCCTTATTCTGAAAAGCTACGGCTGTTATTGCATCTGTGGAATATTGATAAGCAATAATCTTTTGTGTAGCGTCAGGGAGATTATTTATATCCTTGAAACGCAAGGTGCCACTGAAGTCAAGAGCAGAACACATGCAAGAAGTATCGTCCACGTAGGCATTCATGGTTGTTTCTTTTGCGAACTGCCTCCACTTCTTATTTTGAGGTGTCCACAATTGGGAATCATTTGTGTCCACTCCGTCGTAATTTAATCCGCATTGGCTAGCAATCGTAGACAGAATCCCACCCGAGGTACTCCGAATATTCTGATTGGTTGTCCCGGTGAACCATAAAGGAGAATCGTAGTAGCCATCGATGGTATAAACTGCGAAAGGGCCGCTGGAGTCTTTAAGGTGATTGAATTTACGGAAATTAAATGTCTGTGAGTTCGACTGACCTGACCTAACGACAATTCTTAAGGGTATACCATCCTGTAATCCCATACTGTCTATGGTACGGGATTGATCTACAATCTGGAAACAGCAGGTTGGAAAATCCATCGCAGCACTAGCTCCCATATGTAAAAAGTTCAGGGAGTTAATTGTGGATAATGGATACTCATTGCCGTCGATGAAGATCGAAATCTCAATCTTGTTTTGTATAATGTATGACATCACTGCGCCTATTAAATAATAATATTCATTGGGCTATTATTTTGCTGCTTAGATACGTAGTTAATGATATCGGACTTAGCGGCAATATTAAGCGTCATACCTGGATAAACATCCTGCAAAGCATCTGTCAAACCATTGAAGTACAGAATGATACGCCACAATGAAACATCCCCATAATACAGGTAACTAATACCTGGGAGATTAGCCATATCGGCATCGGTAACGGAATGTTTCTGTGCGGTAGGCAAGGCAAATCGGATATTCTTATAGGCAGACTTAAAAACATCATAGTCAATACCTGTGCTATCCAACGGTGTGTATTTGGAGTAATCGTAATCGGTAGACATGAATCACCTCGCATGTTTAAAGATGTTATCAAGATCAGATTGAACCAGCATAAATAAAGGCTTAAACTGAACCGATACCCGGGCGTGTTGAGGCCATCCAGTTAAAACATCAATCTGGGAGGTGTATGTCTTCTGCACATTTGTAATCACTACGGATTCAAAATAGGCATAGTTACCAATCTGAATAGTTACCTGATTTTTGATCTTCTTCCGCCAGGTATTATTTGATGTGGCGCTGGTGCTCGATGTACTCGTAGTGCTACTAGATTGATTAGCACCATTATTGGTAGTCGTTGAAGAGTTATTTAGGAGTGACGTAGCGGTAGTACTCACATCATTAGCTGCGGCTTTCAAGGTCTCCAGGTCTAATTGAGGTCCCGGTGACAAAATAAGATCATTCAATACCGAAGGCGTCGCCAGCTTTAATAAAGCCAATATAGGATCGCGTACCTCTGTCAAGGGATCTGTTTCCGACTGGAATTCTAATTCAACACTAAGTTGAGTATCATTTGATCCTTGCCATACCTGAGCCGTCAATGCTTGGGAGGTTAATCGCAAGCCTCCAAGTTTTGCTAATTGCGATAAAGCTCCGTTACCAAATAAACCTTGAGCGTAAGGTGCTTCGTAGCTTGCAGCAGAATCAAACATGAAAGATTCTGGCATAGGAGCAGTAACCACGGTTGAGGTCTCTGTCTGTATGATACGCACCAAATAATCAGAATTTAGGACTGGCATATTAGGCTTTCACAGCTATTAGAGTGTTCCCCTGGCCTTTTACCAAGGTCTTCTCTCCTCCAGATACCTGAGCAACGGTTCCTGAGGGAGCACTTGAGGGAGCAGTAGCCACCGCAGTTTTCTTTGGCGGTGGTGCAGGCACGGTTAGTGGAGTATTGGTAGTGGAAGTGTCTGCCAACTGCGTGTTATTAGAGGGTGTGGCATTGGCAATTTGGTATTGTGCATTGAACCGTGCCTTCTGATAAGCCAGAAAATCCTGAGGACTCATACCGGCCTTCATACCATTCTGCTCCATGGCTTGTATGGTGGAAGCTGCAACAGGACGACCTAGCATTACGTTGATAATACCTGGTCCAATATTATGCAGCATATACAGGTTTTCACCAGTTACAGGTAATTTGTTTTTCACCAATATATCCGCATTCAAACGTGCCAGCAATGCAGTAGCCAATGTATTGATCCTCATGTTATATCGAGGATCCTGTGCAGTTCTAAAGGTACCGTTCGTTCCCATAGTAATAGAAACCATACCGATCGCTTTACCTGCCGGCGTTTTGGCTAAACTATTCCAAGTAGATACAATGAACTGACCAGTACCGATAGCGCCTGAGGGAGACATAGCGCCTGTCCAGCCTGCCTCCATCTTGACGAAACCTCTCAGAACATCCTCAGGCAAGGCATACATTTGGGCAGCCTCACGTATGTAGGAGTCGATATCTGTACCAAATCCTGTAAAAGTAGTTTTCTGTGGTTTCAATTTTTCCGTCGCAATCTTTATAGGACTATACGCAGGTTGTGTAGTTGGAACAATAGGCTGGGTACCAATTACATTTTGGGTGGCTCGTTGCTGTGTCTGTGTACCTGGAAGGAATGTTTCAGTAACCTGACCTGGAGGTAAAGGTTCGTTTATCGTAGGTTTCAAATACTTATCCCACGCCCACCAAGCTAAACCTCCCAATGCCAAACCGGCTAATGCTAAGATAGGATTCGCTATCACAAAAGCTAATATGCCTTCTATGATGGGAAGTATTACTTCCGTGGTCAGCTTAACCGCAAATTCTATAACCCAGGTAACAATACGCCAAGCCTTTTTAATCACCTCTTTAACCACTGTTTTAATTATTTTTTTACCAAGTTTTTCTAACTCGTGTTTTACCAGGTGTACTATTCCTTCCTTTATATCATCTTCCTCATCGGAGGCACTATTTTTGATTAGCACCTTGATGAGGTTGGATAACATAGTTTTGGCAATAACATCTGATTTTTTACTTTTACTCTGTGCCTTTATTATGGCTGACAGACTACTAAACACAGAGTCTTGGCTTGCGGATTGTGTTATATGATGGATTAGATCCATCTGAGTTTTCTCTTCAGGAAGATCCTTATCCCGCACAAGTAACAACGCGCGAGTTGGAGAATAACTCATGCAATTGCTCCTACATTCATAAGTTGTAACGTATCATCCACACCTGCATGCATACCGAAGGATGCAAGAGTAATAGCTGTAGATGACTGCATACCTCCACCAGGTCGAGATGGAGTAGTATCTGCCTGCGCCGTCTGTAAAGCAGGATCGGGAACGGTTAAACCCTTACCTGTAGTAGGACTCGTGGCGGGAGCAACAGTCGTATTACCAGAACTTCTGAGGTAGTTATCTCCACCTACCGTTGAATTGGTAGGGTTGGCTTGAGAATCCAACTTTACTATCTTACCACTGGCAGCGTCATAGGTATAGCCTCCAGAATCCGTAACGGCCGTTTGATTGACTGCTGTTAATTGAGACGGTACTGTAGGAGAGGCACCCGCCGGAACAATTGCAGACTTGGCACTAGCTACAGGTGAAGAACCTACGGTAGTCGTGGCACTTCCTCCACCAGGTAGGGTTCCTGCACTTGCAGAGGGTGCGGTTGTACCTGGCGGTTTACCCTTATTTTCCTTAGCTGCTTCCTCTGTACGACCTGCCTGTAAACGTTTGATAAACTCAGGAAGACCTGCTAGATCTTGACGTTGCCTATCAGTCAATTTGGATTCGTCACCACCTGCCTTGGCTTTGGCATCTTGCGCACTCTTTAACTTAGTTTGTGCATTAGATATTTGCGTGTCCATTCTTTCTAAGGCAGGTTTCTTGACATCAGGATTTGGAGATCCTTTGAGTCCGAATTCCTTCAAAATACCGCTTACTATGGACCCACCTATGCCATATATGGTGTCCCACGTGGTCTTGATAACTTTTTCAAGATTATCTAAGGTTAGAAATTCTTTTGCGGCTCCCGCAATACCTTTAATTAGGGAAGGTGCGGTTAAAGCTAGGAACAAACCTTGGCCTATGCCTTTAATTATAGACATAATCGTGCCTCTACTTTTCTTGGATGGCATTTTATCCTTCATCCAAGAACCCATTTTGCGAAGCCACGAAGATGCTTTCTTCTCCTCTTCCTCAGGAGAATCCTTTTCTTTATCCTTGTTACCAAGGTTGGCTAGCATATCTCGAATACTACCCATGAACGTTTTCTGCTCATCGGTGGCTTCATAGATGGCAGCTTCCGTCTTCGGTGTAAGCTGGACAGTAGGGCTGGTAGCAGTAGCCTGAGACATTGCGCTACTACCGCCGTCTGCGTCCATCAATTCCCAATTATTCGCATTCGCCCGGGCAGTTGGACTATAACCCAACGCAGGCGAAGTTTCCTGCATACCCGGTTTAGATTGATTACCTTTAACGCGTTTTATTATTTCTAATAACGAATTCTCTACCGCATCCCCGACGGCTTTCTTGATGTCCGCTAATCGGTCAGGCCATTTGGCGTTATCCTTATTATCAGCATCCTCGCTTGCGGCTTCCTGCAAAGCAATTATATCGTCGGTGGAGGGAGTATCTACTGGTTTACGTGTAGGGCTATAACCAGATAGTTTATCAAAACCCTTTGTAATAGCCTCAACATTACCTTGGGCTATCTCATCGAACCTATCATCAATGATATCCTTAAGACTGGCTATGATGTCAGGAGCATAGTTACGCATGACATCTTGCATGGTACTCTTATGCAGTCTGTTATGCGCCTGCTGTGTTAATGGACGCTTACCTGACTCAATACGACCTTGGTTCACTTTATCCAGGAGTTCATCTGCTGTCGCTTCAATAGACTTTACACCTTCATCAAACACAGATTTGGCCAAAGCACTCTGTTGTTCCAATATCTTTGACACAGATTTAAAATCCGATTCGGTAGCTGTACCTTGCAACATCTTGTGGAAAGATGTGCTAGTGGTCGCCTCAAGGGATTTCCATTTCTTTGATTCTGTATCACTTTTGAACTTTGCCATGATTAACCTTTAGCCGTATCCGCGTTTGATGATTACTAATTACCCAATATAAGTTTTGCCGTCCTTCGCGGCTTTTCTCTTCTCTTCTCGAATCGCATTTGCACGATCCGATAGCTGCATAAAATGAAGGATCGGTGTATCCTCGTTCAGATATATATGAAATTCTGACGCGAGGATCTCATGCCGATCCATTACTTCGTTCATATTATGCAGCGGAAAGAAACGAATGGGCTTCAAGGGACATTTTACTGTCCCAGGAAGCGCCGCACTCCTTACATCTAACTTTGATTGATTCCTGCACACCGTATTTATCCAACGTCTTGGAGAATTGCTTGATAGTGAATGCATCATCTGCACTATAAAGCTCTTCATTACCCATACGTTCAATACGCTCTTCGAGATTTAACTCGCGTGTTACACTTCCTATGATACCGCCCTTATCGTCGAATACAGGCATAGGAGCTATGATGGTAAGATAGGATGCCATCTCAGCATTCCACTCAAACTCAGGATCGATGATATTAGGACTCATCGAGATCTCAAGCATATCCCGTACCAAAGCTGGACGCAGAGTCGCGTAAGGATCGGTAATGGTATACACCGCAGGATTAGGAATCTGATCCAGCATATTTACCTGGAGGGTAGTACGATTAACCACCTCAAGAACCTTAAGAGATTCCAGCGTCTTCTCACCACGCTCAATCATGTCAAAATGCTTTTGAGCCGTGCAGTGTGTGGTGTGGGTGAAGGTAGACTTCGTATAGGAGTTTTGACGCAACCAGTACAGTACAAAATAGTAATCCGGAATTGTCAGGTTGAATGCTATATTGGTGTGACCTTCCGAGGTAGAAAGCACGGATGATACTGCTTCTACCGTAGGGAGGAAAGACTTCTCCGCATTAGCCCTCGACAACTTGGCAAGATGCCGATTACTAAAAGGTTTAACATATAAATCCTTGAAAGGATAATATGCGAAGCGCGAAGGAAGATCTAAACTGATTGCTTCTGCGCTCGATACAGGACGCGTGAAACCCGGTGTTACTATTGGAACCTGTTCAGGATGTAAGCCAGGTTCAGGCATGTCAATCGTAGTGCCTTGATGCGCATGTGCCTGTGCACGAGATACCGGAGGTTTAATGGTAACAGGAGCTTGTGCATAATTATCAAAGGTGCCTGCCGTACCTACATTTGAGACCTGCGAAGGTTTGGTGTTCATTGAAAACCCTGGCAACTCCTTTGATATCTGTTGCGCTACTTGAGGTTGTACAACTACAGGCGCAGGAGGCGTAGCACTGTCGGTAATGTTCTTCATTGCCCTACGCTGATTCTCCGAAGCAGACTGCGGGATGAATCCAGGTTTGTTCATATTTTTTGGATTGGAAGGACTGTTGGGAGGTATGTAGGGAGCAGTTTCTTGCTGTTTCTGCTCTATACTAGCCACACGTGCTGCAGGGAAGGCATGAAACTCCCCTTTACCGTGTGGGTTATTAGGGTCAATCTGATTGGGCATACGACGCTCCAGAGTTTAGGGGTAACTACACTATTTACTGCTAGGCTTCGATCAGATTCCTGAAATTAAGCCATTAAAACAAACTCTTAATTGCACTGGTAGCTGCACCAGTAAGACTGGAATATACCGCACCTACCGTTTGTTGAATTGTAGGTACTACACCAGACGTTCCAAGAAATCCTGAGTTTGCAGAATTGCTTAGATTATAAATGGTAGCAAATACATCGCCTACGGAGAAACCTACATGCCATACTACACGTTCCGTATTACCAGATATTAAATTTACAGATTCAACTGAAATAGGCCAGCATTCGGTATACTCAAATTCCACAAGTGTACTTTTATCCGCTGCCAGAACAAAGGTCTTGATAGACTTCTGGAACTTGGATGCCTGACCGTACCCACCTCCATAGGAGGCAGCATTAGCACTTGTAGTGGGATTAAGAACCAATCCTCGCCAAGCTTCTATATAGCTAATGGCGTTATTGTTTATATCCGCGTATATGGTTAAGCGTAAAGGATCTATCGAGTAGGATCCGGGGAAATGTTTATTACGACCTTCCCTGAATATAGAACGAACTTCCACAGTACGTTGAGGAAGATTGACTTCCTCAACATAATACCACGGCAAGGATGCAGCGGTACCTGCGGCAGGAATGATCATAGGTAATTCTGTGTACCAATTGAAAGCTAATACAGGATCAGGACGAGCATTGATACCGCCAAAAGGATCCCCCGGTGTAACGCCACCATTGCTAGAAGGCTGCGAGGAGTAGGAGATACCTGAATTATCTGATAAAGAGGAACCAAAACTTATACCTGTAACCGTAGATACCGTATTGACTAGGTTAGATCCTGCGCTTTCCAATGTGGTAGCTGCGCCACTAAAGTTACCCAATAAAGCTTGACCTGCGGCACCTACTACGGCGTTAATACCACCACTTATAGCTGCGTGACTAATGGTGGTAATGCCAGTAACAATGTTATTCTTGGCATTAGAAACCGCACCGGTAACACCTGATGTTAATTGATTCTGAGCTCCCTTAACTTGGAGCTGCACACCTTGTTTTGCTTGCGAGATGATATCTGTTAAAGACGACACGATGTTTCCTTTTGAAAAGGATCGTGGAGTACGGCTGATATTGGACCCTCAGGAATCAAGCCATACTCCTGGGAATAAAAAGACGGAACAGTCTAAAGCCTTCGCTGCGGTCTTGATTAACTGTTCCGAAAATACACTCGTCAATGCATCCTTCCCATGCATGAACCCTTAGACAAGCGTATCGAAGATGATACATAACACTATTAAATTGAGTGTCAGCTCCAGAGCATTATCAATGCATAATCCGGCTTTGCGGAAGAATTGGGTGCAGGACGATTTATTCCAATACGATCCGGAGCAACCCGTCCTTGTGGCGTCAGGGCGTAACCTGAATGAGTTCCTGGATCAATTACAGGAGCAGCCACATCCATAGACATATCCCGTTCCAGAATCGTTACAGCATGCTCAGGAATCTCAATATGTGATTCTTCCTGAGTACGATACATAATCCACATTGTGGCAAAGGTGGATGCTGTAATACGCTTGACTCTCATAGAGATTAACAAACGATCAGCTTCGTTCGAGTCACACACCATTACGAAGTTTAGTCCACGCGCTTGCGTAGACATGGCGATGAGATCTTTAGTAAGCTGTGCCTCAACCTGAGGTGTATAAGAATCCCATTTCACCCCAAAGAAGAAATCCTTGCCTACAATCTTGGCGTTTACTTTGGTTGGCATAATTACTCCGCTTTTACCTGTTTAGCTAATTTCTTAGCTTGGTCTAAGGAGATCGTTAGAACCCGAGTAATATCATTATCTCGAACTAGTCGGATCTCCTTATTGTTGGACGACTTACGCACACCAAAGCGTTCACCTTTATGGATGACAATAGGATTGCCTCTAAACTCCAAACTAACAGGTTTCGGTCCAGTGAAAACGTACCATTGGTAATCTGATTCTGGCTTGACGCGAGCAACGACATATGAAAACATTAACGCTTCCTCCCAACTTTCACATCACCCCCATTAGCGAACGGCATAGTTACAGGTTTGCCGTGCTTCTTATTAAAGTGTGCCAATTCACGAGCATACTCTGGATCGCGCTCCGCCCTTGCTGAAACCTTGGCAATCATACCATTGATATCTCGTTGCTTCATTCGAGCGTTATGGACAAATTTAGGCTTACCTGTTTTGCCGAATTCCATAGATGCCGAATTCCCGAAGTCCCTCGATAACAAAGGCTTACGTGTACGGTATCCTGCATTCATAGACTGGCTGGTAAACTGTCCAGCTGCGGCTTCCAAGGCTTCCTCAGGATCATAATGATCATTACCTGCCTCGTCTTCACCTTCATGCGTTGTATCTTTACCTGTGTACTTTGCAAGTTGCGCACGGTATTCTTTATCGTCTTTCAAATCCTTTTCTAGGACTTCTGGATCGACACCTGCGGCAGCCATCCAGGTTTTCAATGGAACTGGAACACCTTTCTCTGATGCCTTTTCCAACATATCGAATTTGTTGTCCTCGCCTTTGGCTTCCAGAGATTTATGCCAAATGATCTGAGGCATTTTCAGGTTCGCGCGATTCGAGGCGTTGCGTAAGAATCCTGATACATCATTACCTTGTACCTTAACTTTAGCATCCTTATACAAGCCATTAGCAACAGCAATCAAAGGGAACAAGGTAGAGTAGAAAATCGAGTTGGTCAGATCATTCCGATAAGCATTCATGGTCTCCAAAAATGTCGAATAGGCAGACTCTGCACTGGCGTAGGAAGCATCACCTGACAGGAATGATTCTGAAATACCTAAAGCACGAAGTTTGTAAGGGACAAGAATATCGGCCATGTCCGTCCATTTCCAGAAATCTCCACCAGGGCGGATATCTGTAGCTTGAACAGCATTACGAGTAGATACCCAACCGCCTAAGGGATCATATTCGGCTAATTGGAATTGTTGTACCAATGCCTGCAATTCCTCGGAAGTAGGAGTCCATAAATCATCACCTGCCGTAAGGTGAGTGGTAGCACGTTGGCGACGAGCAGCTTCTACCAAAGTGCCTCGGAACATCGTCTTCTCAATAAGGTACATTGGAAGAATACGATGTAGGAACGACACGTAGGCACGGTCGGTTAAAGAACGTCGACCAAGGTACAAGGTAGATACAGGATTCAAACGAAAATCGCCGTCGCGTAGCATTTGTTGGAATTCACGAGGTAACGATGCCATAGTACGGCGGGCATACGGATCATCTGCATGCATGTACTGCTGTGTGGCTGAACCGACTCTAACGTGAATAGAAGGTTGAACATTGAATAGAGGGGCAGGAATGACGGTGCACTGCAAAGCATCATGCACCAAGGTATCCATAAACTTCTTGGCTTTGGCATCAAAAACCAGTGTGCCACAAAAGAAGCCATCTACCAGGTACGCTTTGGATATCTCTGGAAGATGACGGGATATATTCAGCTGGTCTAGAGCTTCTCGATAAATATCCAATTCCTTATCTTCAAGACCACGTAATTCGTAATCCGAGAAAGGGAATGTAGATTGGATGTCTACGGCTGAACCGGCCACGTTATCGAACAAATAGATGTCACGGTAGAAAAGGGCTAAGCTCGAGGAGTCGGTAAACTGAGGATCCGCAGGAAGAATACCAGTAAGCATATACTGGTACTGCGAATTCCAATATGTATTGGTGGATAAGGAAGCTCCTCCTCCGGAGGATACAGGACCAGTACCTGCCATACCTGCGGTAACCTTGGACCCGTTCTCCTGATAGTTACGGCCAGAGGATACAGGTGCTAAACTTGCACCATTATAACCATGATCAGTTTTGATACGTGATCCTACAACTCCAGTAACTTTGTTCTTTGGGAACATATTGAATCCTTATTCTGTAATTCTTTGAATGGAGGCGCTTAGAGCTTCCTTAACCTGATCCAGTATTTGAGGATCAATATTCTTTAACCGTAATTGCACGTCCTTAAGAAGCAAGGACGGAATGGTTAGCGCGTTTTTATGTTGCATGGACTTTAGGGTTGCTGACCTATACGCAATGCGCGTAACAACCTGAAGGTTAAAAGCCTCTCCCATTTCACGCTGCTTACAATTCTGTACTGACTTGGCATTACCGTTGGCATCAACTACGTACACACCTATACCTTTAGGGACTTCATCCTTTACCTTTTCATAGGTATTCTCATTAAAAATAAAGGAAAACCTGTGTGCGTATTTTAGATACTTACGCCACTTCTTGTCATTTCGGAAATCAGCCACCGAAGATTTTACCTCACCTATGGTAATTACGCCGCCCATGCTAAGCGCAATTATGTCTGCACGTAATCTACCACTCTTATTCAAACCCACTTCGTAGTGGATGGCATAACCCTTAGGCATGAACTTCATTGCTATAGCGTGTCTCAGTCTTTCCGATTCACTGACATCCCGTTTCTGTTTCGTAGCTGTTGCTTGCAAGGATGCGTTGGCTTGAATTACGGATTCATGATTACGGCGCTTACGGGACCTACGATACCTTGCCATGTTTTATCTCTGTAGGAATTGAACAATCTGCATCTTCATATCTTCATATTGTGTCTGCATAACACTAGCCAGGTGACCACGCGTTTCAAGGATCTCTTTCTTGATCTCTTTCTGATCTTCCTTGGTTAAAGCATTACCCGTCTGTATGGATGCATTCGTAATAGTCCGTATATCCGATTCCAATGTGGCGAATTCTTGGACGAACTGGCTACCAATCTCGCGGAAGGACGGTTGAAGGATACGTTCAATCATGGCATCACCAAGCATGCCCCTGTCCTGCGCTGATTGGATGTCGGTCATTAACTCACGGATATTGGATATCAACGCGTTAACCTGATAGACACCTTTGGCTGCCTTAGTTTTTCTAACGTACTGTTCAGAATACGACAACAGATCGAGAAGCGTCTGGAGCATTCTTTTGTACATTAAGGAAACTGCCTGATCTGTCTCATTGGATTCCAACAACTGAGAAATTTGCTCAGAGGAGTCACCAACAATAGATCGCATCTTCTTAACGTTCTTGAGCTTGGAAATCTTCCTAGGGGCTACCTCACCACTAAGGGATCCTGTGTATTCTACCAAGCCAGCCTTAACTCTTACATCACCACTCTTCTGCACACCTCCGGGAAGGGAGGCTTTACGCGCTGATTTTTTTATCATTGACATCTTATTCTAACCTTTGTGCTTTGTGGAATCGTGCCTGCTTACGCTCCTTATTGATAGCGCTTTCCATGGCTCGGGAAATATCAGCAGTCTGTTTCTCATACCGTTCCTGTTCCATTAAACGTACCTCACTTTCGTCTAACGGGGAATCAATATGATAGTAGTTATAATCCAACATTGTCACCTCAATTCATTATGAATTTATTCAGTACCTTCCTTGGATTCTTCCTTTTTCTTGGCGATCTCAAGTTTATATTCTTCAGTATCAGGTTTAGGTAGAACGATACGACACGGGTGGCAGGCAATTACAGGTATACCCGAAGTATGCGAGTCTTCCATAGGCTCACGACAGTCTGGGCACAAACCCTTACCAGCAACTTCGGCTGACATATCAATGCGGGCAGTAACCTTGGTTGAGGCAATAACAGGTTTCTTCGATGCCGTCCAGACTTCTGGCATTTTCAATTCTTTGGCTTTAAGCATTTTAGTCCCTTACGTTTAATCAATGGTAACAGAGATGTATCGGCTGCCTGTCTCATAATTCCTTTGGCACTACCTATGGTCGGCATACCAGTGGCTACGTGCAAACCATAACAACCTATAAGAATCGAATCCAGCTGGTGAGGTGTTGTTAAGCATTCTTTGTACATATCATTCAACTCTTCCTCATTCTTCCGATGCCAGGCGTTTTTCCATGTAGCGGCGGTAATCATCTTGATTGGAAGATTATAGGTGCCAACTAGGATACCTAGCATTAGAGTAACCAACTCGATCAAGGGACCCATTCCGCCTCGGGACTGGAAACGCTCCATGATAATGCCGTTAGGTTTATACAACTTAACCCAGGAATCAATCTCTCCAAGGAAAAGTTGTTTCTGTTCCTTGATATCTCCAACCATGGTCGTAAAAGGATTGGTGAGAATGGAATTGGCAAGGACACGAACCTTGCCCTTCTTGGTAACTCCTACGCAACTAATTCCCATATTGCGGCTACCTGGATCAAGAGCAAGAAGGCATTTTACATATTTTTTTGAAGGTTTGTCAGGAAGCATGTATGCTGCATTAGGCTTCCTTGGTTTCTTTTTAGCCATTTGGATTTCTCTCGCAAATTACTTATACGATGAAATTGTATTGCTTACCTCAATAGGATGAAGAGTTGCAGCTTGGGATCCCTGCCGAAAGTCTTGTACAGCGAGTCGACCAGAGTTGCGCGGACACTCGCATCCTGAATCACGATCCAACGCGGCACGAATCCTTCTGGAGCGCTTGCCAAGGTATAGGCTTTCCCTTCGTCACCCGACATGCCAACGAACAAATCTTCTTCCGTCATGTTGCGCTTAGCCCATGCTGACAGGCCGGAGCGTTGTGGCAGACCGACGCGAACTGTACAGTAGTCGCGCATGACTCGCCATCGGACATCTTCGAGCATTGCCGTATAAGCCTTTTGCACATCAGGCATCCAGATGGCATGATTCTGCTTCACGATATCGAACAGCGACTTCATGTGGTTATCAATCAGCCATTGCAGATGCTCGAAGCGGCTGATCGTTACGTGATTTACGTTTGGTGTTTGAGTCATGATGAATTTCCTTGTAGTTAACGACCGCGGAAACCCATACCAGAACGACCGGCAAAGGCGGGCATCGGCATACCTCTACGGTTAGACGTACCGTCGTACTTCCACGAACGGGCTTCCTGCAGGCGAGCCATAACTTTCGGATCGTGTATTTTAGATGCAATCAAAACGAAGGCACGGTAAATATCATCTGTAAAACCATCGCCCTTGCCAGGCGTCTTGGTTTCGCCTTCGTCCTTAATGGTAAGCATTTGAAGCATCAAATGTTCCACAGGACGATCCTTCATCTCAATTCTATAATCCTCGATGTTACCATCAAAGATTCTTTGAGCTACCTCGCTATTAACCGTAGGGAGAATAATATTTCTGTTCTCCATAGTGGCTAAAGAGTTTGTGAAATCCTTACGGCGCGGCGAATACTGCACCGATTTAACTCTTGGTTTCTGCAATGGATTATTCCCCATATCGTCTGCTAATCGATACAGTAGATCAATGGATTGCCATTGGTCGGCAATTAGTCCTACAGCGTTCACATCCTTAGCTAATGGCAAAATCACATATTGGTACAAAAGGTTAAAGTTGATCCTTCGACCTTCCATTGGCATGCATTCCAGAATGGTAGATACCACGGTTTTATGCGTGACAAAATCAAAATGTCCTGCAGTTATGGTAAATGAATTATTGACGTGTCCGGCATCAATGGAGATAATGGATGGCCAATTTACTGTCCTTACTCGTTCAATAGTACCGTACAATTCTCCAGGTTTATCAAGACAGTATTTCAGTATGTGAGAATTTTGCCCACCAATAAATAAACCTGTTTCAACAACGTGGCGCTTGATGAAGGTAGAGTGAACCATAGGAGGATTAGCTCCAAAGTCACGCTCTGCCTTTTCAGCATTTGAGTTGTAAGCCATAACAATGATTGGATTATCTCTATCAATATCTGGATTGGCTTCCCACGTTGGAAGGTTAATACCTAAGATATATTCCCTTCCTGCCTCTGTGCGGGATTCACGAAGCAATCGCATCATTTTGTCACGTTGGGAGGCAGGAGAAGACACAGACATCATCAAAGCAGGAGGTACGGAATTATAGCCTTCCTTCAAAAGTTTAATACTTACCGACTGTACGGTGGTAAGGGAATTCATCAGTGATTTGTGAGCCTCGTCGGCATTAGCTCTTTCACTTGTCTCATCTTCGTCATCATCACCTTTAGGTAAAGGAAACAAACCCAATTCATCAAGCAGAGCGCATATACGAGTGTCGCCCCGCAAAGTAGAAGAACGAGGACCGGAAGGATAGAAATGCAAATTCTTATGAAATACACGAAGATAAAGAGTGGAATCCCTGTACAACTCTTTACCATATTTTTCACGGTAATTATCGAGCAAGGAAAAATACTCGGAAAACCATTTAGATTTTTCGATCATTTTCCGATAAGGTGTCCAAAGAACACCAATAGCTTTCGTCAAGCTCAATGAAACAAAGGTACAGGTAAGTTCCGTTGATGCCTGCATTGAGGTGCTAAGACTTGCCAAATTAGGAAACTTTAGGTAACGGTGAGTCAGGTACGCAGCGTAGGAAGCCGCACTAGATGACTTACCTGATCGCTGACCAAGTAGATTTACCAGTTGCTGATAATTACGTAAGCCATGATTCTTGATTAAATCCCATTTTTCCCTTTTGCATTTAGGACATTTTCCATGCTCAAGTAATACCAGATGTTCCTTAATATTCTTTGCTGGCATGGTTTTAGATATATTCTGAATATCTAAATATTTAGGATTAGAACAACAGGGACATACTTCTCCAAATAGCATCAAGCCTGTCCACATCTGGCGTGCCCAGGGAGGATGGGCATCTTTGCCAATGATAACAAAAGCAAAATCATAATAATTTTTTGCTAAAGGAAGATCACGATCATCAATCTTTAAATCACGCACCACGCCAGTTACCGGATCCGTAGCTTCGTTCATTAAGGTACGAATATCAAAATCCTCAGGGAGGATCAATTCCTTATCCTTTGGAATAGCAATTCCTGTGTTCGGATCAATCGAATACATATCATCAATTGAATTCAATCCTCCCTTGGAACTACTCAATTTCTCCATCCTGCGTTTATAACGCCGTGCGGATTCTATGTCCTCTTCATTTACCAAGGACGGAAAGAGTTGGGCAAATACCGCAGCATTCTTATCCTGTTTCTTGGAAGATTTTTCGTAATCCTTATTAGTTTTCTTTTTCAGGTGTAGAGCAGGGGCATCTACGATCCTATCAACTAACTCAGACGTTTTGATTTTCTTCTTTTTCTTTTTAGGTACTTCCTCAACTATTTTCTTTTTCTTGGGACGTGCTGAGTCAAATATGGTAAATACACTAGAACTCGAATTCTTCTTCACGCTCTTTTCTCCTACGAGGTTTCGACATCATGGGCGTAGTTGAATGCCTACGATTCCTAGGCGCAGGCATAGGCTGTAGTTGCGGTATGGGAGGCATAGACATGAACTGTGGTTTAAAATTTAGCTCAGCTAATAGTTGGTTTGCTGCCTGTTTAGGCAAACCAAAGTACGCGGCTATAAATGTAGCCATGGAAATATTGGCTGCGGAATTCACCATGCGTTCGAAACGATTAAACATGGTTACATCTACTTCCGTCTTTAGCATTTCCTGTACAACAGCGCGCGCTTGCGTGGAACCTGCGTCCATAGCCAGGGTACGAGGAGCAATTTCCTTCAGAAAGAATTCCCGAACAACTGTAATATTTGCTTTAAGTACCTTGGGAACTTGCTTCTTATATTTTTTAACCCGTTTTTGTATAGGAGTATCTACATGAGATATTATAGGTTTTTTGAATTGCTTCTTCCTACGTTTAATTTCCTCATCCAGAGATTCACTAGGTGTGAAAAAGAAACGCGATCTTTCGGACCGCGCTTCCTTAGATTTAGGTGGGGTGACTTTGGTAGAATACGCAAGTTCGGAAATCGAAAGAAGGGCAGCGTCTGCATTATCCATCTCCGTTTGATCTGTTAGGATCAATTCCTCAGCTTGAGTTCTAACCTTCTTCGATTTCACTGTGAGCATTACTTATCCTTTATTCGTCATCCCCTTCTTCATCACCACCTACAGCCCCTTGCCTTGCCGTTTGAGATTCAATGAAAAGACGTTCTCCAGAACCGTTCACAATTTGCTTGAAACAATATTTGCGTAGATTAACTGGCTTATATCCCATTGCGGCGGAAATTTTGGTCATCGTTTCCTTGTTACCAAGAATCCATTTTTTCAGGAATTCCCAAGGAATAGGTTTCTTAGCTTTACCTAAACCATCAATGTCCAGTTTGAATGCCTTACGTTTACCAGAGAGCTGACCAGTTTCCCGGAGGTAGAAAATAGTATCGAATACCGGATCGATACCCCGCGCAATACCAGCCCCATCTTCTACCCAGATACGAAGATAGCACTCCCGCTGAGGAGTCCACAGTTTGTTCTTGATAGCCTTGACATGCACGTAACGATACACATCAACCCCCTCAAACTCAGCCGATTTCTCTACCTCATCGTAGATAGCCTTGCCTGCCTTTTTACCTGCCTTAGGGCTAAAGGGTGGAGCGGACAAGGCACGAGAGGTCTGACGAAAACGCACGTCAGAGAACTGCTGCAAGGCTTTACCGCCCTTTTCAGTTTCCTTTGGACCAAACATAGCCATGGGATTATCCCGTAGATGATTCAATCCATATACGGTAACCATCTTTTGAGCCATGCGCCCCTTGATGCGCTCTAGTTGCTTGGAGAACGCCGAAGCTTTTACAGACAGTTGATTGCTAATGTCTTCCTCATCCTTTGCTTCTGGATTCATGGCAGTGTAGGAATCCAGGAACACGATACCTTGCAATTTTCCATCCTGTGCCTGAACCCAAATACCATTGCCGTATTTGCGTGTCATGGAAGTGTCCATGTCGTTGGCTAGTTTCAGTTTATTCTTTTTGTTATCCTCAAATACTAACCACCAACCACCTTCTACATAGCGCTTATCAGGCAGTTCACGGAGAATGGAACCTAACCATTCATAGAATCGCTCAAGAATTGTCTCCGCACGATAACGCACACGAGGAGCAATCTCCCATTTGCCATCCTTACCTTGTTTACCAAATACCTCATCCATAGAGAGCTTGATGCCCATTCCCTTAAGGATGCTGTGGACATAGGTTTTCGAGTTTTTGGTAGAGTTATGTGTTACAACACCATTAGTTATGATTGAATGAGGCATGATATCGTTAGCAACACCGCGCAAGGAAATATCAAAAACGTGTTCCTTCTTGCCCGTTTTCTTAACGCATACTACGGATGCGACTTCGTAGTCATCAAGAATTTCTTGAGTCAGGTCAAGACTAATACGCTCCTCATTTAGATGTTCCCAGGCATTACCTGCCCATATCTGATAGATTGTGGCATTCGAAACCCCAAATTTATCAGCAGTTTTCTGAAGGGTGGTTGTGCCATTCAGGGCTTGAATCTTTTTAACTTTAGTTTCTGTGAGAACTGAGGTGTGTACTTCTGCACCTTTTGACGCACGTCCACGTACCTTACGATCCATGGCGTTATCGATCTCGTCTCCATAACGCAAATTCGAAACACGATTGTCTTTTGGATCATCGTTCCAATGGAGAACCAAAGGAGAATTTGCAGGAACAGGTCCTATAAAGGCCCGCGCAACTAAACGATGTACCAAAACTTTCTTCTGAATTGTTCCATCGCAGAGTGATACCCACACGTGTCCATCTTTTACAGCCTGCGGTTTCAACATGCGTCCTTTAACTTGACGCTTACGGGTAAAGGCTTTTCCTGTGGAAGAGGTTAGGCTATCCTCGGTTAACATGTCTAGGGAACGCACATTCCCGAGATTAGATATTTCGTAGCGTTGAGAAATCTTCTTACCATACCCAAATACAGGCTTCCATATTTCCTCGATACTGGAAGAACGGAGTACGAGAACTTGTTCGCCTACACACAAATTCTCGAGAGGTACAACAGTAGCATAGCCGTTACGGAGTACATACATCTTATGTCCATGGCCTCGAAGTTTATGTCCTGTGTTAAAGGATACCTCAGTAGTGGACTTTAATCCCTTATAGAAGAGTTCTCCGGTACGAACACCTGTGCCTCCATAACGATGTCCCGGCTCAACTGTATCTATATCTCGACGAACTTGGCCTGGCCAGGTGCCCGATTTCCAAGTACCAACCATAGAAAGATCAAAGAGATCATCTAAACGTGCGTGTTTTCCTTTGCCATATCCTATTAAGGTATCCGAAGTAACGCAGCCCTCATAATCGATGAAGGCAATCAATGGAATATTTTCTTGAATAGCTGCACCCATAGCCGTCAAGGCGACTGTGGTCTTCGCACACTGTTCTCCGCCTGCGGCTGTCAACATGCAAGGACGAATGCCTCCTCCTGTAATCAGATCCAAGGCTAGCAAGCCTGTGGACATGGGAGGAGATACTTCAAGAGAAGACGATTCGAATCCTTGTCGTTTGGCAATACTATCAAGAGTATTGTCCATGAATGAATTCATATCAAAACCTGCCTTTTCTTTCTTGGCAGATTTCTTTTCCTTTACTACCTTCTCCGGCTTTACCGCTTTGGTTTTCTTAGACTTCTTATCCTCATCTTTCGATTTAGATACTTTCTTGTCTTTGGCCATTAATTACTCCAGTGGAAACGAAAAACCCAGCCGAGATTTCCATCAGGGCTGGGTCGTGACTACACCTATTCAGCCGAACAGGTTACTTCTTTTTCTTCTTTGCGGCTTTCTTTTCAGGTTTGGATTTAGCTTTCACCTTGGACTTGCCTTTTTTCTTAGGCTCATCATCCTCATCCTCATCTTCGTCATCCTCATCCTCATCGAGGTCATCCTCATCTTCGTCCTCATCTTCGTCCTCATCTTCGTCCTCGTCGTCCGACTTGGAAGATTTCTTGGACTTAGCCTTTACCTTGGACTTGGACTTGCCTTTTTTCTTAGGCTCATCATCCTCATCTTCATCATCCTCATCTTCATCATCCTCATCATCCTCATCGAGATCATCCTCGTCGTCGTCCTCGTCCTCGTCGTCCTCATCTTCATCTTCATCTTCAGACTTGGATTTCTTGCCCTTGGACTTAGCCTTTACCTTGGACTTGCCTTTTTTCTTAGGCTCATCGTCCTCGTCGTCCTCGTCGTCATCCTCATCGTCCTCGTCGTCATCGAGGTCGTCCTCATCTTCATCTTCATCTTCATCCTCATCCTCATCAGAACTGGAAGATTTCTTGCCCTTGGACTTAGATTTAGCCTTGGCTTTACCTTTGGACTTCTTAGGCTCATCCTCGTCGTCCTCGTCCTCGTCAAGGTCCTCATCGTCGTCCTCATCTTCTTCGTCGTCCTCATCACGGGACTTACCTTTCTTCTTGGACTTGGCAGCTTTCTTGCCCTTACCCTTCTTTTTGCTGGAGGAGGTCTCTTCTTCGTCCTCATCCTCATCTTCGTCCAATTCAACTTCTTCTGATTTGCGTTTCTTTGCTTTGGTTGCCATATCTACTCCGTTACGTTTAGCCCAGGATTCAAAATTGCGTTTCACTTCTTCGTCGGTTTCCTTTTCAACGAGATTCGATAAATCCCATTTCAAGAGTTCCAACTCTTTTTCAGTCAAGGCCGCCTTGTCCCCGATAACTACCGAATAACGATCCGCAGGGGATTTTTCTTCATCGTACTTAACGCGAACATTGCAGCCATATTTTTCGTGCGTCAAAGGATATGTTTTAGTTTCACCTTTCTTTGTACGCACATTCAAAGCACCTTGCTCTTTGAGCTTGGTAATTGCGCTAGATGGTAAACGAAGAGCCACCACCGGCGTATATGAATCAGAATCTTTGTCCTTAAAACCAGACTTGCGTTCAGCCTTTGTAGGCTTAGGCATATGCTTAGGAGCCTGTTTTTGAGTCGCCCGATGAATTGCATTCACATACGCATTTACTGTGAAAGAAACTTGCCGTTCTTCCTTTGGCAAATCCTTCTGTTGTTCATACAGATCACGCCAAGGATCATACACCGAGCTATCAAGTGTCTGAGTCTTTGGGTCGTAAGAAGGAGCGTTGACGAAGAACTGGGTCTTCGATTTGCCATCCTTGCGTGTGGTGTTCACCCAAAAGCCACCGTATGTGAATACAGGTCCGAAGATTCGAACTTCCACATATTTCTGCTTGGGGAATTTGTACAGTTGAACCTGATCTTCAACGCGAGGTTTATCCTTACCACCTGGACCCCGCATCTCTTCTAGGCTCGTCCCTTGTTGTCCCATCAGGAATTCTCCGTTGTTGATTGCGTTGATTGTTGATCGGACCTTGGAAGCTTCACTGCCTTCTCAAAGTGTTTCATATTGCCTAGGGCTGTTGCTAACCCTTGTACTATGATATTTACTGCACTACGAATCTTAATTATATCCAGGTGTTCATCGGACATAATTAGCATTTGTTGTACATTATTTACTGCAAGCGAAGTGGTCTGCAATATCTGTTGTTGGTGAACAGCGCGTTCGTTCGCTTTGTCTCTAACATGCTTGCCTATGGTGATACTAGCCAATTCGAATAACTGCTCCGGTGTAAGTTTCTCATTAAGCAAAACACCAGCAAGTTCCTCTGCCTGACCTGCACGAATAAGGTAGTCACTTACCGTAGATTTTAAGGCATCAACAAGGACGTTTAGGGAGGCGATTGATTGAACGCGTTGTTTCTCCCGGAGTTCCTCAACTTTTTGATTTACCATAAGATGTCCTTATATGGAAGTTTCCTGAGTTTCGTACATATCAGGGTCTGTTTCCAAAGCCATCATGTGCAGTATAGCCTGCTGAGGTTTGGTAATAAATTCATTTATGCCTAAAGCAATACGCACCAATCCTGTTTTATCAATATTCTTGGATACATAGGCGATATGTTGCTGTAGTTCCCATTCGAGGTCAGGAAGAGTGACACCAATAGCTTCATGGATTGAATCACCTAACTCCTCGGTAAGAGCTTCGTAGGATTGATGTCTCTGCTCCTTAGCCATTTCAGCTACTGCGGACCTTGCAGATTTAAACCAATTCGTAAGGAAGATGGTGAGAACGCCTTGGCGAGAATCACATCGATCAATGGCACGGTTAACGACAATTAGATAAATCTGCACGATATCATTCAGCTCAACTTCGTGTGAATAATCCTCATACGCGCCCTTTGCATGATTCAAGGCTAGTCTGGTGTATTTCTGGACGATAGCTGCCTTAAAGTTACGCGCCTTCTTTTCCCAGAACTCTACCTCCATTAAGGCAGGATAAAGCATGCCACCTTCGCGTAATCCTATGGAACGCTCAATGTTGAGAATAAGTATCTTACGGTTTAGATCTGAATATGGCAGTTTGGTACCTGAACACAATTTGGAATAGAAAATGAGGCGGCGTTGAAATAGGGTTAGGAACCCTAGCAATAGACCGCGGTTGATATAAAGCTTCCGAGCATTCTTAATCATTACCGTAGGATCTTGGCAAGTTAAGGTATTAAATAACCTGATAGGAAGTTGGGTCCTATCGTCGGAGCTATATTTTGCAGAAGCCTTAAGCGATTGACGGGCAATCACCTTGGCGAGGTAATTCAGGAATAAGGAGGGGCACTCGGCGGCTATTGGCGATAATGCATTCCAGATGAAAAGATCCAGGGTTTGAAGATACTGGGCGCTCGTAAGATTGCCTGTTATCTCTTCCTTGGTTCTTTTCATTTTATCAAAAGCAAAACTATGGCTGTACGGTTTTTGAGACATAAGATTTGTTTAATTTAATTTTGTCAGCTTGTGATACGATGAGGACTGATCCCCTTGGATGTAGCTCGTAACTACCATACCTAGATCACAAAGCTGATATCTACTGTTAATTACTTTACGAGAGTACATTATGTCTAAAAATCAATATTATTGTTACGCCCTATTAGACCCAAGGAAGCCCTCTAAAACCAAATTTCGATACGATTCAAAAACTCATTTTACCCACGAACCTTTCTACGTAGGTTTAGGTCAAGGTAGTCGGAGTGAAATTCATGTGCGAGCGGCCCAACGCCGAATAGAAATTCTTTTGTGTACAAGGATCATAAGTGCAATAAGATACGAAAAATACTGAAAGAAGGACACGAAGTGATAGTGGTACGCACACCTACTACAAAGAGTAAGTCCAAAGTTATAAAACGTGAAAAAGAATTAATTAAAACTATTGGTCGTTACGATCTTGGCACAGGTCCGCTCACTAACTTAACTGACGGTGGTGAAGGTGTAATTAACATGTCACCAAAGACGCGTAAGCGTATGTCCAGATTCATGAAGAATATGGAAAGAACTCCGGAGTGGTGTAAAAAACATAGGAAACGCGAAGCGCGGAAAGAAACACTCAGCTGAGACAAAAGCCTTGATAGGAAAACGCTCAAGCCTAAAGGTAATGTCAAGAGAATCTCGTAGAAAGATTAGTATAGCCAATAGAGGGCGTAAACTCTCAGAAGAAACAAAACAGCGCATGGTAAAAGCTCAAACTGAATTGAATGGGAGAAATGTCAGGATCGGTTCTAAAATTTTTAGTACACTGACCTCTGCTGCCAAATATTTGGGAATTAATGGCAGCTCAATGCACTATCAGTTAAACTCAGAGAACTTTCCTGACATCGAATACGTTTCTTGACTCATTTAGGTAGTTTAAATCTCACACTGACATAGAGCGCATATAAGTGCTTACAGAGTCCGGGATTCATGGTGGGATTGGTAACCTTGGGACGTTCGCCATTTGAGTATTCAATCTCTGCTGCATTGCGTTTGGTATTCGCAACCTCCCATCGAAACAGATTATCATCGCAGGAGCAAGAAACGCGGCAATGTAATTGTTTATCGAAGAACGTTACCATCGTTATATATTTACTGCCCACGTGACGTACCAAACGCCCAGATTGGTCTACAACTTTTGTAGTCGTAGTTTGCGCGGCTATGAAACCATAACCATTTGCGTCATGTCCCATTTTGGTCTTCAGGAGCTTAACGTATCGAGATCTTTCAATCCGATCCATGGTGGTTCGAGCCGCTAATTGGGATAAGGTCATCCCTTGATTCTTGACTGCAGGTTTCTTCGTTGCCATTATTGACTCCTAGGTAGATCACACATGAAATTCTACGTAGTGGCTGCGTGCTTTAATACATAATTGTAGGCTTCCTGAATTTCACGGGCGGTACACCTAGCCTGCAGAGCCTCTACATACCGGAGGCCTTGGTGAATTACCTGCAGTTCAGGATCTCCTGCAACCATAATGCCTGTACGGGTAAAGCGTTCATGTACCTTTATTAGCATGTCCAAACTTTTCAGCATGTCTTCACTAATTATGGGATCATTGAAAATAAGAGACAGGCGGGAACCGATATTCAAGCGCAAGGCTAGACGATGCCAGGTACCTTCATCAGGTACACGCTGCTCTAGTTTGGTGAATTCTGCGTAGCCTATAAGAGCACTCATACCTGCATTTGTTTCCTGATTAATTCTTAACAGAATAGGAATGCGGGGAGGTGCGGCCGGTCTGCCTTGTTTGCGTTTGTTCTTAGACTTTGGCATGATAGGTTATATGGATCATTATTTCCTTCGGAAGTTGATACTATAGTAGGAAGGACCTGCGGCGAATTCTGCTGTGAACAGATAATAATCCTCCTCTATATCCTGTTTTGTCATCAAGGAGTTATCGCATACTACCACAATCTTTTCGTACTGAATCTTAATGTCATTCTTTAGAAGAGTTCGGATAACAGCAGAGCGTACCTTGGATTCTATGGCACCTTGGATTATATCCGTTGGAATGTTCTTTAGTAGGCAGGATGCCAGTATTCGGATATACTCATCACATATGTTGGTAAAGATTTCATCGACCCACGGTTCCACTGCCTTTTCTACAAGCATCTTCCTGCGAGTGTTCGTTATCATCTCGCATATGTCCATCAAAAGATTGGAACAGAGATTCATGTTGATATTAAAAAGAGTGCCTTTTACCAATCTATTCTCCTAGAATGCCAACTTATACCTGAGACTGTTACAGGTCTTCCATTATAACTATGCCGTTAAAAATCTTGGCTTGTTGCGAGGAGAAACGAAACTTACGATGTTTGCCAGAAATTAGACCTACCATATTACCTGCATCGATGTACATATTCTTCGCAGTATTACTCAAAGCGTCCTGCAAGGTTTCAATGTCCTCCAGGAGCTCCTGGGAATCCACCTTTAGTACGGTTATGTCTATAGGAAATAAATCGCCCAATTGCCTGCGGTACATAACAACTTCCGAACGGGCCAGGGATAGCTGGACTTCCAATTCCTTAACTCGTTTATCCAATACGTTGAATTTGTCTTGAAGGAGATCAGCCATAATTTAAGCTGCAACTTGAAGGATATTAGCCAAGGTAACAATCTCAGTGACTCTTTCGTCTATAGATACAGCGCTCAGCCTGTGATGGGAATTGGGTGCTCGAAGTTTTAGGAATCCTGTAGTTAGGCGAGAATGCCGGGCACGAGTTTCCAAGGTAGCTCTTCCAGATTCCTCAACAAAGGGAACTTCATCGATAATGGGAAAATCAACAATGAAGGCATATTCCTGAATCATAACGGTGAGACGTAACTCATAAGGCTCAAACCACGTCAAATTTGGATGCTGCTCATTCCACATATACGTATACGCGTAGATATCAGCTGGAGAACGATCTACCAGAATGATACCTTCCCGGGATTTAATCAATTCCTTCTCGTGCTCCCATTTGGAATACAAAATCCGTGTTTGAAATTCACGCATCAGTTTCGGATCAGCAATGATATCCGATAATTCCATGCCGAGTTCTGCCTGAGCTTGCCGACTAGCCTTGAAGTCATCCACGTAGATATCGAATATATTCGCAGCCTTAATAGCATCAAGTGTAGACGTTTTACCCGTAGAGTGCGCACCGGAGAAGGCAATCAATTTTGCAGCCATTTGAAAATCCTTAAAGGAGAATTGTTTTAGGAGTAAAGAAGGATTTGATACGGTGCCATAGTGTACGTTCGGACTTAGGATAGTCTACAATGATTGTTTGCGAAACAAATATTAGTTCGTCTCTACCATTGTGAAGAACAGGCATGCCAAATGAATCTTTAATACGGAATAAGTCTCCGTACTCCAGTTGGTTCCACGTGCATGGAACCCAGGTATCGAAAATCTTACATTCAACATTGATTACCTGTTCTATTTTCATATCTTAATCCCTGTAGGCAGGATAGCGTCATTTATTAGCCTGCTTCCTAAACTGGAATTGCGTATCGGCAGCTACGAAAGGAACCTGCTTAGGAAGAGTAAATACAAATACCTTATGACGATTCGCAGGCTGCCATGCTTTACCATCAAAGGCTGGACGTTTGTTAAAAGCATGGCACTTACCATTTGCATCTATAGCTAATCGAGTTGCCTTGCAAATAGTGGCAGTTGCAGAGGTTACATAAGAACTTGTACTTTCATCTTCCTTTAGCAGAAACGCATAGAAGATTTTAACTTCCCGAGATAGGGGCATTATCAGCTCCCGAGGAAAGGCCGTCAATAGGTGCTTGATCTGTTGAAGGTGGTGCAGATGGCAAACCTCCTAGAACGAACGGTTCACAACCAATCTGTGCCTGAGAAGTAGCCTGGAATAATTCGGTAGTGCTTCCGTCAGGTAGAGCGCAAGTCAGACGTGTACCATCAGGTTCTGTCATACGGAAAATATCCCCCGCCTCCATTTGAACCAACTGAGCCTGCACCCAGATATTGTTATCAAGAACTTCAATAATTCGAATTTGATCGGTTGTAATCATTTAATACTCCTTAGTTTTGAGGTTCAATAGGTTTATCGTCCATGGCTTGCATGAACGTTAATTTATAGCTATAGTCTTGAAGGTTTAGAACAACGTCATCTCTAATATCCTTTAAAGCACCTACAGCAAATGCGCGAGAAGGAACAATAGCAGGACCACCTACGTAGTTCCACCCTTCTGTGCGTTTCTGATTTACGATAGCTTCTAGTTCTTCTATCGTATCGGCGAAAAAGATTTTATAGGTCATGAAAATCTTTCATACAATTAATTTGTAATCTTTGTCCAGGAACTCATTAGCTGTCTTATTGCGCAAGTGGGGAGACCACCAATGTAAATTACCATTCAAACATTTGAAATGACCTCGCACCATATGCATTCTACGATCTGAAGGGATATGTAGAAAATAGTTTTGTACATCCATTAATGTTTTTAATTCCTTAACGCGCCTATCCAAATTTAGAATATGATATTCAAATTTTGGGCGCAGGAATTTAGGAACATTTTGAGACTCTTTATTTGAAGGCTTTATCTTGGTGGTTCCTACATTCTTAGCATTCAACAGCATCAGAATGTACATTACCTGCACCAGACACATTACCGACCATTGAGCCTCGCAATCGTGTAAGGAACGCGCACCCTCGGTGTTTTTAGAACACTTTTGGAATGTACCATTTATATGAGCTGCATAGGAATTACGAACATGCAGTTCATATCTAGGAGAACATATACTGTGCGCATTTAGAGAAAGCTTACTGTTCTCCCGAACAATCCTGTCTAAAGAAGCGCCAAAAGGATGAACTGAACCATCTGAATGGATAGCTTTAAATTTGATGCCCTTATCGGAATTCGTTAATACAAATAATCCCTTCTCATGCTCAATAACAAAAGGGTCGAAAGGCAATTTTGAAAACTGAAATAACTTATCAACCTTTTCCTGTACCTGCGCATCGGTCGAGCCTTTAAACTTAAAGATCTTTTCCAGAAGATCATCAAATGAGTGCTCCTCACTAAACAATTGAGAATCAACAAGGAGCTTAGAACTACTAATTACCTGATTGCGCAGTTCAACAAGATCGGTATCATCATACGGATGAAATTTTAGGGAGTTCGGATTAACTACTCTCTGAGAGGTTAACATTTTCGAAAAGGCCTATTTGAAATAGATTGCATAAGGTTGGTCACCATAGCTAAAATACGCGTATAAGCGTAGCAGGTTCTTCTCCAAAACATTGGGAGGATTATTACATACAATGCGGATGGTCATGGTATCTAGTAAGGTAGGCAAGAAACTGACAAGGGCACCTTCAACGTTAAGAATAGCCGTATCAACCGTTAATTGATCAATCAGGAAGTTACTGGCATTCAAAGCTAGAAGATATCCCTTTACGACATTCTTTACTATGTGACGAATAACCTCCGGATGACCTTCGGTAATTGTTATACTCTCTGTAAGGATGTCATTGTATCCCCGGCCTATGTCTTTGATTAGATCCAAGCTTATGGTGAATTCCTTGGTGACCATACTGTTCCTAAAAATCTGTGTGGTAGCGCACAAACTCACACTTTGCAACTGAGTCGTATAGAGTACGCGCCGGGTTACCGTGTTCAGTAACCCAATATAACCTTTCCCATTTACTGTCTTTCGCAATTTGAATAAATTGATTAAGAACTTCGGTAGCGATTCCTTTACGTCGAAACTCACGCTTAACGTAGAGATCGGATAAATAACACGTAGTGCCTACCGCAAATGGGAATGTATGGTACACCAAATGCGCGAAGCCTACGATCTGATTGTCCACCCTTATCAAATATCCGTATATGTCAGGATTAAACAGGATCGTATTCCAGGCATTCTTTATGCGCTCCCAAGTTAAATCAGGATCATAATCCTGAACCATGTCTGACCAAACTAAATAGTCGTTGGCGTTAGATTCAGTAAGGGAGGTCATACGGCTACTGGCGCTTTGATCGCTGGATGACATTGATAGTCCTCGATAACAATATCTTCAAATTTATAATCGAAAATTGATGCAGCTTTATTGAGCTTCAATGTTGGATACGGGAATGGTTCACGCGATAACTGTTCTTCCACCTGTTCGTAATGATTGGAGTAGATATGGCAGTCGCCGCCTGTCCAGATAAATTCATCAGCAACCATGTTTACCTGTTGTGCCATCATTTCAGTTAGCAATGCATAGCTGGCGATGTTGAACGGAACGCTGAGGAAGGAATCACAAGACATTATATTCGCTATAGTTCGTTAGACTATAACCGCCTGTCGTCCTCAGTTACAGGCTGCTGCATATCACTATGCAGAGTAGACTATATCACATTCCTAACTAAAGGAATCCTTGCACTTCGAGCCACTTGGCTCTACTCTACTAGCTTCCGTATTTAATACGTGCGTTCGATAGTCGTTAGGCATTTAATCTAAATATATGTAGTCCCAGTAAGGAGATTTTAAGCGATATACGATAGTAGGTTTACCTTTGCCGATTGCTCGGCTTGCAGCAGAAACACTTTCATATACTTTACCTTCTATCTTAACTTTGCGTGTATTACCTGGAAGTATGCCTGAAGCATACCGAGCTTTAGCAAGGTTAGACAAATGTTTTAAAGTCTTCTTACTGTGTACTTTATCTGTGAAAGGGTTTACGTAATCCTCTTGTGCAACTCTTAGTCTTGCTGCCTTTTGATAGTTAGCGACATTTTCAGAAGTTGGAACCCAACCACTATGATCTATAGTTTTACCAGTATTGTTTTTAGATATTTTTGCTCTAGCTTCTTTTGTATGAGTTTTACCATACATACCATTTGCAGGACCTTGTCTACCAAAAGCTTCAACTCGTTCTGCCTTGGTCATTGTATTCATACGGTCCTGCACAGCTTTAGTAATTTTCGCAACTATAGTTTTACGGTTTGGATTGTTAGTTAAGTTATCACCACCTATGGCGCCTAAGCCTATATTTAGCATTTTCTTATTTTTACAATTATCAGTAATGTATTGTTGCTCTAATTTTCGCGCTCTAGTAATACTACATAGCTTTACTACGGTAAAAGATAGGTCATGTAACCCGTAAGAGTTGTACACTGCCTGTAGTCTACTATTATGATGTCTATTGTTTGAAAGTGCCTTTAAGTGACCTTTCTTACGTTTACGCATATTAGCAGAACTTCCGTAATAAAACCTTTTTGTCGCCTTACTAGTTATCTTATAAACACCACATAGTATATCCATATTAACCTCGCTAAATAATAACGATATTAAATTGGATACCTAAAATGTACACCTACAATTAATTAGAAAGTTAGCACGGGATTGGCTACGTGAGCTATCCCCCGTTTAACAAGGTTTGCTAATCACATTACTGTGAAAAGGCGCTCAGTGAATCGAACGCTGGTAAAGTTGACAGCTTAACGTGTAACGTGGCACGTTCATTCGGTTTAGATAGAGATGAGCTGAAACCTCATCGTCCTTAGGCATTAAAAATTCAACAGGACGGTAACTGCGCATTTCATCCAGAGGTAGATCGGAACCATTAAGGGGGTCATAACGTTCTTAAACCAAGGTTGATTTAAAAGCCTTAATTGATTCTGGTACAATAGGTTCAATCAGTTCCAGCATGGCTTGAGCATATACCTGAATCTCATATTGGGCATGGCTATGATCACGCAAACGAATGAATCCAAGAAGGTTATGCAGATCAATTGTGGCAAACATTTTACTGTAGGTATTAACTGGCAAAACACCTCGGGCAAGTTCACGCGGGCAACCTTTGGCTAGTAGTTCTTTATAGGTAGCAAACGCGCCCGCGCATTGTCTATCTATAAGATCTTTTACATAGATAGCTGACTCAATAATTTCTTCAGTTCGCTGCTGCTTATTATTTACAGATTGGCTTGTAATCTTGCACACCTCAGGTACGTAATACTCTTCCGGTAATTCCGAGTAACGCGCAGAGATTTCATTGAAAGACCAGGTGCGATGACGATGCCACTGGCGAAACACAAATATAGGGGCTTTGACTTCAAAGGTAAAGGTAACAGATTCGAAAGGAGAAGTATGATGATTTTTCATCAGGTAGTTAATGAGTTTTGCATCTTTACCTGCGTCTTCCCCTGCGCGCCATTCAGCATCATAACTAACACGGGCCGACCTAACAACAGAAAGGTCACTACCCATGTGATCTACCAAACGAATGGATCCATGATTTAAAACTTTAATTTCTTGAGGCATTTTAATTTCCTTGAGTTGATCTTTAAGACTTTTGATAAGCTTATTGATGTTCGATATTGTTTCGATCTGAAAATCATCCAGCGCATTAATTCGAATTACAGGATGAACATGTGCTTTGTTCATAGAGGCCGCATCTGTAGCACGTATATGTTTATTCCTCGGCTTCTTTGATATGGTTATTAAAATTCTCTGCGTACTGCGTATCAATAAGAACTGCCTCTACCTTAATTGCAAATTCAAGAGAGGTTAGACTAGATAGGCGTTCTATGAATACAGATAAACTGAAAGCCTTAACTGGTTTGTGGTTTCGGATTGTCGTTAGAAAATCAGCATGGCTCTTACAGCCCACGGCACGAGACAAAGCGTCAATAACAAAGCCGTATTTAAGATTCAAATGATGCTGTTTACAAGTACTACGTAGAGCATGAACCTTACCAATAACCTGTGATTCAGTAATGAAGAAATCAGCCATGATAACTCCTTAATCGTGTTCCGACAAAGTAGGTACAGGTAAGCCAAGTTTAGTTTTCAGCTCACGGTTTTCAGCAGCTAAGATAGCATTCTCCTTTTCAAGTCTTGAGTTATCCTTAATAAGTTTGACATTATCCTTATGTGCATCTTCCAATGCGTCAATTACTTCTTTTGGATTATCATTCCGTAATTCACCAAACACATTCTTGATGACCTGTTTAGCTAGTTTCTTCCGTGTCTTATTGTCCATTACTGACCGTCCCAATCCAGAACATCGTATTTACCTGTGAATACACCATAGGCAAGTTTAAGTTTTCCGAAGAAACCGGGGATACGTTGGGTGCAGCGAGCAGGTACCCACCTACCGTTCAAATACACAGAGGTGGAAGTAATCTGTTCCTGATATTCCTTATCTAAGATAAGTTTAGGAAGGCTGTATATTACGGGACCTTCACCGTAACTCATGCTGATTCCTTAGGATCATCGGATGTCCAATCGTTTCTACTGTAGCCTCCAAATAAGGAAGCCTCCAGAATCATCGATTTAACATCAAGTTTCAAGGAACGAGATTTATCGGCCAAGGAAAGGGCAATCGCTTTTACCGTACCTGGAGTAGGTTTAGTTTCAGCATCAACAATGGCTGCAATTGACGAGTGCCCGCGCGGTGTGAACTCATCATTGGGAGTAAGCCAAACTGTGGATACAGGTTCTACGGAGAATTCATCAAAGTCTCCGTTATCCGAGGCCCAGGATGCCTTGAGGGCGGTTAAACAGATGTTGTGCACTGCTTTGCGAATGTCATCAAAAACATCTTCCCGCGCAGTCACCACCAAAATGGTTAATGCAGGATTGTAATCTGCACGTTTGCAGGCAGTTTCAAGAAACTTGATTACTTCTTTTTCCACGGTATAACCTCTTATCTTTTAATTTATAACGGAAGGAATGAGCAGCAACACTCTCACCTAATTCAGAATCCCACATTACGTCATCACGCTGTCCCCACTGAGTGGCTTTAATCAAGGACAGAGATAGACACTTATCGTTGGTACCATGTACCGTCCATTCCAAGTATTTACAAGCAAGATTGAATCTCGCATAGTCATGAGAGAATGCTATTAGAGAACCTGCGGTCAATTTCTGACGGGTGCTAGGCAATACATGAAGACAAATGCTTACTGTACCTGGGAAAGCTCTATCTGTACTTAGAATAGCAAGTCCCTCCTGATACGTATCCATTATAAATGTTTTAGTCCAGGTGCTGTCCGGAGGTAGGTCAAAAGACAGATGAGGAACCAGATAGGAAACGGGAAACTTCTAGAGAATTGGCAGCCCTTTGATACCAATCAGCTACAGCAGAGGATAAAGAGGGAGTTATAACCTCACATTTAATCATGTAACTTCCTTACCTTCGACACCTCTAACCATACGACGTGCTGTGCGTACCTCAAGGTTTACGAGGGCTTCTTCCATATGTTGGATAGCACGTTTGTTCTCATCGCATCCGAATTTGGCATCAAGAATCTTTGTACGGTGAATAAGGATGGTTAGCAAAGCTTCGTTGGTCAAACCGTTGACACCACTTGTAGGGACAGGACCAGACTGAAAGTGAATAACTTGTTGGCGAATCCCTGAATCCACAGTGTAGACGTGCCCCTCTTGTACAGGAAGATTTTCAATCTTAACAGACGCTGGAATAGCTGTGACAGTAACGCCGTTGTGGTCTTTATAAATTTGAGTCATAATAATTCCTTAGTTATGGGTAATTTTTGAAAGAGTCCCGTAGAATTTCTTCCAGACGCATACCTGTTGAATTTGTTAACCAAGAAGAGAGTATAGGAAACATTCCTGGAGACTTCGCATCGGCTTCCGATTTCTTACGTTTGTAGGTTTCCCGCATTTCATCGGTCAGTTTATAACTCTTACGGCGATCATACGGCTTTGTGTGTTCCTTATAAATCTCTCTCCGTATACGACGTTCCTTCTCTTCAGGAGTTTCGGGAGTCATAACATTCTTAAGCCCTAGGATGCGACTCATAAAACCAGGCCTATTGGATTCTTCGTAAAGCTCGGTTGCCATTAGTTCACCTAATGTGTAACCACGGTATTCAGCCGAATAGAAAGCTACGTATTCCTTATACGCCTTCGAGGTATAACGAGGGCGATCCGATCTACGTACATTGTAACCACGACCTTTGGATTGATAGTGCTTGCGGCGTTTTGATCTTGATATGTCCGGTTTATAATAGCGAACGTATCCATCCGTTCTTTTCCAGCGTTTCATTTCATTCTCCGATTACGCTGCCGACTCTTCTTTGCAGCCTTCTTCGCCTTACGCTCATCAAAGGTTTTGAATTTCTTGTTGTTACCGCAGCGACAAACACCTTCAGGGCCTTTGTAAACCGCACTAGGTTCACTAGGTGGCTGATATTCCTTACGCTCTACGGGTGTACCTACAGTACCTAATGCAGCTATGGCTGCCAACATAAAGTTATATCTTGGGGTATTCATTTTCTATTCCTCCTGCGCGATTGCTTTACCAGCTTGGCTAAAGTCCTACGTTTCTTTATAGGGCGATGTGCTTTATTATTACCAATGCGCTCTACGTAGTTCTTAAAGAAACCGTTATGGTTACGCCCGTCTATACCACCCATTTCATCATCTACCGTAGGTGCACGATATATTGGGAGAATAGAAGATTCATCAATTACAGTAGGCTGGGTAATTAAAGGATCGTCGTCATCTAATGGACTCATTTTCTATTCCTCTTGCGTGACTGTTTTGCTTGTTTAGCTTTAGCCTTGCGGTCACCCTTGGTATTGTGCACCTTATTATTACCGGATTAGAAGCAGAGGTCATGGTATCTCCAATAGGTCTTTAACCAACTTGGCGCGGGGCGAATTCTTCTTTGGATGAGTAAGAATAAACTGCGCAGCCTCCTCTATACCTTGCCTACGTGCTGCAAGCAAGGTGCACCGATAACAACCACCAAAATCATCAGGTGCATAGCGCGAGTTGCACGGCGAGGTATCCGTACAGCTCAAGCGCTCATGAGTAGGTGCTACCGTATCTATGTACGGAAGAAGTTGATCGTCATCCATTATGCCAACCCCAGGAATAAATGTGTCTGTACCGACAGTAGGACATTATGTTTCATTGCGTACTCAGCCGCATATTTGTAGTTCTTTTCAGTAGCTGCCTTATCGATCAAACCGTCCTCCCAGATGCTGGATACTTCACCAGCATAAGGTTTGAGATACACTGCCATAGGAGAAACGTAGATCTTCTTCTGCGAATCAAAAGCCCATTGAGGCACGATATGATGTGGACTTTCAGGATCGGAATCAACAACAAACTTCAAACAGGTAGCGTTCCACATAACGATAGGAGAAAGCTCCGAATAGCGCTTAGCTAGGTAGGATGCCTTAGGGCTCACCACGGTCATGAACTGACGCTGGACATTCAATTCTTCTACGCGCTTAAAGAATCCAGACTGAGTACCATTCGTTTCAATCTGCACATGCGCGAAATACAGGTTAGCCTTAACCAACAATTCGATAAGTGCGAGTTGCAGCGTTGGCTCGCCGCCTGTGACGACCAACACATCCTGAGAGTTATAACCTGGCAGACTGGTAAGTTCTTCAAGTAGCTGCAAGGAAGAAACACGCCGGCCTTGATCGAATCCGAAAAAAGAATCACAAAACTGGCAATTGGAATCCTTGGAACCAAAGTTGCAACCAGCTAACCGAACGAAGACAGAAGGGTAACCTGCGTAGGGACCTTCGCCTTGAATGGTGCGGAATATGGAAGTGACGAGAAGATCGCCATCTAATGCATCATATTCCTTAGCTTTTACGTTACGATCCACATTTTGAATGACAGAAACTATAGGGATAACTTTACTCATTTTCAAACCTTTTATTTATTAACTGTTTCTTATTTACGCGCAAAGATACGCCAACATTCAAACCTGTGAGAACAACCTGATATGTGTCATCCGGATAAACTAGGGTTATTATTCCCTCTGCTCCCATGCTAGGTTCCAAGGGATCCATAATTACGTATACCGTATCACCCAGTATATAATCTATAGCTGATTTAGGATGAAACGTTACCTTTTGTATTCCATATACCAATTTGGGAAACAGAGAGAAAGCCATAGGAGCCTTAATCGTCGCGTTGTGCGGTTTGATAACAGATGACACCCAATCGTCGCCACTCATTAACCATTACAGTTCGGTCTTCGAATACCATCAAGATATCCTCAATTTTGTAACCTGCGTCCTGAACCAATTGGGGTTTCAATACCACATCCGGAATGGAATAGCTGTCATTGGGCCGCATCAACAACATATCAGAGGTTACGTTAGGTGATATGAACTTCCGAAGTTGGAACAGAGTGTATTCCCTGGCTTTTTCTTCCCGGGCTGTAACGAAAATCAGATTGTGACCTGACTCGATGAACAAGGCGTAGGTAAGGCAACCCGCCATAATTGGCGTGTCTGTGCGCCATAATGCATGGTATCCTTCCCAATCCTTAGCCTCAGCGTTAGGAATACGTTCCTCAGGATCTAAACAGCATCCGTCGATATCTGCAATGATAGGCTTATTTGTTAATTCAAGGATGGCCATTATGTGTCCTTCGGAATCAGGTGATATCATACAGGCAACAAGCCTTTGCACAGGGAGAAGAATTCAGCCCGCGTAGTAGGATTGGTCTTGAATGTGCCGCTCAATTTCGATGTTGTAGTGTCACTGCAAGCATCCTCAACACCACGCAGCTTAACGCACATATGTTCAGCTTGAATGACTACCGCAACGTTATCCGTTTCCAAAAGAAACTTAAGGGTCTCCTGAATCTGCGCAGTTAACCGTTCCTGAATCTGAGGACGACGGCTAAAGAAGTCAACGATACGATTAAGCTTGGACAGACCGATTACCTTTTCATTCGGAATGTAAGCCACGAAGGCTCCGCCTACCACAGGTAAAAAATGATGTTCACAGAGACTGTATACCTGTACATTCCGTTCCAGAACCATTTCGTCATAGCACATCTTGTTTTCTACCACGGTAGCTTTGGGGAAATTACGATAGTCTAAACCAGAACAGAACTCGGTAGTGTATAGCTTGGCTAATCGTTTTGGTGTTTCGATCAATGAATCATCTGCTAGGTCCAAACCGATCTCCTGCATGATGCCGATGAAATGCTGTTCAATCGAGGCCTTATTAGGCTCTTTGAAAGTGAAGGGAGTCTCAACACCACGCGCAATTAGGTGTTCATGAACAGCCATTCCTACTTCCACATCTTTTGAATATTGCATAAATAATTCCTTGTTAGTAGACCATTTTGTGATGGTCGCGCACGTCAGCAACGTGAATGCCGGCCATAGTTTTAACCATTGTAGGACTTTGTCGCGGATGCAAATTGCGTAATCCTATCTTATTTACTGTGGTTGTAACCATAGGTCGAACTATGGTTTTCGTATAAACACCTCTGTGACACACAGCGTCAACTATTTCAATGTTCGCTGTATTCAAGGTTTCCAGGGCATCATGGATATAAACATTGTCTGGCTTCTTAGCTTCTATCCATTCTGCAACTGAATAAAAAATATCAGTGCGGGTTTTCTTAAGTTTCGGATAAAATACCAAACCACCTAAGGTGCGTACCAACGGTTTCTTCTTGGTTTTATCCTTACTCTTATTTTTACTCTTATTTTTACTCTTATCCTTCTTATTTTTTGAAGAAACTAACTTTGTGGAATTTTTCATATTTCGAAAGTACCTCTTTGTAGTGACCGCTTAAGGCTTTGGTTGAATCCGAGATTTCATGTTTGGGGGCTACTGCAAATAAGGAGCCAGCCTTTTTACCATGCCTTAATGGTTTGAATTTATTGGTCACCATGATTTCCTCTATGTAACGAATCATGGCAACGAAACGAGGTTCACCCATGGTGAGACGGAGAATCTTATAAACCTCCCGTATAGGCAAGGTTCCCTTGACATAAGATTTTGCCATATCGCTCAGTAATTCTGTCTGCTTAGACCTAACCCATAGATTGTGACTCTCCAAGATCATAGATTCCTGAATGATGCGCGAATCATCTACTACCGAGCAGATAGGGCAATTGCATGGAAGAGATGTTTTGTAAGGCGTCTTACGATTCAATTCTACTGAGTCAAAATCATAGGTGTCGTACATACCTACTAAGGCACCCAGTCTATGGCTGACCGAATCTCCACCAATAGACTTCACATAGCCTGTAGCGTCCAGAAGTGCGTATATAAAAATCCATAGCTTGGACGTAACACCTAGGACGTGGAAGTATCGTGCAGTCTTATGATACCTATGGATGACGTACATCAAATTCTCTACTGAATTGTAGACATGGTCAACACCCGGCGCAGGTTTAATGTTCAAACCTGCAATGGCTATAACTTTCGCATCCCGATCAAGGACATCCAAGCGACGTTTGCGCCTTTCCAAGGACGTACCATGACTAATCAAAGCCAGATCAATACCCGGATTCAGCCTATCCAGAATATATTTATCGTTGGCTTTGATCATCTTGGATACCGGATCAAAATACAGATGCTCAACAGAACCACGCACAGGTAAGTCCAAGGGCATACCAATATTGGCTGTGTCGTTATAGCGTTTGACCACATCATCCGGATGTACGAAAGGCACAGTTCCTTTCAACATCTGGAAGCCTCCTGAATCCACAATAGATTCAATACCTAAAGCTTCAAACGCGGTCTTATCAAAACTCTTATGGATAGGATTTGCCAGAATCTTAGTTAAGCCACATGCCTTAACGAAAGCAGCGGAACCGATAGGTACCATTACGTCAGAGGGTGCAGCCATAATGGATTTCTTACCACCTCCTTTGGCGTACGTTATCGTCTTATCTGTGGTAAGCCATTGTTTATATTTCCTACCAAAGTGAGAGGATTCTTTTTCGTTGGCTTCATACGTAACGTGAAGCTGCCCAGGTGTGCCAGAGTAAGCTTCGATTCCAGCTGCAACGTAATTGACTGACATGTTATGTTCCCGTGAGGTTCTGTATCTCTTTGATGATGTTAGCCATACCTGAAGTATCCAAGAATGGTATTTTAGGGAAAGCAGGAGTACCGAAGGTAGCCATAAGCGTCCGAAGCTTAACGTAATCCGAACCGGGGTCTGCTACTATGTAAGGAGCGGCACCGGATGAATCAAATAGTAAAGCATCAGTGTCGGTAAATTCTGAGTGACTTAACCCCTTACGCATCAAAGGGGCACAACCGTAAATCAGAGATTCAGCTATGCAATAGCCGTAGTTCTCTTCAATTGAATGCGTTACCATAATTGCTGATTCGGCTAGCTCCTGATAATACTGGAGTTTGGTTAGTCCTGCCTTGATGGTGATTACACCTTCATTCTCTAACTGCAAGGCTTCCTTAATAATCAACTGATTATTGCCTTTGAAGGAAGACCTGGAAGTAGTCACCACAAATTCCCATTCTGGAAATTCAATTTTCAGTCGGAAGAATAATTCCAACGTTTCATTCGGACGTTTTTCAATATCAAAGCGATTGGTCAACAGGACCTTCTTCTTTTTATTGCCTGTATCAAGTGCAGGGTAATCTTGCAGGAATATAGGATTCTTTGTTACGCGAATCTTATTTCCCATGGAAACGACCTCCCTTTCCGATTGTGCAAGAGGTAGAATACGGAGATTGAGTACCTGCTTCTTGTGATATAGCGAACCAACGAAGATCAAATCCAAAGCAGCCAACCAGCCAAGTTCAGTGTATTGCTGATAAGGTGCCGCAATGGCAAAAGCGTCTTCCTTGGTGTAGGAAGCCGCGTGTAGGAAACCTGTCAAAAATACTTTGATACCATTCATCTGCGCAAGAAGGCGAACGGATTCCAATCCCCAGAATTCGATATCCGAAAAGAAGAATACGGTACCGTCCTTAATTTCCTTATTGTGAAACATCTTGGAGATTACCATCAACTGCGAGAATTTGTAATTTGCAGTAGAGTTAATATCCAAAAACGTACCAACTACTACTTCGGATGCAAGTGTAACGCCATCAATTACCTTGACGTTAAAGTTTACACGCCGGAATTCGGTTGGTATATGTTCGTACCAGGCTCCCGTATATCTTTCAACCAGGGGCTCCAGTGGCACGATTATAAGATCAGTCATTTAAATCTCCGTATCATCCAGGAATTCAGCAGGAGTGGTTTGGATAAAATGCCGCTTGCTTACGCACAGAACATTCAATCCGTTATTGAACTTTACCTGGTCATCAGGTAGAAGGTTTTCAATGTGCTCATAAAAAGAAGAACCGTCGTCACCTATACCTTCAACATTCAACATCAAGGAAATATTGGATGGCAACACGGATCTATCCATTAAGCTATTGGTTACCTCCATTGTTATTGTGTAACCATCAAATACCCAACCCAAGGGCATAAGGTTAGATTCATCCCAAGTCGAAGGAATATCCGAAATATAGATATGACCTATATGAGCAAGACGCGCATCCGTATCCAATAAATCTTTAAGAGAGGTAGTCTCTGTATGATCAATGAAGATCGTTTTGATACCACGTAAACGTCCTTCAACTTCAATTCCGATTTTCATTTATGCTTCCAATCGAATGTTATTTACGGGGTCTGTAATAATGACCTTACCTGACGGGGCATTACTGAGGGCGATATCCATTAAATGGCTCAACGAATAACAACCTACGGCGTGTAGCTTATCCAAGGCAGCACTCACCTGTTCCTTATATTCGGTTTTTACCGTTATTTTAAGGTTACCAATTACCTCATTGTTATCTAGGAATGTCCAGGTCGAATACGAATCATAATCTGTTTTGTGAACACTCTCAAACAGATAGTATTTGGCATTCGACTGCCACAGCTCAGCCTGGGATGGATAATACTTATTCAGTACATCCAATTTATCCTTAGCTTCCTTCTCTGGAAGAGTTAAAGCATCAACCATATCCACCGAATAAAAAGATGTGGCCAAATGCCGATATTTGGCATTAATTTTTTTATGGTCAGCGTGGCTATCCTTGCGACTAGGTACAAGAACGATAAACGCAGATTCTACATGAGCGAGGATTTCTTTTTCAGTAGGTTCAAAACTAATATCGAAACCTAAAGCCAGGCTACTTTCGAATGCCTCCCGCCGACGTGTGGCTGACAATTCATAAAAGTAAAAAACCTTCGTATGTGCGCATGGAGGTTTGAGATACCTCCAGCATCCGATTATCTCATCATCCACGTGAGGAGCAAAAATGATAGATCCATATTTATTAGCCATACAAATATTCCTCCGAAAATGGGATATCGTAATGAGCAATGGCTGCCCATACTTCAGCGTCAGACCAGTCGTAGATAGGATAAACAAAGTTTAAACCGAACAGACCATTCTCCAAATACAACGGTAGTTCCTTACGACTGACCTGCTTACCGTCAATCACAACGTCCACAGCGCGACCATTGGAACGATCGTGCTCAGCAATGCGCGTGCCATCAATCTGAGTCTTATAGCCTAGTGAAGGCATAAGATCCAAAGGAGAATATGTAATGACGCGAGGTTGTTCATACAAAAATTCACGCGTTAAAGGATGAACTTCATTCGGAACCCCCTCTAGTTTGGTTGAATGTACCGTCGGCAAATAATCAATTGCCAAATCCGCCAGGTACCGAACCAGAACTGAATCCTTGCCACCGGAGTGACCAACGTAAGTGGATTCAATAGCGAATGGCATGTTTTTAATGCGCTGCACAGCGGTAGCTACCTTAGCTGGTACCTCGGATTGTGCTGCCAAGAATTCAGCAGGATCAACTCCGATAAATCCCAAAAAATGTTTCTTATTTGCTTCAGTAAGCTTGGAAAAGATGAGAGACATAATGTTCCTTTAAATCAATATTGACATGTAGTATTTACTAGACTAAGGGCTTAGGGTCAGGATCACCTAGGGCGACGTACTTATGAAAGGAAGAACCACCGAAGGCTAATTGTGACGTCCACTCCGTATTTGTAGGAGATATCCACACAGGATCTCTGGTAGAGGTACCCAGTATAGGAAAGATTAGAGCAGCGGCATACAAGCTACCTGTGGAGATATACGGTTCAGCGATTGCTTTATTCTCGTCACCAATGAATCCTATTTTTAACCAACCGTTTGAATCATACATTGTAGGAATAAAGCGAGACACTACGGTTGCCAGAGCGTGATTGGCGGCTGCACGATTGCCGGGATAATAGCCTTTCCATAAAGCATGGGACAAGGCGTGAAACACACCAAACCGATAAGTAATTGACCGACCTTGAACAGGGTACGTACCTTCAGGAGATATCATACGCTCCTGGATTTCCGAATATCGGTAAGCCCGGGCACGAATATACCTCGGAAATTTGTGCCACTCCTCTTTATAAAAAGAATAAAAAATAACCTCTGCAATATCATCCAAACCGGGATGCATTACCAATGAATTATAGTAATCATTTTGTAGGTTAATGCCGTCCCCGTATATGCCATCCCCTTTATACCAAGTATCTGTTAAACGTAAGGCTAAATCAATCTTGGCTGGATTAATGGATTCACCTAGGCTCAGGAAGAAAGCAGAGGGCATCGCATCCATGACCACCCAATTATTTGCTATAGGCAATAAGGTATCCAACTTGGCATTAAAATCACGAATAAGGAATTGTGTGGAATCTGGAAGACTACGCCATAAGGAAGGACATCGAATAAAGGCTTGGCACAGGTATCCAAAATCGATGATATTTTGCTTCTCGGGTTTTTTATCAATTGCAAAATATTCGATAATAGCTAAATAGGATAGATGGAGATATTCATTTCGAATATCTCTTTCATCACTATCTTCCAGGTAGGCCTCCAACCAAGGGGCTATACCGCATAGCACTCTGCCTAAAGCCTCTAGGTGAGTGCAGGAATCCCTATTCAAGGATCCTGAATTTACCAATGGCATTTCTGAGAGTCGGGTCAGAACGGGTTTGACCATTTTCTGCATTTCATTCAACCAGAAATGCCGAGTTGGATATTCTATTTGATTACTGACTGACATTGAAACCATCCTTGGTGGATACCACCGTTGTAGCAATCGAATCTGTCCCTGTCCATTGACCACCAATGTAAGGCTCTTCTAGACCAATATGGATCGCCTCGTTACCTGAATGCAAAGCGATGGAATACTTGCTAGCAGCTAGCTGGTTTTCAAGGACAATGTCGTAGCCACGGATGCCGCGTTGCGTGAATTTATCCAATACCGGACGCCAAATTATCATGTCTTGGTAAACCTCTTGGGTCATGCAATATAACTGAGAGATCCATTTTTGATTATGGAACGTAAATTCGTTAGCAAAATAATGATGCTTTGCTTTACCTGGAGGATGATGCTGTAGGAAATGTTCCATTGAGGTATAGCGAACCTCATCAAAATCCTTAAAGCCTCGGGAATTATCGGCATCCATAACGCCGATCGTAATAACGTCAGCAATGCCTTTCTGTGTGGATTCCAATAAACGTTCCAGGGACCTCGGAGAGATAATCAGATCATCATCCAAATTAACGAAATAATTCCGTTTAAGACTAATTTTCTTGGAGTGAGCAACGGACAAAGCTTCGTTGATAGGAACGATGCATACCATATTGCCTGTGGCACGCGCGATACGCAACAGCATGTCTTTCGCATAGCTATAGGCTACAAGGTTAGTAGAGGTTTGATCATCGTACCACTGAACCTGGAATTCACCATTAACAACCGAATTCATTACGCAGGTTAAGGTACTTATGAGAAGAGGAACACGTCCTTCATATGTAGTGGTGAGGAATGTGAAGTCCGCAAAGTTTAGTTTAGACATGTCAAGCCTCTGCCGTATATTCCAAAGTAGCGCCGTTGATGTTGTCCTCGTACACAGATACCTGAATATGCCGCAAAGGATATTGAGAAGCAATCTGACCAATCAAGGCTTCTGCCATCATCTCACACGATTGGCTATTCAATTCGAGAGTACCCTCCGAATACAGGCGTTCGCACCAGCGTTTGAATTGGATGAATTCAATGTCACGGTCGTTGAATGTTACAGCTACCTTGACGACAAAATGGAAATAATGGAAGTGAGGGGAACCTAAGAATGAGACATCGTCCCACCCTCCAGTGGCAAGTTTAGGATCGGTAGCTGCCTGTGGGTAACAATGAATTCCTTCTTTGACAAACTTAACTTCGATCCAACGTTTTGTAATTGGCATTTTAAATCCTTAATCTGGTTGGTTAATATAAACAATTTCACGAGGATGGTCAGGAAGGTAGGAAGCACTATTAGCTGTATGCTCGGCAACGGTTACCAAAGTCAGCTTAACTGTCTTAGCACGCTCGGGAAACTTTTGTGCTAGTGCGGTAGTCACCATGTTGTAAATTTCTTCCGCAAATTTCTCGCAGCCTACGTTAGGAATAATAGTAAGCTGGAGAATGCCTCGTTTCTCTGCTTCCTTAAACCATTCAAGCTGCGGATCGTCTGAAGCTACTACTGTCTTATGATCGAAGTTTTCCTGGAGCAGTTGCTTGACGAAGTCCAAACCACCAAAATCAATTACCCAATTGCGCGAGTCTAAGGTTGTACTTTCAAATTCAAAATGAAACTTAAGAGCATACCCGTGCAGGAAAGAACAATGGGAATGCGTAGCTCTCCATTGCCGAAATGCTGCGCTAATGCCGATACTGTGATCGTATGTTTTAGTTGAGCGGTACATATAATTCCTTTCAGTTATTGGTACTATGTATTTACTGGCGAATCAGTTAGATTCAGTTCACGGTGCAGGTAGAAAATCTAATTGTTTGGATACCATGACCCAACCACGGCACCCCGCGTAGTCACACTCACACTCAATAACAAACTGTGTCTTTTGTAATTCTTCCCAGGAGATATCGGAAGCTTCACAATACGCCTTGATGAATTCCTCTTCCGAGATTTTAGGCAGTTTCATGATTTCTCCTGCTGTGTTTTGGCGTAGGATATCGAACGCTCCAGTAGCTTGATTACAGGGTCTGGTAAAGCTGCATCATTCTTCTTACGACCATAGTGCAAGGAGAACGCCTCCGCAAATGTCTCACGCCAGTTGACGCAACTATATTCGCTAATTACAGGCTCCAGCTCCTTATGAGAGATAGTACGTGTAGGCCACAAAGCTCGTATATCATCCTTATAGCCAGCTTCAAAAAGAATGTCCAATTCTTGAACTGTAATGCCGTGTACCTGACTAATGGTTCTAAGAATCCATTTATAGCTCAGCGTATCCTCCTCAGGAATCAATCGGCGGTAGTCACTAGGAAGGTCCTCACCTGCAATTAGATTCTCCAAAAGGGATTGGCTGACTTCCTTTTTGATTGTCTGTGGCTTGATGGACGTATTGAATAGTTGCACCCACTTAGCATTCAACTTCTTACCTGTGGCGAACATGAAATGCATATGGTGTGCAATTTCGTGCAGCAGAAGGTACACGTATTCCGAAGCAGGAGAATGTTCAAGTTGCAGACGAATTCGGCAAGTAACTTCCTCACCTTTACGTTTATAGATATACTTGCCTGCCCATTTACCTCCCGTGTGGGGAACAATTTCCCAAATGATGGCATCTAGCAGGAATTCAAGACCTAGCCGGGATAGAATCTTATGAACCTTATCACAAGCTTCAAATAGATCCGTGATCACCTGTTTCTCGGCAGGATAGAAAAGATGCATATCACCAAAATGCTTATGTGTCTTAGCACCTTGGTAACGTTCACCTACCTCTACACCATATACTTTACCGATAGCAGGATCAGTACCGAGGCTAAGGAGTACATCGGAAGTTTTGCAGGTAATGAATTGACGCAATTTAGGAATATGGCGCATATGCTCCATAACACCTTGCACCTCTTTGCTGTCTACAGCTTTCACCTTAATCATATGCTTCTTGCTTCCCTTTTGAGAAGTATTGGAAACGATTAAGTAATCACCTTTATTAATTCGCATGATGGATTTTTGTAGTTGAATTAAGGAAAGCCCGACCGTCAGGCTTTGATACCTAAGGGTCGGGCTTAGTATTACGTACTACGATAGCCTGCGATTAGCCTGCCTGCGTTTCTTGTGCTTCTTTTTCGAGAACCGCAGCGACCGCATCCGCAGTTGCAAAACCGTTCGCGTCGTGCAGAGTTACTGGCGCTCCACTTGCGTCCTCGAAGTCGGAAGACGATTCCAAAGGAGTGTCAGTGTTTTCCCCGGGGATGAAGTCTGCAAAACTTGTCGTTGCTGTTTCTTCTGGGATTTCAGTAGGGACCGGCGAGTTAGTAGCCAACATAACGCGGGTGTACTGGTCACCATCAACAATGTAGGGATACGTACCGAGGCTATAAACCCAAGCAACGTGGTCACGCCCATTTACTACGGCTGGTGAGGTGACATCGAAACCGAACAGAACATTGTGCTCCACGTTACTTGCATGGAATGTTTTGAAGATGTCATTTGCCGAAACATCTGGTTCAATGCGGAATGCCAGGGTGTGTACAAGCCAATTACGTTCCAGATTAGGAACAACCTCGTAGGATGCCAGCAGTTCCTGGAGACGCTGTGGTTGAATCAGAGTTGGCAATTCCACGGAGTTCATCGGGAAGAACTTAATCGGATTCTTTGGCGTTTCAGATGCAATCGATTCGATCGGATCAATTACTGTCTCGTTTTCTTCCTCGCTGTCATCGACGAGAAGAGTGGTTTCCTCATTCTCAGTTTCTTCACCTTCATCCAGATTTTTGAGCAAAGCCAGCAGACGCGATTCCAGTACCGGATGCACATTGAAGAAGGTGCGAGTCGAAAGGAAGTTACCTACTGTTTGATTGAAGATATCTCCTTTCTCATTGATGTAGACAACTTGGCGAGGATTGCTTTTCACAGCCTTCGGAGGAAGGTTTTCGTTGGTGACGCAAAGAACGATATTGTGTTGACCGTTTGTACGGGTCCAAACAGAACCTTCGGTGAGCAATTCCAAATCAGCGATACTATCCATTTTATTTCCTTATAGGGTGTGTCAATGCGTTAATTGTTTGTTACTGCTATTATTTACTAGGGACGGAAACAGGAGCAGGATCTGTGATGTTGAAGGCGTCTTTGACTGTTTTGATCAAAGAGGAGTTATTCAGCGAACAGGTGACATGAATGTTCCACCATTGCGACATAAGATCCAACATTTCCTTCTTGGAATAGTCACGAGATTCTGGCGGAGGAAGAGGGGCACAATCTTGTAGCTGTTCCTGAGGAATTACTACCGTCTGCTTCGACTGCACGAGAACAGGATCATTTGGTTTAACATCTTGAGATTGGCTACCACACGCGGAAAGCAGCAAAGCTAGGATGATGATTGCGTTTTTCATTTTTGAACTCCCATAATTTCGATCAAAGCATCCATAGATGCCTTATCCATACCGCATGTTGTTGAGGTAGTTGCATTAGCCTTGACGTATTCAGCAATGACGCTAGCTGAATGCGTTTGATTTTGAAGAGTCAACGTATTAATCTTCGCATCCCGAATGGAAGCATCTTGCTCCAGCTTAGATATCTTTGCATTTTTCGCGGTACGTTCGTCATTCGTATCCTTGACCAACTTGTCGATAACCGTTTGCTGGGCATTCCAAGCACGCGTGTATCCTTCCTTATCACCAATCAACTTGCCTGCATTGACGCCTGAACTGTACAGAGCAAACAGACCTGCTGCAATTATACCGATGAGAACAAGTACAGCCAATAATTTGTAATACCATTTCATTTTAATTCCTCTTGTGTGGGATAAAACTCGTTATAGGATTAACATTCTCCAAGGCTCAATACCTTGAATGAGGGCTCCCTGTATGGGTTAGCTGAGTAGTAGTGAGCAGTATCGTTCTCTACGTTTATAACCTTTAGAACAGGGTCTATATCTTGTTTGAATGTTACTGGATGCCGGTGGTCATCATTCCATGTAAATGGAAGATTCTGTTGTTCTTCTGGCAAGGAAAGAATCAATAAAGCTAATTCTTTGGCTGTCATTAATTCCGAGGGATCAATCATCTTCCAGCTCATCTTCCAAGTCCTCATCACCTATGGCAGTCTCTAATTCACTGTTATTCATAAGAATTCCCAGAGACCGCAATTCATTGTTTAATACCACGTAAGCTTCCATCAAGCTACGGGTGTCCCTATCCTGAATACCTAACCGTGTAACCAAGGCACTCCCGGAATTACCGATGACTCGAACAGCTAACTCCAGGTGAGAGGTATCGTGCCCTTCACAATTAGCACACATAGAAGTCACCTCCGTTCTTTTCCTTCCGCAACCAACCAATGCTCAACATCCACAAAGATCCTGCAAGTACAGGAGTGATACTGTGGCTTTGATGGTCAGGACGAAAGTAGCAGAAACGTCCACGCACTGCGGACTTGCCGATGTAGAAGCGGCCGCCAACATCCGAATCTTTCAGGATGATGTCAATGCGGTGATGTTCGTATCCCCTAGATGCAGGGTCACGATGATGTGGTGCACTTGCACCTTCAGGAAAATGCAGAAGGTACATATCAAACTTCAAATACCTGCTACTAATGATACATAGCTTTCGATACCCATTATTCAATCGCCCGGGTACCCAACGTAACCAGTTCAGTTTAGCCATAATATTTCTCCTTGATTTTCTTTAGTATTGCCTTATCTACGTTACCTGGATCCCATAAAGATAAGCCTAATTTCTTGGCAGCGTCTTTTGGTTTCGGTGCGTCCTTTACTTTCTTCCAGGGTGAACCTTTCATTGACCATAGCTTAAGAACACGGACAGCTAGCATCGATTCAACAATAGGTTTTACCTTCTCGGTTGCCTTGATGCCGGCTTCATCACCATCAAAGAATAAAACGACACGAGTAATGCCTGCTAACTCTAACAGCTTTGCTTTATTCTGGCTGAATGATTGTGTACCCAAGATACACATTGCAGGAATTCCCATTTGCAATAACCTGAGAGCATCGCGTGGACCTTCTACCAGTATCATTGTAGATGACTTCTTGCGTTTCATCACCTTGACCGCATAATCAAAAGGGAATAGACCATGCGTCTTAGACCATTTACCACTGGCATTTATGTAGGAAGGTTTGGTGTCGTGTTTCTCCAAACGGGCTTTGATGTAACCTACAAGCTCACCATTTATATGGCACGGAAGGTACATCATCGTTGCACCCCAAGCCTGGTACTCCTCGCTCCATACCTTGCACTGCTTTGCTTCGAATCGCATTAGAAGGTCGGTCTTAATATGTCGCCACACCTGACCTGCCTTCAGTTTCTTAAATCTCATGCGCTCCTTCTTCAAGGAACTCTCGTCATATTCGACCAAGCGTTCCACGGAAGATAGGGACATCATTGCATACTCATCCTTTGGCTTACCTCGTTTATAAGGTAGGAGGCCAATTACAGGAGCAAGTTCATCCCAAGGTTTGCTGGCACCGCATCCATAACATTTCATGGAACCTGGGCTATTTGAATCAGGGTAATGAAATATACGGGCAGAGGGTGTCTTCTCATTATGGAAAGGACAACTGATAAAATGGTAGTCGGCATGAACTACCTTCTTTCCACCGTACATTGCTAATTGTTCTTTAACGAACGCTAAGCGTTTTGACCGTTCGACGGCATCCATAATTAATAGGCAATCTTAGGATCTTTAAACAGAAAATTCTCAAAGGCATTACACGCCGTCAGCAAACCTAGAGGTTTATCCTTAAAGGTTTTCGTGAAGTTGTACCAACGCTGACATAGTACCTGAGAGGGCAGAAATAAAGGACGTGAAACTGCTACAGGAAATCGGAAGAAAACAAAACGATTCGGATTAATACTTGATGTTCGCAACTTTGCAACAATATCAAAGGTAGCCCAAACAAGGCGAACAGATTCCTCTTCCTGGTCAAACACTAAAGCCACATATACGGGTAATCGGTTGCTTAAAATATAGAAGCTGCCAGGTGTGGCTTGACCATTTGCTGTTGTTGCTTCTATATTTACTACAGCGCCGTAGGATTTGGAATCTAAGGATTCGATCAATTTCTGCAACTTATAGAGCTGTCGGGAACCTTCATACAAAGAATCAAGAGATTCAAGACCTTTCTGAATATGCCATATCATTTCGGTATCGGTGCATAGCGTCTGCATATGCTTGTAGCGCTGAGGCAGATATATGGAAGCAGAATCGGATATCGAGGTATGTAAAGTCCAGTAACCATTATACTGACCAGGAACGTGTTGTCCTCGTTGTTTGTAGCAGTCACGGAATTCCGGAATCTCAAAATCAGATACACGCCGACGCGCATGAAGGACAAGAGTTCCTGCGAAGAATTGGGTTATCATGAGTAGGAAGACTTTGGTAATTTAGGGAGCATGAACGTCTCGTGGAAGATTGTTCCACCGAGCTCGGCTGCAAGTTCAACAGGGTTTGAAATTTCAAAATCATTGGTGAACTGACTAATGATGGTGCGAGTTATATTTATACGCTCACGATCATATGCAAGGAACGCGTAGCACGAGAATATCTCCTGGTCGAATACAACGAATCGTTCATTCAGGAGATGCTCAGGGCGAGTGCTGGTCAATGCTAGTGTTATCTGGAAATTGGTGAAACCGGACTCGACGGGGGTTATGAAGAACATATAATGCAGCGTATGGTAGAGATCAGTTATGATTAACGTCATTGCACTAATTATACGAATCTGATACCTACCGTACTGTTCTTCAATATTAGGCGAGTCCATTGGTTTATTCTTTCTTATAAATGGGGCGAATGGCGTCCACAATTTGTTTATCTAAATCGGTAACACCGAGTAGGGGGAAATGTTCTTGCAGGTAATGGCGAAACTTCTTATTCGCCCATGGCTTGAAAATTTGTTTCATGATCTTCTCCTTATTTTCTCTAAGGATTTTCAATTCAATCATATCTTGCAAGGACTTATCCATGGAATCTACAATGGAAGGAATGGACCAGTCCCAACCGAATGTATTGTCATCACGAGCACCAAAGTCGATCTCGATCTCTGGCTCTACTGTAAAGGCAACACCGAATTCCTCTTTGTAACGTTTGGTAATTCCGTATGTAGTATCGTATTGCAGGATATGCACGAAAGGTATTACCATTTTGAAGGGCACGGCGTAATAGGAAGCATCATGTACGATTCGATTGTAAGGTACACGCCATTCCCACGGATCGTAGTCTACCTCCATCAATTCACAGAAGGTCGGCAAGTGTTCGTAGTATGTTTCATAAACCACGCGACCAGCCTTAACGCTAATCTCCGAAGCGAAACCTTGAATAGGAGCATTGGTGCCACGGCGAACCTGGCGTGCAACAATAGCTTGATCTTGAGTCATTGCTGCGAAGAGATTACGCTTGCGTCCGATTGGTGAGAAGACATAGAATTCTTCCTCCGCCAATTTCTTCATCTTGTTAGTCCACTGCGCACCCTTAGGGAATTCAGTGAACATACGATCAACAATGTCCTGCGCATAAGGTGTACGGTCTTCGGCAATCAAAACAGCTAAAGCTTTCTCTTCCTTCTTAATTAAAGTTTTGATCTCTTCAATACGTTTTTGCCTTGCTTTACCTGTGAGTTCAACAGGTTTCTCTAGTACCTTAGCCATTTCTATTCCTCATGATTAGTACGAACCAACAAATACATGATATGGCTAACCACACTGCCAGATTCAAAGGCATAAAGATGTTGAATATGCAAAATATGGAGATGGCCATAAATATGCACGATAACGAATTATCGTTGCGGCGACGCCCACCTGCAAAATAGACCGCAATTATATACGCACTGGTTGCTAGGTATATCAGAAAACTAATTAGAGAAGGTGATTCCATTAGTAACTCCAATTAGGGCAAAGTTCTTTCGTCCATTCCCAGCATTCGCCAAGAATAAGGCCTATACTCAATATGTCCTCTTTGCTACATCCGTGGGTCATATGGCCGCGTGCAGTCTCATCAAAACTCCAATTGCTGCAACCATCCCATTTTACCGAACCACTGATAACCGTATCAATCCCATCGATACCTTCAGTGAAGTCTTCGCCGTATAAAGGAGTATCCAGATTCTTATCCGAAGTCTTACCTGCCCAACCAGCGATTTCATAGATTTTATAAGCTACATGGTAATCTGAAGGAGTTGCTACTACCGTATAGCGATTTGGAAAGTGTTTGGTGTATTGAAGTTTAGCAGCTGGATCAATTATGACCCCTTCACCTGGCTTAACCACTACGATGTCATTCATACCTTCTCCAATTGTTTGAGTTCCTTACGCAAGGCATTAAGCGTGCCTTTGATAGCATCCAGGTCACCCTTCTTAGTATCGACACCTAATGATTGGGTAGACTTTCCGTATAAAAGTCCAAAGATAACAGCTTTGACCGCATCACGTAATGGATGTTTCTTTTCGACGATTTTATTAAATAATCTTTTTACGTTCAAAAGATGAACATCGCCCTTTTCTTTGACAGCTTTGGCATTTGCTTCCGAAGGATCTTGAATGAAGATCTGCCGAAGCTTTTGACCCATTCGGAACACTTCGGCTAATGCCTTATCACCACTAACAATCGACCAACCACGAACTTCATGGGCACTATAATCGAACCTTACGAGCATGGCACCCGGAGGAGCAACGAACATCCGTTTAATGATCTTAGCTAGCTTAGACCTGGATGGAATTGTTTGCAGATTAGGATTCTTACAAGCCAAACGTCCTGTATCTACATCAAAGAAGGTGTACTGAGGTCTAAGATGACCGTCAGTAATCGAATCCTTTGATGTAGTTAGTTTTTTGTACCAACCCTTAGCGTAGGTACTCAGTAGCTTGGCTAAGGCTGCATACTGACCATACGCGTCCACAACGATGTTGGTATCCTTGTATTCATTAACGAATTCCTTATCTGTAGAAGGTTCCCCACCGTCAGTTTCAGATACAGCTTCCAGCTTCATTACATCAAAGAACAGAATACGTAAATGCGCTGTCTTAGATACGCGAAGCATCCAATTAGTGGCTTGTCGAGCTGCACCGAATAAGCCTTTGGATTTCAAACCCGAATTAGCCAGAAGTACACGATTAGCTTCCTGCATATCAGGGAAGTTACGCATATCCTTATCAAGGACTCGCAACTCCTTTCGCAAGGGAGAATCTGCACCAATCAGATGTCGCAGGTATTTTGCGTCAACATAGGAACCATCCTCAGCTAAGTGGGATAGTTGATGCGCAGTGTCACTCATTTGGTAGAGTACATGGCGTTTAAAATACGGGCCGTACTTCTTACCTTGGATAAACTGATGGTCAGCTTTTTCAATCTGAGCATTTCTAAGCGCTAGAATAGATACAACGTCAGTAGCTGCGTAAAACTGAAAGCCTTTGTTCTTATTAATATTTACGTGAGAGATTGTGGCTCTCTCATCCTTACCGAACTCGGCTGTGTAGTAGAATTCATTACCATACGAACAATAGACAGCAGCCAAGCCACCAGGTTTGGCACCGAAGCTGGAGAGGGAGGAAATATTCTCATCCAGGTTGTGTTCACCTGCTGTAATTTCCCAAACACGATTCCAAATAATTGGAAGCTTGAACTGCCGACGAATGACACGTAAATCAAACATACCATTAAACGTAACAAGTTCTGGACCTTTCTTACTGCTAAAGAACTTCGTTAGACGTTTTCTGACGTGTTTTAATTCTTCCTTATTCCAAGGCGTCTGAGGATGCTTGTATGGAATGATGTAACCATTTAACGGCAATTTATCACTAGCGAACTGCACTGTATAGATTTTATTGTGCAGTACCGTAAGGTTGGCAGTTTCCGTATCCGTTGCCACGATAGAGGAAGATTCAACGAGATCCATGACCTTATCGAACTTCTCCAGAGTATTAACATAGATAGGCTTTGCTTTAACATGAGAAAGGTCATGAGGTAATCGACCAATCAAAAGATTACATAAATGTCGGCACCAAAATCCAAGTAGGTTTGCGTGTTGACCTTGCTTCTCCAGTAAGCGTGCCATGTCAAGCGTGGAGACTACCTTTACCTTAAGATCACCTGATTGTAATTCATGAACCCAACCGCGTTTGTATGCATGCTTATCAATAGCTGGAAACAAGGCATGCATTGCGTTATCACCTGAAACCAATATGTGCGTTGGTTTAAGTTTACCAATCATTGCGTGGACGTGGTGAGCGAATGCAGCTTCGGCAGCGCGACGAGGACCGGAGGGTAAATGGAGATGTTTGTATTGGTGAAAGGGCACAACACTAAAGGCTACATCGTTTAATCCTTTTTCTGTGTAGGTACGAGCAATACCGCGCGCGTACTTAATTGCATTATGCATTGTATTACTAGTCAACTTATCACCCAGCATTGCCTTAGCGCGAAGATCGCGGCCATCGACCGTCTGCATAATGATTAGCACACGTTTCTTTTCATTCTTCCAATTCGAGCAACGCTTAAGAGTTAAATCATAGGCGTTGGGACTATCGAATTTATAGGTGAAACTTGAGTCAAGCATTGTGTAATTCCTTAGTGGGTGCATACCTAGCTGCGCACCGTGTAATAGCTCTGCGTGCAGCGTCTCTATAAGGATCTTCGCTATTAGCATAACTTCCTATAAATTCTAGGGCATGTATATTTCCACACCTAACCCGCACGTGTAGGGGTAGCCAGATTACTAACATCTTAAGTTTCACCTGCAAACGAAAGGCATCTGCATCCATACGAATAGGGTTCCACGGTTCGTCATGGTTAAAACATCCCTCCCAGGTATCGGTAAGAAAACATAAACTCTCGTCGTATGACCATACTAGTGTATGCCCTGCGGCCGAGGCAGCCTCTTCCAATAATTGCTTGTTCACATTCATGCTATTCTCCTTACCCTCTATTTACTATGCAAGCGCTATGGTAATATCCTCAATAGCTCGCGTGATTCCCGTATAAAGATGTTTCCATGCATTCCGTCCAAAGGCGGCACTTTCATCTTTTAGGAACACCCGTCGACATTGGGACCCTTGCATCTTATGCACAGTGGCTGCATAACCGTAGGCGAACTCATCACAGCTAATACGTTCCCTAAAGTCAGGTTCAGGTAAACCAAGATTGAACATATGAGGACTGCATTGGGTATCGATAATTACTGGTGTACCTTCCGGAGTCAATTCGTCCTCGCTGGTTACCTTGAAAGCTAACACATCCAAAGAACCTGTAATCTTGCTATAAGATCCTTTGAATTTAGGAATCAATACTTTACGGATGGACGATTTACCGGCAACCCACATAGTGCCATTGTATAAACCATTGGTCTTATTATTTTTCAAACAGATTAACCGTTCACCTTCAACAGGATACATAGAGGATTCTTTGAAGTATCCATAATGCTTGCGCATCGTTTGATTGATTGACCTGCGAGTATCATTACGACCAACAATGATTTGATCGAACTTAGCCATCTTGGAGGCTGGCGTATATAAGGTATCGATGACTCTTGAGGATCCATACTTGCCAGTTTTAAGAGATTTACCTTCACGCACTCGGGTTGCTAAGTGAATGATGGGATTATCTTTTGCCTGGCGCTGAATATCTGTGAGCATTACGTCCGGCTCCACAGAGGTGAAATATCCGTACCCTTCAATTGGATCAAGCTGACCAGGATCACCTAAGCAAAGGATAGGGATATTAAAAGCTTCCGCGTCCTTACCTAATTCCTCATTGACCATGGATACCTCGTCTACGATTAGAACGGAGGCATGTGCCAATACCGAGTCACCATTAAGCATGAAACCAGTGCACCTGCCTGTACCAGGATCGATGATAGGTTTGTATAATAAAGAGTGGAGAGTGGAGGCACCTACGCATTCATTACGTCGCATTACCGACGCAGCCTTGCCTGTATAAGCCGCGAATAGGACATCCCCTTTAGGCACATTACGTTTGCCTGCTTCGTTATAAACGAAAGCCGCAATAGCTTTGGCTAGGAACGTCTTACCTACACCTGCGTATCCGAAGAGTCGGAAGATTGGTTTTCGATTAGAGTCGCGCAACCAAGCATAGATAAGTTTGAGGGCATTAGCCTGTTGCTTAGTCCATTTTATTGAATCAAAGATAACAGGAGACGGCAGCTTATTTGTTAGTGCCGCTACTTCTTTCGAAGTAGGAATAATTATAGAGGAAGATGTGGGAGACTTTTCCCTTATCTGTTCCCGTACAATTTGCTGAGGTTTGGTCAATGCAGTATTCAACTGTGTATAACCGAAAACAGGCTGCTTTTTCTCTTCGTCATTGAACAAAGCAATGAATTGCTTGACGTAAAAATTATTTATAAAATCAAATGCAAAGCCGTAACGACCATCAACAAATTTATCTCTGGCTTTGAGGTATTGCGTTTCTTTCAAAGCTTCCGAAGTTTTGCCTTTTAGGAATCGTTTGATCGTTTTAGGATATAGCTGCTCCTTGTAAGCATACAGACATGTACCAAATACGGACGCAGGATTGTAGGATTTCTGTGTCCTAGCATATTTGTGGATAGCCAAAACGTCGAGAGGCGCCATCCCGTGAGACGACGCCACATTAACGATTAGCCGTTTCGCCGCAATCTTGAAACGGTTTTTCATACGATTCCTAAAAATACTTACAGCACCAGGCGGGAAATTATATCCTCGAGAACAGAATTGAGGGACGCCAGGGACCTGGTGTTGTTGGCAATGGTATCGGTCAGGAGAGAATGAGATACCGAGTCTAGTGATTCTTTCTCGGTCGGGGAAGGCGCTTCCATAACAGGATCAAGCCTACTCGAAAGAAGCTTAGCTGTATCGTGTAGCGTACTGATTGCCGTATCATGCTCTTCCAAACGTAACTGGAGAATGGAGAGTTTTGGAACGGATTCCGCCCGCGCATGGTGTTTGAGACTTTTAGGAAGTGCCATAATTTTCTTTCTAAGAAAGGAGATGGGTTATTGATTCGTCTGTGACGCACGGCATTTCCTTGAGGTGCTGCTTGGAAACGACGGAGAATATATTCTCAAGAGAAATTAGGATGTAACCAAGGCGATCAAGAGACTGATTGATACTGATCTGTAGGACATAGTGTAGTTCAGTCCCAAGAAGCCTTTCGATTTGATCCCTGGTCACAAGGAAACCCTCAATAGGGTTTGCCAGTGCGATGAGGGACTCAGCCACTTCATCGCAACGCATTACAACTCCACAGCCGTAATTAGGGAAACAATAACGCGTGTTTGATCTTCCAGAGTATCGATGATATTCTCAATACGAAGACGCAGATGAGAGTGAACATTTGCCTCAAAGCATGAAGTAGGCGCAGGAGGTACCACGGCGTCTTCCCCCAGAATAGGACTGAGGGTAGCGATAAGGTCACCGAGTAACCCACGATTGTGTAAAATCGTCTGTTCCATGCCGCAAATGCGGGAGAGAATTACCGAACGGGTAGATACAGTAGACGAGTCCCCGTCACCTGGAGGAATATAGGTACCAAGCAAAGTACCAGCGTCTACTGCCGTTTCTGGTTCAGGTAAAGGTTCTTGGGAGGCTTGCTTCGGTTGTTCCAGGCGGCCAGTGACGAATGTTTTTGCAGGTACTGTTTTCTTACTCTTCAGATCAACAGCGTAGGTAGTGCGTGTTGCGGATAGAGCCTTAGTTGCAGATTTCTTAGTTGCCATGATAGTACCTTTCGAGAATTAGTTAGCTTAGATTTAAATGATGCACACTTTATTTACTACTGAACAAAAGGAAAAGGGCGACCCATTTCTGAATCGCCCTTCATTTGAATCTATTTAAAAACGGCTTCGGAAGCAGTGAATCGACGCATAGGATGAAACCGGGATGTAGCGGGAGCGACCCAAATAACTACGCTCGATATCAACTACTAGTTGTCTGCATTATGCTTCCGGCGGCGTTCTCTCACGCTACGCATAAATGGACATTCCGTCTTACATAGAAACCTTGAAGCTTTCGATCAACAAGATAACTGTGTAAGAGTTAGGACGTCCTAATAGGCACGAGCCTTTTAGTTTGATGCTTGAATTGTAAAGTTGTGGCTGTGCGCGTGTCGCAGGATGTGCGGTGTGGGTACTGCTCTATATAACGATCACGCTAGCCTTACAGATACCAAAATCTGTGGCTAGCGCGTCGGCTAATAGTGTATGTTGCTGACCTGCCGTAGGTTGCAGCAACTAGGTTCCCACACCCAACCTTATAAAGGAAGACTTGGTAATCTGTATTACAGATTACGTAGTACCAATCTTGCAACATCGCACGAATGCCGGAAAACATAAGATCCTCCATTCGTGTTGTTCACTGTTTATTTACTGCAACAAATTAGAAATGCGAATCCTCTTCATCAGCTTCCGAATCCTCGGTTTCGTCCTCTTCATCACAATCATCTGCATCCGCCTGCGAAGCACGGACGAATAATTCATTTGCGATGCTAATAGACAGCTTGCGCAATTGATTACTTGTCAGATGATCGACATCTTCGGTAGTGGTAACTTCCACTTCCTCTTCGGTTTCAAGAGCATCGATATCCGTACCAGCACCGTCTTCACCATCTTCCGTGTCATCTTCTTCGTCGTCCTCGTCATCTGAGTCTTCATAGCTAATGCCAAGAGAGGTAGAAAGGGAATCGATGGCGTCTATGATTGATTCCTGAAGTTCAGCCATGACATCAAGAGATTCACGGGATGCTTTGCCTAATAAAGCATCAATTAAGTTTGTTCCTAAATCCTGCAACTCATTCTCTGGCAGTTCCTGCATGCTTCCTGTTGTCATAGTATTTCCCTTTTCAGTTGAATGTATCTTACATGCCGTATTTACTAGCTACTTATTCTTTTGACGTTTTCATTCCGGCTTTGCGTTTCTTGGACTTAGGTGAACCTGTGGTATGATTAGTATCTACCGTACCGGAGGCGACGACAGGGACAACTAAATTGCCAGAATCCCAATCCCTTTTAACTGTACCAATGGTTATGTCAGCAGGTACAACGGGAACCTCAAGGAATCCCTTAAGGATTATTTCATGGTACACATAATACTTAATCAGCTCCTGAATTTTTGAAGCAACCAGGAGTTCATAATGTCTTGTATCTTTTGTTTGGAAAAAGATAAGATCGCTCACAATCTCATTAAGACACTGTTCAAAATTGTGGATTATGAATTCTTTATTAAAGATATCTCTTCCACGTTCCGAAACATCTCGGCGTAGCTTGTCAAAAGAATTCTCTATGCTCGGAGGTTCTATAAAGAATATAGGGGTTATCATGCTTAGCACGCTGTCTCCTTTTCATCCTTCAATTGATGGAAGAGTTTGATCACCTGCTGCGCACCGAAGAAGTCGAGACGCGATTGTAACCATTCAACCTCTATCACGCGTGAAGCCTCCACTAAATGACCATATGACTTGCTCTTCCCGTACCTCAACTGCGGTAGGTATTCTGCGCCGTGCAACGTATAGTGGTTATAGAATTCACTACCTACCTTGATAGCCAATTCTTCCCGTTCAACGCCCTTCAACTTTACCAAAATAATTTGGCTATTACGAATCAAAGCATGAACCAGAATAACAAATACCATATCATCGTGCTTGGTATTGAATGGCAAATCGCGCACACGTTGGATCTCTGTATCATGCATTTGCATTCTGCATGTCCTTTAGCAGTTGTTCCTTGATAGGATTCCGTTTGATCAAGGGAGCCCATGCAACGTAACCTTGGTCGTCCTGCCAGTTACCGAGAACCGCAACACCTCCTATAGTGAGCAAATTCAGTTTGGTACCCTTAGGTGCAGGAGGATCCAAGGGAGGATAATTCCATTCCGGAGCTTTGGATGCGAGATAATCTTTGTTGGTTTGAGTCATTTTAATTCCTTTGTTTGCTATCTTTTATTTACTGTTGAATTGTTTGGCTTTTAATTCTTTACGATACTGCTTAGCCCAGTCGGAATGTTGTTGACGTAGAGATTTAACTAGTTTTTCAAGTGCAATTACTTCGGCTTTGTCATCTTGTGTATGAATGGATACTTCCGCAGCTTTTTTCATACGCGTCATACGCACATTATTTTTATTCATCTCGCCGAAGTACGGACTATTCTTACGCACGTCGGCTTCAGATATGGCATAGCGTTTCTTACCTGTCTTGGTTTGAGTCTTAGCTCTTTGCGCTTTCTTAATAGGATCGATAGTAATGAATTTTTGACGATCAATAGCATTTATTGAGCGTACTGAAAATTCCAAAGCACGTACATTAGGAATATCATAATCTGCACCTTTGACAATTGTTGGTGCACCCAATAGACGGTCTTTCAACATCATTGCCATTTCAATATCCGATACAATAATCAATGCAGATTTCTTTGATTTATGATTGCGTAAGATACCACGAGTTACTGCCTGCACCGCAGAAGCTACTGCATAGTCTTGCTTCGGATTATACCAAGGTAAGATACTGGAATAGAAATTCTGGTGTGAAGGTCTGGCATTCAGCGCAGCCAAGAAGATGGTTACGCGATGATCTCGAAACTCATTTATACCTGCACATTCAAATGGTAGAAGTTGAATCTGATCCATGATTTTACTATTAGCCATTGCACGATCTTGTTCCGCCACATTCAATAATACAAGAGGCTTCTGTGGAACAAGATTGATATGAAAGCGTTTACCTATTGGTATTTTCTGTTTTAGATGTAAACACTTGCGCTTCTCCATCCAACGCATAGCCATATTGACAGCATGCTTCAGGTACCATTTATAGGGATCACGAGCGATTATATCCAAGGAGTTAAACCACTCAAGAATTTTGTGGACTGGTTTGGTTATAGTATGATGATTATCGGGTGCGAAAGCAAACTCGAATAATTCAGAACGGGTTAAACGTAGTAGATGTTTGCCATCAAGAACTCTACCTTTCTTATCGCGCATACTATTGATCAAGGTACGCAGTTCTTCTTGTTTCTCATCGTAAGTATCTTGTGGTACTAGTACAGAATTCAATTGATTACGAGATAGCATAGTTCCTTCCGTAAGCGCAAGGATCGTTGCCGACTCATAACGTTTACGAAATTGTTCCAGACGTTTCTCATAATTTGGAATGAAGTCAGCAGTAACGTCATTCATAATCACATAAAGCATTCGAGAATCAAGTGTGAGCTTCTTTCGACTTTCCTGCACTTCCCAATCGCCGTAATTATCCATCTTTTGTTTATACACAATCCCATCAAGCTTGAAATATCCACGTGTTAGTAATGCCCAAAGCTGAGTGGTCTTCAAAAATGCACTCATCAAATAAACGCAATCCCATCCATCAAACATAGTCGATGGAATTTTTACTTCCTGAAATTCAAAACGAGATGAGGATTCTCCTGTAATTTTTACATACACTTCCGAAGACTCCTTACGTATCGAATCTAAAATCTCAAATAACTGCTTACCTGATTTTTTTGTTTCAAGGTGCGCCAAATCTTTTCGAATCTTATTCAAGGACGAGATCTTTTCGAGTTTCAAATAGTCATTGGAATTACCACGAGGTATTCCTAAATGTCTTTCGAAGATTTTTACTTCCTTACCCTTAAGTTTGACCTCAACTGGATCGAAAACGCACTTGTAAGCTTCATCAAAAATAACGGTAACTTTTTCTTTATTCTTTAGGTAGCGAGGTAACTGCATAAATGTCTTATGCGTAATAAGAACCACAGAACCTTCTTCCACGAGTTTCAAATGTGAACGAGCCTTTATAGTGCCATCTATAAGATGAATCACACGTTCATGCATAGGATCTCCGGAACCGTACATAGCACTACTATGAATGGGAATGACCGAAGGATGTTTATCTATACCTAACGCAGAACATAAACGCTTCTCAACTTCCTTAAGAAGTTTGCAAGTTGGACCTGCATAGAGAATAATACCTTTCTTTGATTCTACACATTCTTTCATAGTAATAATGGCACCATCGGTCTTTCCCATACCAGGGAAAGAATCAACAAGTTTGATATATGAGCGATGTTTACGGTGAGGGTCTTTTTCTTCCATGATTTTCTTCCTGAAGAGATACATGCAAATCGAATTTATGTACGTTATTTACTTGAATGAATTTATGTAATAAGTGTCCATATAATAGATAACTGCGTTGACGTATTACATTTCCCTAAAAACGCAGTTTTGATTAGGTTTTTAAAGGGATTATTAGCTTTTCAATTATCATGATTTTCAAAATTATTAGGTAGGACGGAGTCCTTTTAACCATCTGTAGCGAAGCGGAAGATGGTATTAACTAAGTACGGTTCCAATCCCATGGATTAGGATTAACCAAACTCCTTAAGGATAAATAAACTCGACCAGCTACCTAGGTTGGGGTTGCCTGTTTGCCTAAACTTCCTAAAGAGAGTATCGCTCCGCTCACTCTCTATTTTACGATCCACATCTCTCCGTTCCACTTCGAGCTGAACCAATCTTTTATAAATATAAAATCAGTAGGATTGATATTTGAATTAGGATTCCATATTAGGATTCCATATTAGGATTCCATGTCTGTCGGAAGGAAAGGAATCTAACTCCAACCATTGAGACAGGCACTCAAGTCTTCAAAAATCCTTCGCTATCCTAGGTACCTATAAATCCTTAGCTAGTAAATAAAGTATGAATGATTAAATACCAATTAGGCTTCTTAAGGATTATAAATGCACGCAGTTAGCATAGGAGATCTTCATCTCACAGATGATTCAGGTAAGGGAGGACTTTCGAACTACATAGAGGAACCTGACTTGTATGTTATGTCAGAGTGCCAAAGGGTTCTTAGTTACGCTAAGAAGAATGGCATTTCCAATGTCTTCTTCAAAGGAGATATATGCGAAAATCCTCGGATGAGTTACGACGCGCAATTAGCCTTACTAGAGTTCCTAGATAGGAATAAGAGATTTAAATTCTGGATCATTCTAGGTAACCACGATAAGTTTGCCGAGGATTCTAGCCAAGGTCATTCGTTGGAGATCATCCAGCGTTATCCTTTTCCACACGTTCACATAATTACCGAACCTGAGGTAATCAAGATCGATGGAACCAAGATTCATTTTCATCCCTGGCCTTCCCAGGATTTCTCAAAAAAGCTTTTGAATATTGCTCACGTAGAAGTCCAAGGATCTAAAATGGATTCTGGACGAGTTTTCGATAACGAGGAACATTCCAATTCCAAGGCGGTTGTGGCAGTCGGTCACCTGCATACCAACCACAGAATCCGTAATTCCTATTATTCAGGAACTCTGTATCAAACCTACTTCGGTGAATCCCTTCCTAAATTCTTTCACCACATTAACTTCAAGGATCGAGATGACTACTCGATCGATTCGATACCTTTTGATCCTAAGTACAAGTTGTATACCTGCATTGTGCATGCAAAAAAGGATTTAAAGAAACTACCAACCGATACGAAGCATTTGGTGAAGCTGATTATCGAGGAAGGTTCAGATATTGATCCGGAGTCGCCCGAATGCCAAATGCCTAATATAGTTAGCGTTAAAGGTTTTAAGACTAAGGCCGAGTTGCAAACCATCCTTACGGAAGATTTAACCTCAGGTGAGGAATTGGTTATACGGACGGAGGAACATTTCAACAAATGGTTATCGGTGCAGAACATAGAATCCCGCATTGTGGATCGAGCCAAGGTTTTGAGGGAACAGTTACTGGGAGGACACCGTGTTACCGAAAAAGCATAAAACGCCAGTTGCACTTAAACCAGTTGCACTTAAACCAGTTGCACTTAAACCAGTTGCAGTAAATAAAGTGATAAACCCGACGGTTGTTAGAATCGAAAAGATCAAACAACCTGTAGAAACAAAAAAGAAAAAAGATACACGCCTTCCTCGTGTAATCCCAATAATCGATCTACAGAGAACAGATGCCCTACTGCTATCTAATGCGGACGTGCAGGGAACATTCTGCGGTGTCATCAATAAACAATTGATCACCGCGCAATGTCCACTGCCGAAAGGCACTTGTTTCTGGAAACATAGATCAACCGGTTACTGTAAGTACCGTACCGATACAAACCTAACCATACAGTCACTCGCCACTCTTGTGGGTGAACATGTTCCAAATGAAGAGACGGTGGCTTCTCTAAAAAGCGAATTGCTCGAAGCGGTTCGCCGTGAGTTGCACTAATTTAAATCTTAACTACAAGGAACAAATAATGGCTGCACAACTCATGACCATTTCCGAATTGGAAAAAGAAGGACGCAATTCTCCGAAGCCGATTTATGTTTTGAATAGTTCTACCGAATCGGCTGTTAAGGCGAACGGCGATATCTATCTCTCCATTCCAAAACGTAACGGTGCGGACAAAGATCCTTTGCGCATTCGCCAAACGTGGTTGCCGCAAAATATCACCGACGTAGTAACTCGCCAGCAGTTGCTAGCATCTTCGGAATTCCGCGCATTGGTTCAAAAGAAACTGATTGTCATCATTTCGGTTCGAGATGCCGAACGCATTCTTTCCCAAGATGATGCTCAGATCGAACGTGACCGTTTGGAAGCCGAAGAACGCCATGTTGATGAAGCGGCAGGTTCGCGTGCTATCACTGCCGACGTTAAGGTGGTTGGTGGGGTTGGTGATACTGACGATAGCGATGAGAAGCAGGAAATTCCTGTCAGTCTGGTTACCATGACTACTGAAGGTGACGGCGGCGGGGATTTACCGAAGGGTATTACGGATCAGTTTGATATGTGGATCGAACGTACCGCTTTGTTGGGTGACGCTGAAGCTGCCAACGCTGTTCGTAACCACAAAGCTTCCTACACCCGTTCTGAATTGAACTACATGAAGGCAAAACTGACGAATAGTCCGCGTGTTCAAACTATCGTTACTTCCACACTGCAAAAACTCGGAGCGCCTAAGGCCAAAACGCGTAATTAACCCGTAGTTCAAAAATGTTGTAAAAATGCACAAAATAACCCCTAAGTCATTGTATTTAGGGGTTATTTTTTCGATAAAATATTCGAAAAATTGGGTTTTAAACGCGTTTTTATGTTATAATTAAGGCGTACACAAACCTCCTTTCAAGGAGTTAATCATGGCTAAGCAAACTAACGTACAAAATCGCGTGGATCAATTCATGTCTTCCCTGAACCTTGATCCCGTTAAGGCCCGAATTACCAGCAATAATAGTATTGAGATTATTCCCCTCTTTTCAGCAGGTGTTTTTAAATCACGTCTCCTAAAAGCAGGTTGGGAAGTTGTCGGAAAGGCTAATGCGGACGTTAACCATAAAATCACATTCTTGATGCACCCTAAAATCCCTAACGGCAGTATTTCCATTCACACATACCCGAACAAGTCCAAATACAGTCCCAGCTACAGCCGCATTTATCTCTACACAACCACTTATCGTTATTAATCCGTAATCCCACCTTTCAAGGAGTAATTCAAAATGACAAACCACTTTTCAGATTCTGAACATTATGATGGTTTTGAAGAAAATGAAGACATTTACCAAACTTCCGGTAAATGTGAAACCAATAATAGTCAGACGGCTGATGAACAGATTGCGGTGATTGTCGATCATCTGCATTTCGAGCAAGTAGGAGAATTCAAATTCCTTCGGCGTAGTCATCACAATGAGACCCGCTTTTTGGTTTTTGCTCGACGTGATTCCGGTTTGATTATTACCGTAGATACTTGGCAATGGGAGAACGCGGATGGTACGCCTTCTCAGCCTGAAAGGGCCAATATGATCTGGTTACACGGATCAGTACCTTCCGATCTGGCTTACGGAAATGATTTAGGAAATAATGACCCAGTTACTGTCCTTCAGGTCGAAGGAGAGACGCGTCCCTTAGAGCTGCGTTCCTTTCATAAGGATGTTCGTGAAGGTTTGGTACAATCTTACAACCGTCTCCACCCTTTTGCATCTGATCATTGGTATAATGGTAGAGATTCTTATTGGGCATTCATACCCCAAGATTGGGCTTTCGATAAAGCCCAAGAGGAATTAGGTCCACCGGGTGGTACAAATGCAATAACTGCGGAACATTTCCGTATCGTAGAACGCTTATCGGAGGAATTCGAGCGCACCTTACCTGACTGGGTGCAGGCAATTATAGGTACCGAAGAGTACCACGCGAATCGTCGGCGTTAGTCATCCATAGTTCTTTATTATCCTTAAGAAGGAGTATTTCATGGAAGCCGCAATATCCCCGGAAGATCAGCAACTGCTAACCGATCTCCAAGCGTACCTTATCCAGCATGGTATTCTCGGTTCACGCATGCTGTATGAAAAGAAACAACAGGTTATATTCGTCCAGATTGAAAACTGGCAAGTGAATAAATTTATTACCGCGCTTGGCTTACAATATCAGAAGGGTCAGGACGCTTCCTCCAAGGAGTTTCGTTACGGTTACCTGCTTGCCACTGACGGCTTAGGATTGATCGAGGTACGCCCCCAATCCTCTAGTCATCAAGCCATGATCTGCTTCGCTCCCTACGGAATATCTATCCCTGTAGAATGGCCAGCCTACGCAATGGCTGAACCGGAGCAGGAGGTTGTGACCGAAGTTACACGTATTCCTAAGTACGATAAGGAAATCCAACGGGAAATAACTTGGATTCAAAATGCTTTCAAACATTGCGCGAACCGTAAGGAACTAGTTCATCATTTGTTCATGAAAGGTTACGTAGATCAGATCGCCAAGTCTCTTCTGAATTACGATCAAGAGGTTTGGCGGGATGCTGAATTGAACGTAGATGGTTTTGGCGTTTTCCTTTTTGTGGAAAAACAAATCGGAGAAGAGATAATCACCGCGCAGTTCGATACCTTGAATAAGGAAGTGGATATTGGTTTGCGTGCTGTGAAGAAGGGTAAGGTGAAATAATGATAATCAACAATCTGAAATATAAGACGGGAGATATTCGAACCATTGTGGAACGTCTGGGATTCATCGTCGCCTATACGAAACGTTCGGATGGTGTGAATCCCGCAGTGCTGCACATGACGAAAACGGTCACGGTGGAATTCTACAAAAGACCGAATCGTTTGCGTGTCATAAAGGAATCGAATGGAATATATTACCGTTCCCCTTACCTGCGCGATACAAACGATCTGGTAACGTATCTATTACGTGCTAACCTGAAAACAACCAAGCAGCGTTTTAACCTTACTCAGGTGACACAGATCGAAGGTGAGGTACGTGGGCGGTTGGAGGATGTTTATACCTTTATCTCTGACGATAAGCAATCTGGCGTGCAACTGCGCTGGCATGCAATGGTGCCACAAGTGATTATGATTCTACGCTTGCATGGAATCAATCCAGATAGTTTGTCAGCATTGAATGCGGCATTCGTGGAAGCCGCGAGTGTCAATGATTACAAATTTATGATGTTGGAATATTAGGAGAACGGCATGACAGTTATTAAACTTCCACCAAAGACCCAGATTCAAATCGATTTTGAAACAGAGTTAGAGGCACTCTATCCAAACTTTTATGACTTCACCCGGTTACCTTGGCCTGAGCCTCTTATTCAGTACAAAAATGCAGATACTCGACACGCCTTCGTTGGGTATAAGCTGGCTATCATCGTTCAGCAAGGTAAGGCAAAATACGCACGGAGCAAATATGCTGAAAAAAGATTGAGCGTACCTCACGTAAGCGTCCAAACAAATGGATTCGCCGAATGCTGAAACATACGAACAACAAATATGCGCAACGTACTACCAAGTACCGCTGGCTTATTCGTTGGAATGTTATGCTTCGTTATGACTTTTGTGAGCGTCTTCTCCAGAAACCCTCCTTACACCGGGACTAAAATGCCTAAGTCAAAATATCAAAAGCAGGAAGAAGCAATCGAACGTAAGCGCCGTAATTTGCATAAGCACCGCGGCAGCTTTCTTGCCGCCGCAATGAATCTACAACACGTTAAGGATAAGTATCCTGAGGACACGTTGATGACTGGTCTCTACCAGGAACGTTCACACCTCGCCCAGAAGAAGTTGAGTCTAATGGCGGAAGAGGCCCACGTAGATTCCCACGGTAACGAACTTTCTTATTAAGGAGTAATTCGTATGCAAGTAACCCCAATCCTAGACCGTAACGATCCATCCCGTTCCTACGTTCGTGTCAATGATATTCCTGCAGTATTTCCCAAACACACCGATACACCGGAGGTTGGTATTCCAGTTGAGGTCATGATCACAGGTGTTCACTATCATGAGGATGCGGATGGTAATTTCGATACCGCGCGTCCTAAGATGTTGTTCATCCGTCCGATCACTGATTACTACATTGAAGTTCAGCATTCTGGTTTTCACCAAAGTACTAAGGGTCCTACCGCCCGTTTTATCACGCTGGATAAGATTCTTACCCCTGGTCGTGTTGACGTATATGTTGCCAATGATCCAAACCTCCTGGTCATGGCTACTGCATACATCCGCCGCAAGGATATTGATCGCTCGATAATTCGTATCGAAGGTGTTCCCAATCTGGAAGACTTGTTTAATCCAACCTCGTTCTATTGACTATGCTATGGCTTCACCCGATACTGTTTGGGTTATACGTAATCCGTAAATGTGCTAAGAAGATTTTCAAGTTATTGAGATATGTAACGCATTTCCAGTTCTATGTTATACTTTCAAATAAGAGGCTTATGGGCCTCCCAATATCAAAGCTGAATTCGTGGAATAAGTACTGGGTCATCATGTCCTGTGTGCACTACTATTTCACAGTTCGTAGGTCGTGCCTCAATAAACGTAAGAAGAAAGAAAGGACGAAGAATGCCGATTGAGATTGAACGTAAGTTTCTCCTTAAAAAGAAACCAACTATAGACAAGGTTCTGCTTGTCTACAAAATTAAACAAGGGTACCTTTACACAAATGGTGGCGGGACATTACGTGTTCGCATCGAGCAAAGGGTGGATAAGGTTACTCTAAAACCAATCGGTGAGAAAACGGCGTACCTAGGTTTGAAGTTACCTATTGAAGGTATGAAGTTTGCCCGTAGTGAGCAGGAACCTGAAATTCCTTTGAAGATGGCAAAAGCACTTCTTAAAAAGTGCGGGGATTACACTGTGCATAAACACCGCTTTGAGGTCATGTACGGAACTGACAAAGATTTTAAAATTTGGGAAGTAGATGTAATGCGCAAGAAATTGGCAGGCATGGAGATCGTAGAGATTGAACTTGATTCTGAAGATCAGAAGTTCATCAAACCTGATTGGGTTGGTAAGGAAGTGACCTTTGATAAGCGTTATAAGAATAAGAATCTGGCAATCACGCAAACTATTCCAAAGAATTACAAAGGGCCGAAATGAGCGATATGGAATTCGGAATTTTTACATTCCTTCTATTGTGTGCATTCGTTTTGGTAATGTTCGTTTTTACGCGAATCGTAGTAAATAATGAACAGAATGAGGATGAATACATGTCCAAGCATTCGGACCTTGAAATCCAGCAGCAAATAACGTCAATTTTTGACGCAAAACGTCGTAAATAATGACAAAATTGCGCGTTTTTTATGTTATAATTAAGGCGTGTAGTACCCCTCCGGATTCCCTATGAAAAGGAATCGACAAGCAAAACGTAATGACGCGTTTAACAATCCCCGTAGTGCAAATCCTTTTAGGAGTTACTAATGAAGAAAATCCTATCCGCTCAAGACTATCCAGCTATCGCCGTATTTGGTCGCGGTCTTCTCACCGTGGGTTTGCCCGTCTCTGCTACGGAATTCGATTATGCTTTTCTCACTATAGACCATATTGTGGCAGGTCACGCTCCCGGGGATTCCCTTGATCCTTCAACTGAGACCACTCCTTGCGTGCTTCTTGCATTCAAGACTGCCGAGGATATAGATCGGCTTATTGGGAATTTGCAAACTCTGCAAATCAATTATTTCGGTTCTCCCGAAGGGGTGTTAGCAAATTCTAAACCAGACGATTCAGAATCTCAGGAAGAATAGCCGATTTAAAGTTGTTGCATATCAGGTAATTACCTTCAATCCCACCTTTAGGACTTAACTTAGGCATACAAAGTCCCTAAAGTCACTTAAGGATAATGAACCTTACACTATCCAATGTAAGGCTGCCATCAAACAAGTAATAGACTATTGTCAACATAAGATTGATGGAACAGCTACTGAAGCTGAAAGAGAGGCAGCAGCATGGTTAGCAGTAGCAGCCGCAGTAGGATCTACATCAGCATTCCACATGCTGGTCAGCAAGGTCAGCAACAGCAACAGTATTCCCATCAGCAGAATCCGAATCCATAGTATGGTCAGTAGCACGGTCAGCAAGGGCTGATGCATCAGCAACAGATCATTTTATCTGGGAAGCAGAAACTCTGATTAAGCTATTGATGGAATGTTAAGACTAAAGAATTGTAACTATACCTTTTAAGGAGTTATTCAAAATGAAGATCGCAATTCATAATGTAACCAACAACGACACAATCCATGCTTCAGTTCGTATGAACGAAACTGAATACATGCGTTTGAAGGAATACATGCACGCAACAGGTCAGATTGAATTCCCTGATCATGTTGTCTTGGTATATCGTGGTCGAGGTTGGTATCGTTTGCACCCAACTAAGGTGCATAACGCGATTCAAAAATTCAGTTTTGCAGTTTCGGTTCTGCGTCGTTTCGAGAAGATGCTGGAACGTGAGGTAGAGGAAGAGATCAAGAAGTTGGTTCCTCTTCTGCTCGATGAGCACTTACGAATAACAGCATTCACGCCGGATAAGGGTTACACGTTCTCCCGTCAACTCTCTGACAGTCTGCATCCGCAACAGCCGACGTTGACCGAACGTGGTATCACGGGTCTGCAAAAGTTGGCTTCGAAGTACGGCACTAACCTCAAACTCGCCTAAGGATTATCATGGCAAAATTATCTGCGGTAATCCATTGGCTCCTGTAGGTAGCCCTGAATACATGGGCGCGGTCGAGTGTCTGTGGGAAATCTTCGGAGGTACTACGAATTCCCAAGGCTTCCGTACATTGGATTCACACGTCGGTTTGATCTACGGCGATGCAATTACCTTGGAATTGGAAAACACAATTCTGGAAGAATTACATCGTAAGGGTTTTGCTGCCGACAATATCGTCTTTGGTGTTGGTTCGTTTACGTATCAATACATCACACGCGATACCTACGGTGCTGCTATCAAAGCGACATATGGCGAGGTCTATGGTGAAGCGCGTGAATTGGTTAAGGACCCAATCACTGATAACGGCACCAAGAAATCGGCAAAGGGTTTGCTTCGCGTGGAAATCGAAAATGATTCATACGTTCTGTATGACCAGCAAACCTGGGATCAAGAAGAAGAGGGTGAATTGGAATTGATGTTTATTAATTCCAGAATGCAACGTTTTGAAACTCTTGCAGATATCCGCAAGCGTTTGGGTGCAATCAAGTAATACAGACAGGCTGGCTTACACAGCAGCCTTTCATTTTCTGCATTTGTGTTTCACGTAGTAAATACCAACGTAACATTAACCATTAAAGGAAATACCATGTTTACATCTATCGCCCTGTTGCGCGCATCCTCAGCTCTGCAAAACCGCGTCACGAAAGTTTTCAATTACCTGAAGAAAACCTATGGCGCAGAATGGCCTGAAGACGCACTGTTCCCTGCGGAAGTTGTGTTCATCAGTAATAGCATTGATGATTATCAATGGCTGTTAGGCAACAGTGATGTCCACGCTACTGTAGAAGCCTACGGTATCAACCCTGACGTTTTCGATGATTCGGACTTGATCTGCAACAAAGCCGAAGCCGAAGCTTTGTTGTACGCGCTGATCGGTCAAGGAGTATATCATGGCGTGAGTATTTTTGGTAATCCTCTTGGTGTTGCTTCCACTTCCGTTACGTCAAGTACCGCGCCAAACAAGATCAGCGCTACCACGTCCAAACCACAAAAGCCAGCAACTCCTGCAGTTTCAGCCTTGAACGCTGATCTTGTGGGTGAGTACATAGCAAAGCTGCGTACCCGTGCTCAAGTCGAAGAAGCGCTGCGCACCTTCACCAGTAACAAGATGGTGACAACTTTGGTTCCTATTCTCAAGGTGCAGGCTACGACGCTTGATATCGAAGTGCCTAAGGGCAAGCAGGCTTTCGTCATCGTTCTGTAAATTATTGCGCTATTCCTAAAAGGAAATAAATGACCTCATTAGATTGGAACCCCATTACTTCCGCTCCGCACTCTGTAACGGAACCGGCTATGGTAAATGTACCTATTACCCTTCTTTATCCGGATAAAACATCGTTTGATGATCAAACAGACTACGTAATTGGTCTGATTCAAAAGATGCCGGAAACAGATCGCCTCAAGGTTCTGAGTTCAATCGTCCGAACATTTAACCGCACAGTTGTTTAAGCTTTACCTCAGGCAGCTAATGACGGCTGCCTGTTTCTCACATTTCCCTAACGAAAAGGAAAACTCATGTACACAACTCTCGAAGTATTGAAACAATGCAGCGCTTGCATTCCTGGTTTTGGTCGTATGGTTCGTTTCTTCGGTACAAAATCTCTGGTTAAATCTCAGAAAATTCCATTGCATGTTATTGCTTTGGTGGGAGGTTTAAACGACCTCATCTGGACTATTGAAAGCGCTTTAATTATTGATGAGGCTGAATTCGCAGCCTTGCGTGCTCGCATGCTCCCCTATGTCGTTTATTATCATCTGGCCCAAAATAGGAGTTTACGCACCTTAGCTAGTCGTGCTTCCGATTATAAATTACCTTTTTCCGCAGATGAGGCTCCTAAAAAAGTTAGTAAACGGTACAGAATGGATCCTTCAGATGAAATCATCACCCCTAGCTACAAGTTCTCTACTGATAAGGAAAAGCTCGCTCGGGAGCTTAATACAGAATTGTGGTTTCTTACAGGACACGGTAAGGAAGATAGGCAGCTAGGTACTTCCGAGGAATTTGAAATTTTTGTAAAAAAGATTAATCAATATCCGAGTAGCTTTCTTCCTAGTCATTTGTCTTTTATTCAAAGCACTCAAATGACTACGCCTAGAGTATTCCTAGCCGGATGCATTAATGCAGTCAGCCAGCCCATGTATGATATAGAGGGTCGATCTGTATATAAAGATGAGAACTCTAACACGAAGGGCATCTACCCTGGATTTTCATCATCCTCTGATAAAGCACTGCTGGCAGCGTTGATGCTCCAACCTGTAGGGACGTATGATTTCCTTACTGAAATGAATTACCGTACCCCTAAGGGTATTAAGATTAATCCACTTCCAGGTACAACTAAATCCCGCGTCACCATGGACGTCAATACGAATAGTTTGGAGTATTTGATGTTCATCCGTTCAACCACTATATCCTTTATAGATACAGAGACGCAGGACGAGGATAAGGAGATTAATTACCAGGAGTTTAACTTCTCCCAGGTAGATGGTGACACAGTTCTGGTTCCAGCTGCACCCTCTACACCTACTAGCCGCTTAGGCGTTGACGAGTGGGACGAGGAAGACGATCTGGTGTGATTCACATCCGCAAATTTCAATTTTGTTCCTCTTTGCAGTAAATATACGGTACAAACGACGAAAGACTACCATGTCTAATACAAATGAATTGCCGCTTCCTGTAAGCGAGGTACTGGCAGCTTTAATTGCCAAATATGCATTAAATCTGGTGTGGGAATTCACCGCATCTGAGGAGGCTGACGAAGAATTCGATTCCGATGAGGACGAGGATCAACCCACTCTGATGGTTTATTCCTCATTGGAGGATTGCGACATATCGTGGACTGCACCTTTCGATAATACCTTGGAAGGTCGGTTGTCCGTACTCCAGCAACTTATCCTGGAACTTCCAGAGATACTTGTAGATTCGGATACGGAATTGGATGCGGCAATTCTTAACGCGGAGAATCCTTCGGATATGGATCTTGATGATGAAACCATTGAACTCCTGGTGGATGAAGAGGAGGACAATGATAGCCACAAAACATTTTGAGGTTGGTATGAGCAATTACACTCCTTTAACCGGGCACCAGGTTAAACCTAAACCGAAAGTTAAGAAGGAACCTGCAATTAAGGTTCCGCAGTTTAAGAAACTCCTGGTACCCGCGATAGGCACATTGGTTGAATTGCAGATTGATTTAATCAGTAATGATTCGGTTACGTCAGGTGCTCCCTGTGCACGCATTACCTTTGATGAGGTTAAGGATGACTGGGTAATGAAGCCTATCAAAGGCTTAGGAATGTTGATTTTCTTTAAAACATTGCCGAATCCTTTCCACACACACCTACGCATACTGGAGGTTTTACCAACGCAAACGGCATGCAATGTGGAACCGTGCAATGGCTGATTACCCCCTAGTACGCAATGATCAATGCATAATCGATCTAGCCCGCCTTTATGAATTGAATATCCAATGGAAGAAAATTCGTAAGGAAAGGGAGCGCGTCAAGAGTCTGATTGATTCTACAATCAAGGTGTGCAATTTATATAAGGATGAATCACTATCTGAAAAAACAAAGCGTTTGAGGAACGAAATTCGTTTAATGACACGAGGTACGGTTACAACGTACGAGCAGGATGCTGCAACGAATAACCTCTACCTCGCTTCGGAGAATGAACAGTTATACAATGCGGAATCAGTATTACTTAAATCTGCATACCGCAAACTTGCTATGCTCACTCATCCAGATAAAGGTGGTGATCCTGATATTTTCAAATCCGTAAGAGATGCCTACGTAGGAAGGGACTTGATATTCCTACAGGAACTATTCATTTCCCTACAGTATTCCCAGGATTTATTCTGGCAGCAGTCCAAAGGATTCGCGTACGCCTTACAGGAACAACAGCGTCCGCATATGAATTTGGCGAAGTTTAAGAATAATCCCATGTTTGCAGTAAATAGGCTACATACAACGGGAAAGAAAGCGGATGCGGAAGTAGCAATGCGCAAGTTTCAGAAGGTTTTGATCCAAACTTTATTCAATGAATTAACCTATCTCAAGGAGAAATACTATGGCTACCAAGAAATCGAAGAAGGACAAGAAAGTTTCCAAGCAGGACGTGGAGACAGTAGTAAAGAAGGCTAAGAAGGCTGTCAAAGAAGGTAAGACAGGTAAGAAGCTGTCACCGCTGGAAGCTGCACGCTTGGCAAAGAAGTCAGGCAAAGCGCCAAAGGCAAAGGGTAAGAAGAAAGGCGTTCCAACCTGGACTGCTCCTGAGGACTTCAAACCATTCTTCCTGGCAATCGATGTGCGTACGGACAAGGACGGTTTGTTCTCCTCAGCCATCAAAGGAACCCGCTTCCAAGGCAAGTACGATCCACAAGCACCTGACAAAAAGAAGTTTGACCTGGGCAGCTACGATCAAGAAACGTTGCAAGGTATTCTGGCACGCTTGTCTGGTCCAACGTTCAAGGCAAACATCGAGAAGCGTTACCCTGAGGACATCAAGGAACGCACAGCAACCGAGAAGGTAAAGGTCAACGGCGAAACAAAGATCAAGCTGATTCATCGCACCGCGAAGCGTCTGCCAGCTAACACAGGATTCAAGCTTCTACTCCGTGTTACCAAGAAGGCTGCGGATAGTAGCTTGGCTGTCCGCTTCGTCTGGATTCAACAGGGCGTTAAGAGCAGCAAGACTGGCAATATCAAGGGCGTTGAATTGGAAAAGACTGATCCAGTTTACCGCGCAATTCGTAAGACTGCCCGTTCTCTGCCAGGTGCTTTCAAGAAGGTTCAAATGCCTCCGAAGAAGACACGCAATGGCAAGAAGAAGGACGCGGACGAAGAGTAATAGTTTCACAGGCTGGATAGCATAAGTGGATAATGCATGGCACTGAGGAAGTTATGTCCGTGGGATAGCATACCGCCATGACCGCTGACTTCCTCTTATGGCAGCCATATTCGAAGGTTCGAATCCTTCCCGCCTGACCAGTTCCAGGGCCTCTAGCTCATGCTTGGTTAGAGCAGCGGACTCATAATCCGTTGGTGCCGTGTTCGACTCACGGGAGGCCCACCAACGCCGGAGTGATGTAAAGGGAGCCATAGCAGACTTAAAATCTGCCGCTCGTAAGGGCGTACGGGTTCGAGTCCCGTCTCCGGCACCATTAACCTGGACATAGGAGGCGTATATGAAGATTTACGCAATGCCTAGCTTATGTGATGTAACTGATTTTGGACTTAACAATAGTCGAACGAATAAACAATTGTTAACCAAGCTTGCCTCAAAGGCCGTTCAGATTGATCCCCCTGTTCCTTTGCCTTCACGTATGGCGTTTTACAAAACAGGAGATTCCTCAGGTTCTTTCTTTGTAAAGGAGTTGGAAGAAGATATTCTAATCTACTACATGAAATATGAGGTAAAACAGAAGAATCTTTTAGGTTGTAAAACAGTTACCCAGACCGCTGTTTGGAAAGCCGAAGGGCAAGGTTTGCCCAGAAACTTTGTAGCCGGAGTAGTTTTTGATATTCTCCTGAAAACTTTTCCAGCTATTCTTTCAGATAGAATTCAAACTGAGGACGGTAAGAAGCTTTGGTTAGACTTTATGTGGTTCGCCTTGGATCATGGATACCAAGTAGCTTTGGTAAATTTCAATGCATCAAAATGTGTTGAGATAGAAAACGGAGCTAGCCTACGCCTGTGGCTAACCAACGAAAGTAAGGACAGTCCTTGGGCATATAATTCCTTACAGCATCAAGGATTGCGTTTTCTCATACGTGCAAAATCGTAGTTTTGAAGTTTTCGTTTTCAGCAGTAAATAAGGTATATGCAGCAATAGAACAATTCAATAACCTCTGTATCCGATCTATAGTTTTGAAGTTTCGGTTCTTTGCAGTAAATACATAGTGAAGCAGATTAGTTTTCGTAGGTTTTCACAAAATCTACAACCATGGTGCAGTTAAATATTAATTCAATTGAAGGAAACAACATGCCAGTTAGCAAAAAGAATGCAAAAGCCAAAGACGCCAAGAAAGACAAGAAGTTGAAGAAGGGCGCCAAGGCTGAAAAGGAAGTCAAGGTCAAGAAGACCAAAAAAGCTGAAAAGCCAGCGAAGAAGGAAAAGAAAGCCAAGGTCAGTAAGAAGGCTGAAAAAGAAGTGAAGTCCAAGAAGGGCAGCAAGAAGGCAGCCAAGGCTGAAAAAGAAGTGAAGTCCAAGAAGGGCGGTAAGAAGTCCAAGAAAGTAGCTCCAGCGGTTGAAACACAAAGTTTCGTTTCGCTGACCACCACAAAAACTATCACTGGTGAAGACATCAAGATCAATCCGCAGTCGTATGTTGTGGATGGTGTCGAAATCGCCCGCGCACAGGTCGAAGCTGTTGTCGGCAAGACCATCGTGTATCGTTCGACCGAACTGCTTGGTCCTCTGGCTGAAATCAAGAACATCAAGGGTCAGAACATCTACATCCTGCAAGACGGCACGCCAGTCATCGCATTTACCTCCGCCGTCGGTATCATTACTGCACCCGTGCTCACCGATGACTCGGAACCTCTGAACGCCGAGGAAGACGACGAGGATGCAGACGAATCGGAAGATGATTCGGACGAGGATGGTGATGACGACGAGGATGATGAAGACTCGGATGAAGACGACGAAGACAGCGACGAATCGGAAGAGGACGACGAAGACGACGAAGATTCAGATGAGGATGACGAAGACGACGAAGACGACGAAGATTCAGATGAGGATGACGAAGATGAGGAATCGGAAGATGAGGACGAAGACGACGAAGATGAGGATGACGAAGATGGTGATGACGAGGACGATGGCAACAACTTGTTCTAATCATTCGGTCCAGTAAACCTTAACCAAGGTCTACTAACAAAAGTGGAAGGAGAATATTCTCCTTCCACTTGTCATTTATGGATGCATATTGGAATGACCAAACTCAAACTAAAGGCTAAACCAAAGGAAGCCTTTGCGATCTATTCAATGAATTGCTTGAGGTGCTCTCATCTAGTTGATGGTGCAAAGAAAGCATACGTTCCTTGTCACTTCTCCAAAGGCAATATGGAATGTCCTGCACTTGAGGTTAAAGTAGTTCCTGTAGGTCAAGCAATGCGCTATGCAAAATCAGTTCTCAAAGCTCGTGATAAACGTGATCTTGAGAAAGAGGCACACCTATTGAAACGTGTTGCTTCAAAATCGAAAGAGTTTCAATCTCGCTTTTCCGATATCCTCCAATCCCTAACCGGAGCCCACTGAGTTATGAAAGCTCAAAAATTCCTTCGCCTTACAAAAATTAAAGAATGGTACCTGCCAGTAGATGCGGACGATTACAAGTTGATGCTAGGTACCTTAGGTATCGCAGCAACGCGTTTCCATCAAAACATGCTACCAATCATCGAACACGTTTGCAAGAAACATGGTATCAAAGGGCGCTCGGTTGCGTTCATCGAGGACATTCTCGATCCTTACCTGGAAAGAATCGGTAGTGCCTGGTTGAAGCAAGAGGATCGTAAAGCGACGATTACACACTCCTCAATGTTATTCGAAACACTGCACACCCGTGCTTATGCCGAAGGTAAGAAGAGCATTGATTTATTGGAGATGTCCTTACGCCGGTTCTTCGAGCGTTGGGGTTATCATCCTATTTTCGATTACAGCGAATCCCGCGGCAAGTGCAAGCTGCATGTTAAATATAAATTCGATAGCGATAAGCTCCCAATTATTCCATTGGTAGAAGCATCCGCAGCGTCGCCTACAATTCGACTGCGTATCGGATTCGGTCGATTGACATTGATAATGAAGTCGAAAACGGTTGAAGTAAATTATTCAATAGCCGCAGGCACAGGTTGGACTTCACTTCATACGCATACCTGCACGTACTCACAAATTGGTGACGTTAGACCTATGATGAGGGCTATGATCGATATCGTTAACTTAGCCCCTGGTAACGACGAAGAGAAAAACGATTGATTAAAATAACTGTGTTATAATGAAGGCGTACTCCTAGTGAAAGGAAATTCCTATGGAAATCTCAAGTGCCCCTTATCTTATAGACCCTGTAACTTTCGGCCTCAAGGATGAAGAAAAGAATCACCAGAAGTTAGCCGAACTTAAGCAGCATCGTTCTGTTGAAATGCCTGCCTACGGCATTCTACCTTTAACAGAATATTTTATCTCCAAGACCGAATCCTATATCGTGGCTGAGTATGAAGGGTTGATTGTGTACTTGGTTCATTTGGTAACACATTCTGTTCCGCATTTCCCTTTACCTGTTGTAACGCAGGTAGCTGTTTGGCGTACCTTTACTCTTGATACTCCCCTAGATGGTTTGGCGTCTTTTATTTTTAAGAAAGTTATTCTTCCAAGACATAAGGTAATTGTCAGCGATGATACTCAAACTGAAAAGGGAAGAGATTTTTGGATTAAAAGAATGTATTCCTGCCACAGAGACGGATTAAAGGTAGGAGTTTTTGATTATCATGCTCCGGATATAGACTGGGCACCAGCCGGTGCGGCATTTAATCCTTGGATGCGGATTAAGGAACCCGAGGGATGGGGTTACGACCCGAACACCCATCCTTATATTCGATTTGTTATTGCGTTAAAGTAAAAGGGGTAACATGGCAAAGTACACGGAAGAAAGTATCTCGTATTTTGAGAACGATCTAAAAAAATTAAGGGCTAAGCCCCAGATGTATATTGGGCCAACCGACGATTCTGGTATATTCACAATCCTCCGTGAAGCCATGGACAATGCAGTCGATGAGGCCCGCGCAGGTCGTAACAAACTGATCCACGTCTTTATCGATAAAGACGCCACCATGTGGGTTGTGGACGAGGGAGTAGGTATCCCCGTTAAGAAGCACGCGAAAGCCAAGATATCTACCCTGACTCACGTCCTGACGGCTTTGCAGTCCTCCGGTAAGATGTCAGGTGACGCTTATAAATCTGCGATAGGAACTCACGGTGTCGGTATTAAGGCAACCAACGCATTGTCAAAATCTTTTGAGGTTTGGACATATCGTTCCGATGCCGGAGGCTGGCATTATACGAAGTTCGAGTGTGGTGTGGAAAAGGTAGCTGTCAAGAAATCCAACCCCCCGAAATTACCTGATGGTAAAAAGCCTAAGTCAGGTACAATAGTTCGTTTCATTCCTGATGAAAAAATCTTCAATAAGTCCAAGCTTCAATCAGAGCAATTAATGCAGTGGTGCGAAATCACCGCTTACATGAATGCAGGTTTGAAGATCATTCTTACAGGCTCTAAGGGTAAGTCTAAGGAATGGTTAAGTAAGAAAGGTATTAGTGAGTACTTGGACAAACGTCTGATCGAGTTCAAAGCTACTGCTATGAATAAGATTCCGTTGAGCCACAATTCCGGAACGTTGGAGGTTGCACTATCGTTTGCTGACGTGGAGAATTGTGAGGTGCAGTTCTTTACGAATACGATTCGCAACGGTGATCGCGGCTTCCATGCAGATTCCTTTTTCAAAGCATTAACAAAATCCTTGGATCCCTACAAGGGAAAGCTGCAATACAAGCCAGCTGATTTACAAGAAGGTCTTGTAGGTATCCTGAACTACAAGATTGACGCACCTCAGTTTAGTTCACAAACCAAGGACAAGCTGGTTGATGTTCGGATGAAAGAACCTTGCTACAAGGAATGTCTTGAAATGTTCTCGGATTATTTCAAGAAGAACAAAACACTGGCAAAGGATTTGGTCAAGCGTGCATCCGAATTGCGTAACAAGACCGATGCATTCCTGAAGGATAAAAAGCTGGTTAAGAATGTGAAGAATGCCGGCTCTGGTTTGGCTTCTAAACTGGCAGGCATTTCAGCGAACTCCAAGGTACCTATCGCACAGCGCGAGTTGTATCTGGTGGAAGGTGACTCTGCCGGTGGCATTGCAGAACTGGCAAGATATAAAACATTCCAGGCCACTTTCAAGACCAAGGGTAAACCTTTGAATGTTATGGAGGCCACCAAGGATGCTATAAATAAGAACAAGGAGATTGCATCATTGATGGCTGCAATCGGTCTTGACTTATCGAAAGAGGATCCTATAGCGCATATCAAATATGGCCGCATCATTTACCTGGCAGATCCTGACGTTGACGGTAAGCACATTCAATGCTTGTTCTCTGCAATCTTTTGGAAGTTCCTGCCACGATTGTTTAAGGAAGGCCGGATATTCATCGTGAAGTCTCCAGAGTATATGGCGAAACACAAAGGTAAGATGCTGTTTGGTTCTACCAAGGAAGCTATCTATAAAAAGGCAGGTACTCAAAAGGTTGATATCCGGCATATTAAAGGTTGGGCGGAAATCAGCGATGAACCGATGCGCGAGATTGCCTTCAAGATTGGAGAGCGGCGTCTCCTACGCTTGAATCCTCCAAAGGATAAAAAAGGTGGAGCTAGGTTTGAAGCATTGATGGGGAAAAACGCAGAGTATCGCAAGAAATTATTGGGGGTAGCTTGATGGCAACGAAAAAGCATAAAACGTCCAAAGCTGTGAAGGAAGAAATTCCAGTAGGTGTTAAGGATAAGATCAAAGATGTTTATCTGGATGAACAAAGCGACAAGGACTATTACATCTATGGCACTTCCACTATTGAGGATCGTGCAATCGTAGGGACGTATGATGGTGTAAAGCCTGTTACACGCCGCACTTTATGGGCGATGTTCAAATTGAATTTGCACCACAAAGCCAATACGGTCAAGGCTGCAAAGATTGTAGGTGACACTATGGGTGACTGGCATCCCCACGGTGATAGCAGTATCTTCCAGGCTGCTGTCACGGCGTCACAGTTACCTCAACCTCTTGTAGATGGTAGCGATAGTAACTGGGGCACCATGCTTTCTGGTTCAGGTGCAATGCGATATATTAATGGTCGCTTGACGAAATATTCAGATAAGGTTTTCTTCGACCCTTTCTACATGCCGACTATGGCGTTCGCTGCGAACTACGACGGATCGAAACGCGAGCCCGTGAACTTGGTAACACTATTACCGAACGGCTTACTGAATGGTAACTTCGGTATCTGTCCTGGTGTGAACACACGTACTCCGGCTTATACATTACCTTCTGTTGTAAGTGTCCTGAAAAATATGATCAAGGCAAAAGGCAAATGTGATGCCAAGATGTGCGAAGAGTTGGAATGGATAAGTGACTACGGTGGCCATGTTAAAAAGACGAAAGCCAACAAGGTAGCCATCAAACAGTTTTACAAAACAGGTACTGCACAGGTAACGTGGAGTTCGACATATACCTTGAACGAGGCACAAAACTCAATCAGGTATACCCGGTTCGCTCCTATATCCACAAATGATAAGAGCACGAAAGATAAAGCTTCTCCGTTGGAACGCTTACTGACCAACATTGAGAACATCCCTGGTGTCAGTTCTATTGATAGTGATGGCGAAGGCGCTGATCCATTCCGCGTTGCGTATCTTATCAGGTTCAATAAGACCTGCAAAGGTGAACAGCGCGAAAAAGTAATTAAGGCTATCGATGTCCTTTTCTCAGAAACACAGAGGTACGATGTAAAGGTAACCGATCGGGTTTTCAATTCCGAAGAGGATATGGTGGATGTTAAGCTGCGCCCGATCACCGTTCCTCAATTGCTGGAAGAATGGCTTCTCTACCGCATTCATTTGGAAAAGACGGCGTGCGCATACTGGATTGAGAAACGCAAAAAGGAAATTGCATATCTCGAACTCATGCGATTGGCAATTAGTCAGCTTGATTTTATCTTCAAATGCATCAAGGATAGGAAACTAGATGATGCTGCATTGGTCAAGAAAATCGGTAAGCAATTGAAAATTACGGACGAACAGACCAATCAAATCTTAGGACGTAACCTTCGGCAATTGCGGCACCTGGAAGATCAGAAGTTGTCGGACGAAATCAAAGCTATCCTGGTAGAGTGTAAGGGTTACCAAGCTCGAATGGATAAGCCTAGTAAATACATCATGCAACACTTGGATACTCTTGCCGAGGAACTGGTTAAGAAACCCAGGAAGAAATAAATATCCTAGTTAGGGAGTGTGGATCGTTCCTGATATATTTCACATTCCGTAATTTTACAAAGTAGTTTCAACCGCAGTAAATAAACAGTGTAGTAAGTTAAATCAACCTCCCTAAAGGAAAAAGAAAATGGCAACAGCAATCCAAACAGCAATCACCTCCCTGAAGACAGCCGCTAAGGAAATCAAGGCACTGGAAAAGGAAGTTGCGCAATTGAAGAAGGCCGCAGGCAAGGCAACAGGTAAGCCAGCAAAGGCCGGTAAGAAGGAAAAGGCAGAAAAGCCAGCGAAGAAGGAAAAGGGCGGTAAGAAGGTCAAGGCTGCTAAGGCAGAAAAGCCAGCGAAGAAGGAAAAGGCTGGCAAGGCAGACAAGAAGGCTGGTAAGGTTGCGAAACCAGCTAAGGCTGACAAGAAAGCCAAGGGCGGCAAAGACAAGAAGGCTGGCAAGGCAGAAAAGGAATCCAAGTCGAGCAAGACAAAGAATGACTTCCTGATCTAATCTGCAGGTCAGCGACACGCAATAGGTAATACCAAAGGCAGATAATCTATACGGTTATCTGCCTTTTAGCATTTAAGCTGGGCAATTTCATTGCATAGCTTCAAATAACCAATCCACAAGGTGAGAAAATGCAGAATAGTACATTTGGAAAAAATAACTTTGATCGTTTGGAAGCCGCATTGGTAATGGGATCACCGATGCCAAACTCGGATCAGGTAAAACAAAAATTGGAAATACGCATTGCAAACCTCACAGATGTGCACGCCAAGGTGCACGCTCTTCGCCTTGACCTAAATAAACTCCATGTAGCCACAAAGAATCGGCAAATGAAGATGTTGGTAGCGGCAGTGGAATCCACAACCTCCCTGTACAACGAAAAATTACCAGTAGGAACCAAACAGCCATTGAAGCGTTGTTTGAATGAACTGACCAGCCTGCATGAAGGTGTATTCACAGGTGCAGCTACCGACAAGAAACAACTCAGCCTGTTCGCCTGCAAAAAAGCAGAGATGGAAATCGCGGCACTTATTGACACAGCAAAATCCCGCCTCAACCTTATCGAAGCAGATACCTTCGATATGCAAAAGCTTTACGATGAAGCACACGATGTAATCACCAAGAATGCGGATGAAGTAAATAAATTGAAAAGCATTAAGGACAAACCGTTCGTTATCGCTCGTGTTCCTGTGGTGCCATTGGCAGAAGGTCTATCGATTGAAAAACTCAAACGTGCAGGCTTCTCGGTAGATAATCTTGCAGGTTATCCTTCGATTGATAAACAGATTGTGCTCGGTATAAATCCAAAGCAATTCGCAGCCAATCCTGGCCTGATCAAACAGGATAAAATGAAGGGCATGATCGATGTGGAAGCCAAACGCATCATCAAAGAATTCGAGAAACAACTAAAGACCAAACTGTATTTTGTTTCAGGTACACCTTTTACAAAATTATCAGGAACCTGGTTCTGGTTGATGACAGAAAACGATATGAATCGCTTTCATAAGGCGTTTCCTGCTTCCAAGAAAACAGTTCCTCAATGGGGTTTCGCTTTTAATTAATTGGAGTATCGAATGGTTTTCTATCAGCTAGTGGTACTACCTACACAGGAGACGGTCGATTACATCCGCACCCAAATGTCTCCTCCTCCGTTTGATATCGATCTGGATAAGCTTCACGTGGTGGTTCTGACCTCCCGCCAACCTATTCCAGAGAGTGCCGGGCAGATTTACATTGCCAAGAGTAAGAAACTGGATCGTGTGTACGATTCTCAATTGCAGCGTTCCACATTCACTATGAGCTTAGACTCGCCTGCTTTGCAGGAGTTATATTCAAGTCTGGTGCAAGCAGGATGTAAGGATGCCTTCTACAAGGAATTCTATCCGCATATGCATCTTGTTGACGGTATGCCGCCAGGCGCTCCTTCCTTCCGTAAGTTCCGGGTTGCTATGGAGAATATTTTTAGTGAATCTGAAGTCGAGCTAGAGTTCGGTAACGAATTGGTTATGACAAAGGACATATCGTATCCGGTTGATTCCGATTATCAGGAATTGATGAACATGGAAGTTCGGAACGGTAACTCTTTTCTTAGTTTGTAGGAGTGACGATGGCAAATCCAAATTCGATTACCTTAGATCATTGTTGGGTTTGTCAGCAAAGATTTACCGATGTTATGCCTCCGGGACCTATGGTGCGCCATGTCCATCACATGGTGCCAAGAGCTTACGGAGGAGTTGATGGTCCTACCATAACTCTCTGTGACTCTGACCATAACACCTTGCACAAGATTGCCGTAGCCTTAAAAGCCAACAAATCCTATTACACGCATCTCCAAGGTGCGGATTCAGAACAGAGACGCAAACTTGTCTACCTAGCCAACATTGTGTACAACGCGGAACTCGAAACGCGGAACGATCCTAATAAATCGGCAAGCGCTATGGTTACCTTAACTGCTAGGCATAAATTCATGGTAGATAAATTGAAGAAGGTTTATCCGTCACACCGTAGTCGGGAAGCAGTTCTGTTAATAGCCCTTGAAAAGCTGTTCAACCAGCATTTTGGTTGAACGCATTATCCATTAGTAGCATCTACAATTAATAACTCTAAGAGAAAGTTCTTTCAATGAAAAAATTGCCATGAAATCCTTCCTACATCTCCTATTCAACCTTTATCAATTCTTGAAAATGAAACTATCAAAATTCCGCGAATTCTTCCAATCGGCATTCAATCCACAAACTAGTACCCCTATTCAAGCTTGGTCTATGTCGGAAAATGACAAGCTGCATGTGATTGCGGTTTATTTCAATCACCATGGATTCGAAAATCCGCGTAAGAATTTTGATAACTTCGTTGCACACATGGAGGGGATGCCTAATGTGGTATTGCACGTGGTCGAATTGGTAGTTCGGAATATGCCATTCGAGGTTACGAATGCAGATAATCCTCACCACACTCAGGTGACAACGGAAGTGGAACTCTTCCACAAAGAGAACCTGATTAATATGGGTGTGGCAAACCTGACGAAGTTGTATCCGGAATGGAAGTACGTAGCCTGGGTTGATGCAGATATCAAGTTTATGAATCCGAGTATCATTCAAGATACAATTCGTGCCTGCAACCGCTACAGCGTGGTTCAGATGTGGGCAGAGGTTCTGGATCTGGATCCAACCCTGAAACCTCTTCGGTTCCCTCATTGGAAGGACGGTAAGGCCGGCGAAGACGTAGTGGTATCTAGCTTTGGTTACTGCCACGTGAACGGTGTTTCTGAGCAATATAAATATACCGCAGCGGGTACTACTTGGCATCCAGGTTACGCGTGGGCTATGCGCCGTGATATTTGGGATGCATTAGGTGGTCTGTTAGACATCTCCATTCTTGGTGCAGGTGATCATCAAATGGCTTGGGCCTTCGTCGGTAAACCTAACCAAGGTTTGCATGGTGAGGCTACAGATTCATTCAAGGATGATTGCTTGGCTTATCTCAACAACGCTTCGTCTGTAGTAGCTGGTAATCTCGGATATGTTGATGGAATGATTCTGCATTACTGGCACGGTCGTAAGGGTGACCGCAAGTATGTGGAACGCTGGGATATTCTGGTAGGGAATAAATTTGATCCGAAGACGGATCTGGTACGCCGTTCTGATGGTCTTCTCCAACTCACGGGTAACAAACCAAAACTGAGGTCTGATATCCAAACATATTTCCGTCAGCGCAACGAAGACGCAAATACCTTGAAATAATTTCGTGTAATCCCTACTTAAGCCGAACTGAATCAATTCAGTTCGGCTTCCTTACCATCTAGTTAGGTACTGATTCCAAAGCTTTGTTTTGTGTTGTTTTCGCAACAACGTAGGGTCAAAAATCATCACTTTTTGAAGGTACATTTTGGTACAAAACTGCTTTTTCATGTTATAATAAAGGCGTATAAACGGCACTTCGGATCAGGTTCAAAACGGTATGAAATGACGTGCTGAATACATATTGTTTATATAATTTAAATCACATCGAAAGGTATCATCATGTCCAAGAAGCCAAACGTGCAAAAGTCAATCGCTTACATCAAGGCAATCAGCGGCGTTAAGATCAAGGAAACAAAGCTGACTGCACGCACTCCGGAAGTAATCACATTCAAGGCTACCTTGTCCCAGCTGAATCGCTTCGTGGCTAACGCTGCGGCTAAGGCTTCGAAGGATTTCCGAATCAAGAATTCGTGTGGAACCTTGAAGCTGGATAAATCCCGTCGCATCATCGTTGAATCGGCTGAACGCACAATCAGTCTCGTTCAAGCGTAATTTGGATGTTTGAATGGAGAAAGGGACGCATTGATTTTATGCGTCCTATTTCCTTATTTTGTCTAAATCTTAAGCATACGGAAACTCAAAATGACAACTCAAAAACTCCAAGCATTTCATAATGATCCAGTTCTTCGTCAATTCTACATCGACCGTCTTAACGAACACCATAAACTTGATCAGATCATTCAAGGTGAAGGTTGGGATAAACGTTTATCCAAAGGCTGTAACGTAGGATGTATTCTTCATTCATATAACCACGCCAAATATCCAACTGAATTAGGCTTACCAGAGTGGTACGCACACTTATGTAATGCTATCTTCGAAGGTTTGCCTGAAGATAAGGCTCCTTTATTTGCTAAAGCTTCCTTAGAAGCCATTCGAGTAGGAGCTGACATTGAAAACGTAAGATGGAAATTAGCTATCCTTAGGCATACAAAGTCCCTAAAGTCACTTAAGGATAATGAACCTTACACTATCCAATGTAAGGCTGCCATCAAACAAGTAATAGACTATTGTCAACATAAGATTGATGGAACAGCTACTCAAGAAATGGAAAATTCAGCACGGTCAGCATGGTCAGCACGGTCAGCATGGTCAGCAAGGTCAGCAGCAGCATGGTCAGCACCAGATCATTTTATCTGGGAAGCAGAAACTCTGATTAAGTTACTTATGGAATGTTAGTAATATTCCGAACGATACCATGTCTAGCAGCATTTTAAACCTTTCAAGGAGTTGATCATGGCAACAATGAAGTTTATTTCATCGAAAACAATCAGCAGCTACGCGGATGAATATCACGCAAACCAGATGCGATTAGCTGAATTACGCGCCGAGCAAAAGGAACTTGAATCAACACAGGAAAAACTTGCACGCCATTTGCTGAAACAATCGGTAGCTGGTAATTTCCGTTTCAACAGCGCGGACGGTTACATTAAACAACTCAAACGCACGCATGTTGAAAAATTCGTTATCGATAACGAAAAGGTTCGTCAGATGCTTAAGAAGAAAACGCCGTATAAAGAACTAGCATACGACATACTCCGCATCGATTGGATGTACGAATAAATTCTAAGCTGTAAAATCCTCAGTACACGTAACTGTAGTTCTTTTAGGAGAATTTCAAAATGTCAGTCTTCATCAAAGTTCCTCTTTCTATCATGATCATTCTGACAGCATTGGCGGTCAGTGCAGTGAATCATTTCAACACTCCTGCTTTCGTCATAGCAGTTAGTCTAGTTGCCGTATTTTGGGTCGTCATGTCATTGAATGAACCAAAGCGAAGCCGGGTTGGTTATTTGCATAATGCGGATCCCATCCAACTCCTCCAGAAATTTGGAACATCTGAACAGGAAAAGAATCTGGAACGCTGGATGGCTTCGCTTCCCAAACAGAAAACAGATATTACCGATTCTTCCGCATTGGAAATACTGCGTAATCTGAATTCAGACGAGTACCTTCAACTGCTAACGCTTAATGGTTACAAACTCATTTCAAATGATGATTCCTATGTGTTTGTAGTTTATAACTGCGCCGGAGAACCTGTAGGTGCATTTGAAAATACCAATCACAACTGGCTGCTGAGCAGCGTAGCAATTCACTGATTTATTTACTCTGCATTCAAGGAGAATACCATGACACAAGAACAAAATTTCGCACAAACACTTTTGGATTTCTTTGCAGATTCCAAGCATACGGTCAGAAACCTAATGCTGAAACTGGAGGAAATGCAAACATACTCCATCGACATGCAGATCATGTTTCTGGCACCTACATCAGCCGATGCGCATACCGTCACTGCATCCTGCATATCGATAAGTGATATGACCACTAATACGGAATATTCCACACCTGCCCTTAATAGGGCACTTGCCGCATTTGCGATCCGTACTGATATGACCTTGGTACATCCTGATCTTTACCTGTCCTTTTCTAATTGGCACGACGCTCCCTCGGATTATCAAAAACGTCCAGTAATACAACTGTCGAAATCCCTGCAGAACTACTTCGATGCTGTAGAGCAGAACTGTGATGATCCAATTCCAGAACCATACAGCGAGGATGCTCCTAGCTATCTTTGGCTATCTCAATAAGGAGAACGCAATGACCCCAGAAATCATGAGGATGGCAGGTATGTTGGCTGCTATGTTTAAGGTTGCGGAAAGTGAAACTGATAAACTCAACGCATCTGATAAGGACGAAGTTCTCCATGAAGCGGCGGTTATCATACCTGTTTCTGATTTTCCACTTACTATTCCAGATGTTAAAAAGACAAAGCGCATTGGGATGAACTTAAATCCCTGCTTCGATCTAACATAGATGTCGGCATTGGTATTGTTCTGATAAATGGAACGCCGTCACTGCTTTTGACGAAGGCAAAACTTCCATTCGATTTTCATCCAGGTACTAATAATGAATGGACGGAAGCAATGCAGGATCACGTAGACATTGGCCACGGCTTGGCCATGGAAGCTTTCACAGGTTTGATGAACCGTATTACCCAGTAACCCTTTCACTAAAAAAGGAAATTCGAAATGAATCCAATCGGTCTGATCTACCTATCTACAGGTGCTGTCCTAGTTTCCCGTTTTGCCGTCGACGCGGATACCGGGGAGGTGGCGGTCGATCGACCTATGGTAATCCAGGTTACGCGTGCCCCTAACGGACAGGTAACCAATGTTGCGCTTGAACCTTACGGTTCATTAGGTATTCTTCCTCCCCTGAAAGACGTATCCTTTCACCCGAGCGAAGTTATGCACGTCGCGGCTTCCCCAGCTCAACTTGATGCTGATTACATCAAGGCAACGTCAGGTATTCAAATCGCACATTAATTTCAGGATCGTGTTATACTGTGTTTGTCAATTCAAATGGAGGTAACATGAACTACAACGAATTTATCAGCGCAGCAATGTCCTATTCCATTGAGTTCGGCGTTTCGTTCGATGACGCTGTAGAGATTTTGTCCATCCAGGAAAATACGAACCAGTAAAGCGTTAGCAGTAAATAAGTGGTGATAACCGAACACGTCCCTCGTGTTCGGTTACCGTCGTTTGTTCCTCATGATTCTGTAACCTATCATTGAAAGGAAAACAGCAGTCAGAATCAAGTCCCAATACGATCAAGAAAAGATCGTCAAAGAGTTTACCTATACCATTTAAGAAGCTATCCCATGCTCAAAAAAGAAATCTTAGGTAAGGCTAGTGCAAAGTCATTAGCCGATGCATTCCGCTGCGGAGAATGCCTTCACTTCAAAGCACATGCACATTCAGAGCGACAGAAAATTTGTAAGGAGGAGGGAGTCAGATCCTTTGCAATTGCGCCAAGATGTTTCACCCCGGACATTACGCGCATTGTATCTAACTCCGATGTACTGGCTCAATTGGCAGTAATCCTCGATGGTTTTGATCCCAAACAGAGACGCATTCTATTGGGCGTTTTACGTACCAAGTCTTCCAAGAAACATTTTGCATTCGGCACCAAATTGTATTTCCTTGCGTATGGACGGGATTACATAAGTAATTATCTCTCAGGTTACGTTGCTGGTTATACCTCTTCCGGTCAACTGATTCTGATTGGTTCTCCTGAAAAGAATACGCGCGGTCGTTCCTATACTATGTATTGCGAATCTACCGATCACCTCATGCTGCCCCATGAATGGAAAGCCAAGAAACGGCAATTGCAGGAAGCAGGAAAGAAGTACGATCCGAAACCTCTGTACGATAAACGTGCAAAGTTGACGGATAATGATGAACCTCCAACTCTAGATTCAGCACCTCCGGAATGGCATGACAAGCAGGCGAAGAAACACAAACGCAATGCTAAATCAGTCAAAAAGTCAGACGTATTCCAGATTAGCTAATCGATTGCAAAAAAGGGGAAGATTAAATGTTGTGTGAAATACTAAGTCTTGAGCAAAAAGAAAGTCGCGAGATCATTGCCGCTTTATTCACCTATTACTTTGGTCGGATTAGTCAGAAACAATTCGAGAAAATAATAGGGGATAGGAAGAGAGCACTCGCAATCAAGGCGGCTAGCAAGCGTAGCGGTTATGTTTTGAAAAACTGCAAGCTGTTTGCCTATGCACATTACTCAGCAAAACTTAAAGGGGAGAAATTACCTAAAGCTCGGGATTATGGTGTAGCAGTGGAAGACGCCAAGATTCTTCGTCGGTTGAACCTGGCTCACCTCGATGTTGATACATATCCTGCCTTCACCTTGAAGGAATTCGAGTACGTGATTAACAAGTTATGTAGCTCATCGGAATTGAAAACGCATATCGGTAAATTGGTCAGCAAGAAGATGATGTTTTTGATTAAGTCCTACGGCGTCACGCGATCGGATATCACGCTTGAATTGTATGAAGCTGCAATCTCGGTAGCATACAGGACGTACCCAATGTACGAAAGCTATCTGCATTTTGTGAACATAGCAAAAGCAAATATCCATTCCATCGCGCATTCCATGATTCACTTCTATACGGCAAAATCGAGACAACGTTTGCAGAAAACGGAGCACGGAGGTCATGAAGCGGTCAACGTGGACATAGGTACGCTGGCAGATATTGCAGCTCCCGAGAACTACGGAGACGAACTTAAGGAACAGATCAAGGCAATCGAGAAGGCACAGAACGCTCTAAACGTTAAACCGCAGCAGCGTAATTTCTTGTTATGTTTGGCGGGTCAACGCAATGAGAGTTTTTCGGAGTTTTTAGGAACCCCTAATGATGAAGCTGTAGAGCGTATGTCCTATCCTAATTACATGAAAAAGGCTATGGCATATTTTGAGATGACACCTGCCAAGACAGAAAGGCTGTTCGAACGTCTGCGCCAGGAAATGTTAGGTACACCTCTGTAGACTAATTGCATTTAGGAGAGCTCCGATGGATGCACGAGAAAGCTTTGCAAAAGAGTTTGGAATAACAAAGCGGCAACTACACCTGCTGATGGTACTCCATACTTCGGTTGACCTGTATACCTGCTTAGAATTGCTTAAAGCCAAGAAGCATCGTTCACCCTTTCGGGCCTCTGTAACTGCACAGTTACGCAAGTGGTTGGAAGTGAATCAATCAACACCCGAGGATCAAATAAAGTTTTTACAGAAACCTTTGTCGGCGTCTCAATTAAAGGCAGCAACGCCGGCGTGGCCTGTGCATTATCAAATACCGCAAGAAGCACCCGTAATACCTAACCCATGAAGCACCGGCCGGGAATCTGGAAAGATTCCCGGCTATTCCTATTTTGAGGAGTTAAAAATGACCAAACGTATTGTATGGACTAAAGAAACCCGCCATCAGGTATTACACGCTTTCATAGAAGAAATCCGAATCAATCACTCTAGTATTCCTCCGGAGGGATTGATTCCAGCCAGACTTGCGCATATTATCACCAACGCACAAGAAAAGTTATTCAAGGAAAAGCCAAACTTCAATACTCGAGATTTTCTCAAAACGACCAAGGGATACTACACCATATATTACTCATTCGTGAGTAATTATTATTCTGAGATTCAGAATATTATTAATATTCAAAGTTCGTTGTCGGAAGAGAATACAAAGTCACTTTCCAATATCGCCAAACGCTTTGAAGTTGTACTACCGGTTGTTAATAAGATCACCGATGCAATGTAGGTTAAACCAGGAGCTCCTACAGATATTCCGGAACGTACTCCTGAGGAACGTCTGAAACGTGCTGAGAAAGGTTTAAAGCGCCTGGTTACCTGCGTGTTTGATGAACTCCGCGAATTGCAAACGCGCCTTGATGTGGTAGAACAGCAGAACGCGAGGTACGCGAAGCAATTGTTTGATATCGAGGATTTTATGAGTCGTCCAGCTCCTGAATTACGTCCTGCGGCTGCCCCTGAAAATAATCCTATTTCACCAACCGCTCTTTTATCAGCACTGACCTCCTTCTTGGCAAAACCTGAGGTATCTGCCTCTAGCGTTCCAGAGATTTCCGCACTACCTCCTGTTCCGGTTGAACCTGTTCGCACAGTTACCCGCGTTCCTGTTTTGAAAGTCTATGTGTACGGTTTGATGGCCAAACAGCAGCAGGATATCACACGGCGTTTTGATAGTATCCAGTTTGAGTTCGGTGATACCAAATTCAATCGTTCATCGCTGAATAGCATGGATTATGCCATAGGTATGACCAAGTTTATGCCTCATTCAACCGAGGATTTAATAAGGTCCGTAATAGGTGAGGGTCGCTATATTCGCTGCCCGGGTTCTGTTTCTGCATTAACTCGTACAATTCAGGATTTGCTTGGCACACAGTAAATAAACTATAACAAAACAACCAGGAGTTTTAATGAGTGCCACTATTTTCGAAAATAAATTGATGGCTGATCTCCAGCGCATCATGGCAGATGAAACCATTCCAGATGTTCCTACCATGAAGTCTTTGGTTGAACGTACGGAAGAGGTAATCAATAACGCTCGCCAGGTACCTGTCGGTACTGGCACTGTCATTCACCTTTAAAGGTATATTATGGCTCGCCATTGGTCTCCCGAACAGACGCGGGAAATAACAAGCCTTTACGTAAAAGGTTGCAACAACCTTCAATTGAAACCTACCTTCTTGGATAAGCGTGATGTCCGAAGTACCTTGCTGCACGAGGCGCAGGTTAAGGTACTCGGCAATGATACCAGCCTATACCGCGATTTTCTTGGTGGGTACGCCTCCGATTGGATCAAAACGAAACGCGCCATGATCTACGAGGTAGCTACCTCGATTAGGGGAGAAGAAATCGGTATTCCCTCTGTATCTACTCCAATCCTTCAAAAGGAAATTATGCCAGTTGCTCATGTTGGTGTTTCACCGGACCCCATGCATATGGTTCTTATCGAGGTTGCACAAAAACTCGGTGAACTCGGTGCTCTAGGCACTCGTATTATTGAAGCCGCCAAGGAACCTGTATTAACCAGTCCAAAGGAATCCTTGGGTACTCCTGATGCGGAAGATGTAGCACCCGAACAGAAACCTTCAACCTCTACTGTAACTGTTACATCGGTAGATAGTCACCAGATTTTGCCTGCATTAAAGGCTTATACTCGTTCGGTATTTGAGGGTAAGCCTCCGATCATTGTTTGTGGTTTTGGTCGTTCGCTTACTTCCGATTTACAAAAAACATATCCTATGTTTGAGTGTCACCTCAGGCATTTGAATGCAGCCCTTATGCAAACCATTGCAGAGCATCCGGATACAAATGTCCTGCTTTTATCAGATAGGTACAAACTCAATCCGCGCTTGACCTATCTGTGCCAAAAGTTGGAAATCAAGGTGTTCCTAATTCCGGAGGCGGACCTCCATCCTACGCTTACCACTATCTCTAAGGTTTGGTACAGTCATCAACCTAAAGATAAGGTAGTAACTAAGGAGGGAATTCCTGATGAAAAGGATCTCAGTGGCTGGTCTACCGCGGTCAATCTTCCCAAGTACATATCAGTTCAGGAATTGGCAGACCGTCTTAAGGGTCATGTATCCTACGTTCTTGAAGCCTTGAACTGCATGGGAGTATCAGCTTCACCAGACCTGATCATCACCTTTACCCAAGCGGCCAAGGTTTGTGATATCTACAGTGTGGATGTAATTCTAGAACCAGAACCGGAACCAGAGCCTGAAATATCTATTGCTATTCCCAAGCAAATGAGCACACCGGAAGTAGTAGATGAGTATCTGAAGGAAACTTTTCCGGATGTAAAGATCGAGGCAAGAGATAATGAAGCTGCCGTAGCGCAGGCACGTAATTATTCCTCTGGTACGAAACCTATAGTATTCATAACCGTAGATATAAGTTCTTTTCAAAAGCAGCAGTTACGCGAGCGCTTTGCAGCACGGTTCACGCTGATTATGACCGAACCACAGTCGCTACATGAGGATTTGGTAGGTACCAAGGAAGCATTGATCATTCACTTTTCAGAAGTAGCACCCAGTCGTGCGCAGGGAATTATGAAAAGTACAGGAGCGCGTCTTGTTATGGTACGCCAGAATTACGACGCGGTTCTAAGTAAATTGTTGGGGGTGGTAGGCACTCTTTGATATAAAACTCAAATATAATTTCACAAAACCTGAGGTAATAAAATGCAATTCATCAACCATCCTATCTACATGCTGACCGCACTCGTAGTAGGGAATCTCGTTATCGGCTATTGCGCATGCAAACTCGTAGTAGCCGTGTTCAAATTGTCCAGACGTTATTACACGTGCCTCGGGTGTGCGTGGGCAATGCGTTATGCTCCCATTGCAGTATCAAAGAAGTTCGGCTATCCGATCCAGCAGCCCTTCACCGCATGGTGGGTTGCGAAGTTTCTGATCTACGCGCCGTTCATGTTCCTGCCGAAAGGCAGATGCCCGATGACGACGAAGGTTGACCTTCATTTTAACGATGGCCGCATAGTTGAATTCACTACAGGTGTCTGGACAATAACGTATCAGGTCAAACATCCTCCCCGTAGCCCTGACATTGAGAAAGAATCGATCATCACAAGCTCTCCCAACCTGTTGTAGTTTTGGTAACGTTTAAGGAGTCAAAAATGAAAATCGCCGAAGCCAAACAACTGTACCTGGATGCCAAAGAGGCTTACTACAATTCAAATAAATCTATCCTGACGGATGCAGCTTTTGATGATCTGGAGGATTTTATTAAAACCAAGGATCCAAAATGGCCTGAACTCAAGAAGACGGGCGTTCGTGTTATCAATAAAAAGCAGGAAGTGAAGCATACGCACTTCATGCCGTCGCTGAATAAGAAGTATCCAGAAAAGATCGATCCGTGGCTGGTTAAGAATCTCATTAAGTATTCGCCAGATCACGGAGAAGCTCTGATTATGGCAAAGATTGATGGTACATCTTTGCAGGTTACTTATCGTAATGGTACCCCCTTTAGGTTGGTAACTAGAGGTGACGGTACACTTGGTCAGGACATTTCCTATCTGCTACCTTATGTCAAGCTTCCACAAAAGATCAAGGCTAAGCAGGAATTGGTAATACGTTTGGAAGCAGTTATGCCGAATGCGTTATTCAAAAAGAAGTGGCAACATACTGGTAAGGATAAGCGCACCAAGGATGAATTCAATGATCCTCGTGGCATGGTTAATGGCTTGTTTAATCGGCAGCTGGAGGGTTCAGCTCATCCTGCTTTCAAAGATATTAATCTATACGTCCTAGGTATCTATAACCTGAGTATGGAACCCGGTTTGAAACTATCAAAGAATTTGGGATTTACTGTTGTACCTTACGATATCCGAAAAGGTAAGCCAGAAAGTATTACCGCTGAAGGCTTGGAACTTTCCAAGCAGTTAAAATCAATGCGTGCTATGGGAGTATTTGACGCCGACGGATTGGTTATTTGCCATCCTCACGCAATAATGAGATTTGCAAATGCCAAGAAGCCTACGTGGGCTGTAGCGTATAAGGAGAATGACCTTAGTAGTGCCGTTCCTGTTGTCGTCGATAAGGTAATCTATCAAACGTCAGGGGACAAACGTATCAATCCTAAGGTTTACTTTGAACCGACTAAGATTGGCTCCGTAATGGTTAAGCACGCGACGGTGCACAATGCGGAGTGGATGACATCACGTGGCATTGGTGTTGGTGCAACGATCCTTGTCCTACGTTCAGGAGACGTTATACCAAAGGTTGTAGGTGTCGTGAAGAAAGCCAAGAAGCTTACCCTCCCCGATGTTCCTTATGAGATTCGTGGTAAATACTTCTATGCCTTGAATGACTCAAAAGAAGCCACAGTAGAGCGCATTCAGAAATTCTTCGTTACATTGGGGATCGAAGGCATTAAGGACAAGACGATTGCAAAGTTGCATGACCAAGGTATTAAGACGGTCTTAGATTACCTCAAGATTTGGAAGGCGTCAGAGAACACGTGTGTGTTCATTGAATACGGTATGGGCAAAGCCGGAGCATCCAAACTTGTTCAGGAAATGAATCGCATATTGACTGGTAACGTTTCCATAGCAAAATTGATGGTAGCCTCTTCGCTATTTCCAGGAGTTGGTCTCGAACTTATCTCGAAGTTCGAAAATCATTGGAAAGGATTCAAAGATCCTTTGCGTGTTTTTATCAAATGCGATAAAGCTACAGAAGCTCGTGAAATGTTAGCGAGTGTCCCAACGTTCAAAGACAAGACCATTGAGAAGTTTATGCCTAATCGTCTCAATTTCCGCCGATGGTTAAATGTAATGGCTACATATTTTACCATCGGTGTGCCTGAGAAGGCGATTAAATCCAAGGTGAATGCCGGTCCATTGAATGGTGAGGTAGTTACATTCACCAGCTACCGTAATATTGCACATGAGGCGCAGGTTCAAAAGTTGGGAGGGGTGGTTGATAAATTCTCAGCTAAAACCACAATCCTGTTGTACAAAGAAGGTGGCAAGCTTTCAACCAAGATTGAGAAGGCGAAAGAAAAAGGTTTGAAAGTTTGTACGTTCGAGCAGTTGATGAAGTCCTACAAGTAACACTACCTCTTTAGGAGAATATCATGAAAGCCTTTTCTATCCTTTTGCTGACACTCGTTTTAACCGCATGCTCCTCTGCTCCCAAGAAAACAGAGATGGACGTGCAATTAGATCATCTCGAACGTCTAAGCACGATTGCTAAATCCTTGCAGCCTGCTACCCAAGCACCTATCATCATTAACAATCCACCTGCACCTGTAATAAATAACTTCGCACCTCAGAGTTCTAGCGCAGCTCCTATACCTACTCAGCAGGTGATTTATCGTAATCGAATGGAGCCTCCCCTTATCCCCGGTTCCTACGAGGATCAAATGGAGCGCGCCAACTATCGCCGCAGTCATTACGACATGCTGCGCCCTGAATATAACAACTAAGGGTTTGAAAATGAATATCTTTACGGAATTAGCCGAACTTGATCGCCAACAAATGCTGCAAAGGGAGCAATCTGTAATCAATAACCTGCGTAGGAATCATCCTGCTTTGTCAGGTTCTCCTGACCCTGTAGTTGATGATCCTAAAATCGTCAGCATTAGCGAATTGAGACTTATCAGCTCAAACAAACGTTTGCAGGAAGCATTGAATGCTGCAAATGGTCACATCGCCATATTGCAGAATGAATTGGATAAACTTAAGGGTATTTAATAAGTAGTCCGACCAATCCGAATGCAGTTTCGAACCGAAGAACCAATTTTTAAGGAATGAAAATGGAAAATACAAAACAAGGCTACGTACTCAAACCATGGCACCTGCTATTAGGTGTACTAGCTGTCATCGTCCTATTCCTAGTTATTAGTTGTATTGGTATCGCCAACACTGTAAAGGGTACCTACAACAGTTTCAATGTTGCGGATGAGAATACCAACGCAGCCCTGGCTGAAATTACCAACATGTACAAACGGCGCTCTGGTCTCGTACCTGCGCTAGTTGCTACTGTTCAAGGTGAAGCAAACTTCGAGAAGTCTACACTGACTGGCGTTATCGAGGCACGAGCGAAAGCTAATTCAATTCAGCTTTCGCCAGAAGCTTTGAAAGATCCTGAGGCAATGAAACAATTCAGTCAACGGCAGGGTGACTTCACAAATGCGTTGTCCAAGCTCATGATGCTTACGGAGAACTATCCTAATCTGAAAGCTAACCAAGCCTTCCGTGATCTACATGCTCAATTGGAAGGTACAGAGAATCGCATTGCTGTTGCACGTAATAGATACATCGAATCCGTACGCAAACAGAATTTGATCATTCGTGTATTCCCTGGAAACATAGTTGCTGGTTTCTTTCAGTTGCAACCGCGTCCTCAGCTTACCTTCGGTAATGACGCTGATCTTCAAAATGCGCCAGTTGTTCAATTCAAATAAGGAGCAGTCATGAAAAAATTCTTTAATAAACATGGACGCAATATTTATTTGCTTTTCATGCTGATTCTAGGTATCGGAATGATGACGGGTTATGTTCATGCAGAGACGGCAATTCCGGAGCCTGCACGAATTGTGGACATGACCGCATCCTTAACGGATGACCAGCTTGTTTCTTTAAGGAAGTATTCACAGGATATTGATCAACAGACAGGTGCAACCTTCCTAGCCGTGATTATTCCTAAACTGGACGGTGAAACTATTGAGCAGTATGGTTTACGCGTAGCCGAAGCTTGGAGGCCGGGACATAAGGATGATGAACGCTCTGCCTTGCTAATCATCTCGTTAGGCGATCATAAGATGCGGATTGAAACATCACGGGTTATGGGAACTACCTTAACCGATTCGTGTGCGTCAGAGATCATTGATGCGATGAGACCTGCAATGCAGAATAAGGATTATGGCAAAGCGATAGGTATATTCTTAACCAAAGCTGGAACCTACTCGGGACTCAAACCTGAAATAGTTGCCGAGAATCAGCCTAAGCCTGAGGACTCAGGAACAATCATTGTAATTATTCTCCTGACCACAGGCGCTCTACTTATGGTAGTGTACGCTGCAAATACCCTTCATAGCAGATATAAGGAACAACAACGTAAATTGAATTTGCAAAAGGAACAGGAACGTCGTAGGGAAAGAGAACAGGAATTACACAATGCACAGATACGCCAAGCAGCCTCAAATTCTACCTATTTAAATGTGGTAACTCGGCAAGACGCCTATACCAAGACTAAACAAAATCAGGATGAGGAAACAACCAAACGCAAGAAACGTCAAGAAGAGGAAGAAGAGGAAAGAGACAATCGTCGGCGCAATGACTCAGACTTTGCTACAGGTTTCCTAATCGGTTCGTTGAGCAGTTCCTCAAGGTCTTCATCGTCAGATACCAGCTCTTCTTCCTATGGAAGTTCCTCGTCAGACAGTTCATCCTCATTTGACTCTAGCAGTTCGAGCAGCAGTTTCGATGGCGGCGGTTCCTCCGGAGATTGGTAATATGGCTAGACTGTTTAGAATCCTACAGCGTGGTTTCAAACAGACTCCACGCTACCATTTATTTCCCTCCAATGAAAAATACGAAGGGAAACCTTACGAAGGAAAATGCTATATCCGTAGTAGAGAAATTCCTGTTACGTATAAATTCAAGCAAAAGGCTTGCCATAATGCCAACGAAAAATCCTTAGATTCTTCTGATTCTGTAGTTTGGGAATTGTGGGATGCCGTGAATGGTAAGAAAATTGATCCAGCCAATCCTTTTAATACAGGTATCGAATCATGACCAAGAAGATCATCGAACTTACTCCAAGTGCAGCTATTCAGATTGAAGCCATAAAGATGGCTGACGGTAACAAGTATTTGTCTCTACGGAAGATGTTCAAGCGTAAGAAAGATACGGAATGGCAGGTTGGTCATCAAGGTATGACCTTGCCTTGGGATGAATCAGAGGAGATTCTGAAGAAAGCTCTGAAACTCATCTTTGATCCAGAAACTAAGTTCAGGAAACTAGAGGCAAAGGAAAAGAAGGAAGAATGAAGAATGAATTCCTAAGAATCCGCAGTAAATAAGTAACGTAACATCCATTAACCCACAAAGGAATAAATATGCAATCTACCAACAACTCGTTTAAAATCGTAGCAGCAATGAACCTGGCTTTTGGCAATGCCGAAGGTGTGCGTACTAATCCTGATTTTGCACGCGTCCAGAACCAATGCAAGAACATTGGTGATGAAATCGGAGAATTGAACACCGCCTATTCAGAAAGAAACATGAGTCAGGTGCGCGATGCACTTTGCGATATCTGTGTCTTTGCCTATGGTGGTCATCACATGATAGGTATCCCTGGTTGGGAACTTCGTCACCTGAATGCCCCTCAAATCTGGGCTGTTTTTGAGCGGGAAATGGATAAGCTGGAACGTCGCTTCTCCGACCTGATGCTGTTGTTTTCTAATAACCCTACTCCTGAAAGTATTGCTTTCTATCTGGATGATATCGTCAACACCGCAGCCTCTATGCAGGAATCAATCGGTGTGTTGCACGATGATGACATGCAGGATGTTATCGACGGCGTGATGACCCGCTTTGTCAAAGATGACTCCGACAAGGAAGCTACCTACGCCAATCACAACGCCAAGCATAAGGCAAAGGGCGGTGAAGGCGAACTTCAGGTTTACTATGAAGGCGAATATCCGAAAATGATCATGAAGTCTTTGGTTGATCAACCGGATGCACCGAAAGACAAGTTCCTGAAATCCGAAAGCTTTAAGGATACTGTCTTCGGTAATCTTGACCTGCAACCCTACCATCTGAAATTCTAATCCAAAACGGGCGTAGTTTCGGCTGCGCCCTTTCCGTCCATTAAGGAACAGAAATGATAAACGTATGCGACACGCCCTCTGACATTCCAGGAAAGTCGTGGCGTCAAAAGAACGGAGAGATGAAACACAATATTCCTCTTGGTGCTCTCGTTGAAGTTGTTGGTCTGGAGCCAGAAGACGGGAAAAGCAATGAGCTGAATGGCTTGCGTCTCCTAGTTGTACGCCATGGTCGGGATTGCGACGGGACGCCATTATACACGCTAAGCTTTAAACCCTTGTCAGTCTTCCAGTACTGGGAACAGACGATAGATATGGGTGGTCCTCTTACTAGCTGGAATAAAGCGTGTCTGTCGGGAATGTCAGACGGTGGCTACGCGGAAGATTCATTGAAGGTTATTCGCTTACCCTAAGGAGCAAAAATGACCAAGAAACCTAAAACTATTGCGGAACTCAGTATTCCTGCAGATGTTATGTTACGTGCCTTAGAAATCGCTAAGAAGGAACTAGACTCAGTCAAGTTGAAACGTAAAAAGCCTCAGCTATCAAAGAAATCTCAGCAACTGGTAAACGCTTTTGGTCTTGACGCACAGTGTTATCAAGACCAAAGCTATAAGGGGGAGGACGTAGATATGGCGGAGGAGGATTACTTATCCAGTAAAGAGAATCTCGAACGTCATATTATCTCTCTCGAACAAACCGTGAAACAACTACGCCAGGGCGTAAAGCTTTAAAATTAAAGTAATAACGAGCGAGGTACTTAACCTCGCTCTTTGTATTTTTGAAAAGGAAAACAACATGAAAAGTTCGCACCGATTTTGTATAGCCTTGTCCTTAACCTGCTTCCTAATCTGGCCAGTAGTTCTTCTAATTCAAAGTCCTTCCTCCCCATTATTGGACACTCCTAATATTGAGTTCATCGTCAACAACACGTGTACGATTGATTCAGGAGTATCTATACCTTCTCAATTATCTGCACCTATAACGGCAGGTGCACCTATAATCTGCGGTAAGAATCCCCAACGAACCATAAACGCCTTAGCGGTTAAGCGAGGTAACCGATTATACGCACACGTTTTCAATAATGGTATTGAGTCTATTACTCTAAGGGATTCGGTAAGTGACGCAAAGAATACCTTTATCCTACTCGAAATTAAAACCACTCGAAATGCCAAATGTAATTCCTACTACAACGTGGTTCATGTGACGGCTGCGCGTGTCGAGTATATGAGTTACAAAATACAGCCCTGCTCACCCTTAATTCGTATGAGTATGGATGACAAATACTTATACCTGGCAATACCTAGTAAAACTTCTTTAGAAAACCTCTTCACGTTTTATTCCTACTCAATAAAAGGGCATTCCTGGATAGCTAGCTAACCTGCAATTTAATAACATGCTTGCCTACAAATAACAGGAAATAAAATGCCAACACTGATTATCGCCTCCCGTATAACTCCACTCCTTCAGTTGTTCTATGTGTTGTTGGTTGACTACCTAGAATCAGGTAAGAATAAACCTGATAGCGATACAACACTGGAAATCAATGCACTAGCCAAGGACATAATCCCAGTATGGGAGAAAGCCTTACCAAGTTTGCGTGAAGGTTTGATGCAGATTCAACGAGGACGTAACAAAGAGGCTGTTTACCAGCGCCTCGGTGAGGAAATTAAGGCATTGATGGAAGGTGCTAAGAACGATCAGGAAGTTCCTTTCGAAGACCTCGAGTTGTTTAAGGCTTTTGGTGCCTTCTTCCGTACTCAATCGGAATCAGCTATTAGTAAATTGGTGAAATTCGCCAGTGCTTCGGAAAGCCCTTGGGTAGTGCAGCGCTTAGCTCCTACCGCTACGGATCAGGCATCTACACGTAAGCAACTGGAAACCTTGGTTCAAGGGTTAGTTGGTCGTAAGGATTCCGCCTTAACCTTGGACGAAGCCAAGCAACTATCGGAAACTAATCCCGAGGAGTATAAAGCCTACCTCCTTTTGCGGAGAGCTTTCAATCAATCGTGGAAGGATGCGCTTGTTTCATATATCCGTAAATCAGGTAAGGACAAAGTTCCGTACACCGATGCCTTGAATTACCTCAAGATGAACGGTATCGATCATCTGATGTCTACAGGTTTTGATGGTTTCATTGATGACCGTTCCCGTCTTTATACCAATAAGGGAAAGATGATTGACGGTATGCCAAATGCCGTAACCTTCCCTACTATCGTAATGAATCCAACCTACGGTAAACCGGACGGTGGTGACTGGGTATTCCGTGCCGATCGTAAAGACGGTGGACGTGGCCCTACCTATTACACTTCTGATTTTAAGAAGGATACCGCACAAAAGAAGTTCAAGAAGGTAGCAGACTTAACAGGTAAGATAGACGGAATGCGTAAGCGCTGGTTCGCCAATGTGCGTAAGTTTGAACCAACCAGTGCCAAGGATGTGGTATCTGTTGTCCTGGAAATCCTTTATGAATTTTCGGCACGTATTGGTTCTGTTGGTAATAAGGCAGCAGGTCAATCTACCTATGGTGTGGCTACCTTATTGGTTAAGCACGCGATCATAGATCCTTCTGGTAATATCACCTTGAAGTACAAAGGTAAGGACGGCGTAGCTACGACACATAAACTTTTGAAGTCGGATAATGACCAACGCTTTGTCATCCACGCATTGGATATTCTTCTAACCAATAAAGAACCTAATGAACGGATATTCACTGTAGAGACTGCAGGTGGAAAGAAACGCCCGATTACTTCTACGGAAGTTAATGGTTACTTCAAGGCTGTAGGTGGAGGCGAAACCACGGTCCATAAATTGCGGACAGTCAAAGGCACCCATATATTCACCACACTAATGAACGATTTATTGAATAGCAATAAACGTCCTAAGACGGAGAAGGAAGCACTGGCTGCTTTGAAGAAGATGAGTGAGGCCGTTGGTAAAGCCTTAAACCACGTTCGGCGAATGGCAGGTACAACCAAGGTAACAGGAACCACCGCCTTAGCAAACTATATTTCACCGGAAGTACAGATCTTTTTCTTTCGACAACTTGGTTTTCGCATACCGAAATTCCTTGAAAAATTTGATGCACAAGGATAAGCAATGGATTTAAAAACACAAGAAAATCTCATGACAGATGTATCCCTTTGGTACGAGGTTATTAAGGTTCTCCCTGACGAAAGAGCGGTTAAGAATCTCATGCAAACGATTCTCGCTTTATCTAATAAAGGCAAGATTGAACAGCTTAAGCAGATAGCTGAGCTTCCTTGGGAAGGTAAGAGTCCATTCGTGCGTGTAGCAGCTTTGCGGTCATTATGGCATCTAACCAGTGCGCACGAATATAGGGAAGCCTATATAGCACTACGTAAGCGTGTTCAACATTCCTTAATTCAACAGTTAGGCCAAACCCGTGCAGATTACTTGATGCGAGGCCTATTCACCGAAAACTTTCGGAAATCTCTTCAGGGGACATTAGATGCTCATTATAGCGGCGAAAAGACTAAAAGCAAGTCGAGCTGATCAAGTCAAAGCTCAGACGTTCCTGCAAGATATGGGATTTACAGGATTAAGCTTGAAAGGTGATAGCGAAAACCGCGTGTCCTTTCACTTTGAATCCTACAATGAATCTGGCTTAGATGGTCTACTCGGTAAGTCCAAGCCTGTAGATAACTACCTGTCTTGGAAGTTTGGTACCAACGGTATGATCGTGGTAAAACCTAGATCCAATATTGTGGTTTTGAAGAACAGTGATAAACCTGCGAAACTACATACGGTTGAACCTACCCGAGAGAAACCTAAACGTCAGAAGATAGTGGATGTTCCTGTTGAGCCTAAGGCTCCGGGTACACTCAGGATACCTAAGGCACTTTTGGAAAGGCAACAGCATTCTCCGTCAGGACCTGCTAAACCTTTCATTCCTGTTCCTACCATTCACGACGAGAATACCTTTGTGAACGTCCCGGGGTTGCCCCCAAAGATTACGTTCCAGCCACGCCAGACGCCTGATCTTCCTGGCTCGCATATGAATGACGATACTAAGGTACCTCACGTAGGTATCCCTGATCGTCTGAAACAGGAGTATATGTATGCGCAGAACATGGATGACTCCGGTTATCGTATTAAGTTCATGAAGCAATTGTGGACTCATTTGAATACTGCAAAATTCCATGGTGCATTGCCAGCCCCTAGGGCAATTCAGTTAATGCCTAATGTCCAAGCAAAAAAATTACGTACCAGAGGTCGTTGGTTTCCCTCTCCGCGTGTCCTGGAAATGGCACCACGCACATTCAATGCTCACCTGGACTTCTTTGTCGAGATATTTTTGCATGAGATGTGTCATCAAGCAGTTACGGATATCGATAAATCCTTCTCAATGGAAGAAGCAGGACACGGTGCTGAATGGAAAGCATGGATGGTTAAGGTAGGATTGAATCCTCGGCGATTCGATCCTAATCCCAACGAAACGTATATGTCAAAGAAGGAATTGAAA